TTACTAACGTAGAAATTGATCAAAACTTTTATGCATTAGAACGAGACAAGTTTGATAAAGTTCTTGGTGGAACTATCACTGGTAATGCTACATTTGCGTCTTCATCCACTGTAACGATTGATGGTAACCTTATCGTAAATGGTACTACAACTACGATCAATAGTACAACAGTAGACGTAGATGATATTAATATTACGTTAGGTTCTGTTGCAAGTCCATCTAATACTACTGCAAATGGTGGTGGTATCACTCTAAAAGGTACTACTGATAAGACCTTCAATTGGAGTAGTTCTACTTCCGCTTGGACTTCTTCTGAACATCTTTCTCTTGCATCTGGCAAAAATATATTATTAAATGGTTCTAGTTCCGGAACTATCACTCTTGCAGCTCCAGCGTCGGCAGGCGTTAACACGATTACATTCCAAGCTGCATCAGGAACCGTAGCACATCTGAGTAACATTGGTGATGGTAGTATAACTGTCAACACTGGAAGTGGTTTAAGCGGTTCTGGCAGTTTTACTACTAATCAAAGTGGTAATACTATCGTAACATTAAGTCACGCTGATACAAGTTCAGTTGCTGATTTAACTGCAGCGAATAATACATTTGTTTCAGGTATTACGTTTGATACGTTTGGACATATTTTAACACGCACAACTGGTGCTGTAGACTTTACAGTATCAGCAAACTATGCATTCCAAAATATTGCTATTTCGTCTAATAGTGGATATACGTGGGGAACCGTTAATACAAACACTACTCAAGTAGCTGATTCCTCAAGTGATACGTTTACACTCGTTAACGGTGGTGGTATAAACTTATACACTTCTACTGTAAGTGGTACTGATGCTGTTCTTATTGAACATGCTGATACAAGTTCAGTTAGTAATTTAAGCGTTGATAATAGTAATGGTACAGTGCTTCAAGATATAGCACTTACTTTTGACACATATGGTCACGTAACTGGAATATCTGCTGCTTCATTAGACGGTGATGCACGTTGGGTTAATACATCTGGCGATACAATGACAGGTTTGTTGACAACACGTTCAACTGCTGGTGCCATGGCTGTAGCAACTCAAGGCACAGATGGTATTCAAGTTATTTCTGATGGAAGTAGTTCTGCAGCATATATGACATTCCATCGTCCAGGTGCATATGCTGTACGATTTGGATTAGACACCGATAATATTTTAAAAGTTGGTGGTTGGTCAATGGGTGCTGCAGCGCACACCATTTGGCATTCTGGCAATGATGGATCTGGTTCTGGTTTAGATGCAGATACTGTTGATGGTTTACATATTCATACTGGAAGAAACAACGAAGCAAACAGATTAGTTCGTACAGATGCAAGTGGTTATATCCAAGCTGGGTATATTAATTCGTCTTCAGGTGATGAAAAGAACGCAAGTAATCCTAGTTATGTATGGGGTACTAATGGTTCTGACAGTTATTTACGTACATATAGTACTGGATCATTGAGTGTAAATTATGCAAATAGCGCAGGTTCTGCTGGTTCTGCTGGTTATACCACTAAATTACGTCGTAGAGATGATGCGTCGGATTATAACGTTCAAACTTCGTGGGGAACAGATAAAACTGGTTATTGGTCACTAAGAGGATATTCTGGCGATACATATCATGCCGGAGTATGGGTAGCTTGGGCCGGAGATGCTACAAACGCTGGCTATTCTTCTACAGTTGGTATTAACTATAGCAATGATTCAAATTCAACGTATTCGATGCTATGGGGTTCTGGCAATAGCGTATATGGTACAGGTGGTATTTACTGTAATCCTTACACCGATATGGTGTATGCAGATTCTTTTAATGCTACATCGGATATCAGAAAAAAGCATAATATAAAAACAATTGATAATGCTTTATCTAAAGTTGAAGAACTTCGTGGTGTAAGTTTCACAATGAATGATTCTGGTAAGAATATGATTGGTGTTGTAGCTCAGGAAATTCTAGAAGTTATACCAGAAGTTGTAGATGAAGGTGCTGATGGCACTTTAACCGTCGCATATGGAAACATTGTTGGTGTTCTAATTGAAGCAATTAAAGAATTAAATGCAAAAGTTGAAGATCTTCAAAATCAACTTGCAAATAAATAAGTAAGAGGTAAATAATATGGCAATGACCGCTTACTTAGATATAGATCAAGGTTCTGATTTTTCAGTTACTATTGATCTAGAAAATGACGATGGTACTCCAATGAATCTCTCAGGATGTCAAGTCTATTCGCAATTTAGAAAAAGTTTTAATGCAACAACTGCATATCAGTTTAATTGTGAAATATTAGATTCGATTAATGGGAAATTTCAATTAAAACTAGCTGGAATGACTTCTTCTAATATAAGACCAGGCAGATACTTATATGATGTTGAAATTCTCAATACATTAAACAATGCTAAAAGTAGAGTAGTCGAAGGCATTGTAACGATCAATCCGGAAATAACTAAAATACCATGAAGGTAAAAGTATCAAACCAATCTTCTAAAGTAGTTTCTGTAAACACACAGGGAACTACTGAAGTTGTTTCTGTTGGAGTGCAAGGACCATCTGGTCCTAATAACATTTCTACTGCAACTGATGTAGACGTCAGTGATCTTGAGGATGGATCGGTTTTAGTATATAAAAGTAGTTCTCTAAAATGGAAAGCTACTAGAACTCTAGAACAACAAAATCTAGAGGGCGGACACTATTAAAGGAAAAAATAAATGGCATCACTCATTAGAATAAAGCGTTCTGGCACCTCTGGTAATCCGTCAGTTCTTGGTCAAGGCGAATTAGCTTATTCTTCTTTACCAAACGATGATATCAACGGTGGTGATAGATTATACGTTGGTGTTGGTACAGAAACTGCTGGTAATGCAGCAGACCACGTAGTTATTGGTGGTAAGTACTTCACTGATCTTCTTGATCACACCCGTGGTACGCTACAGGCAAGTTCTGCTCTTATAACAGACGCAGATAGTAAGATTGATCAACTTAATGTTGATAATTTAAATCTTAATGGCAATACACTCATTTCTACCGATACAAATGGCGATATCAACATTACGCCAAATGGAACTGGTTCAACACGTGTTAAAAATCTAATTGCATCTAACGTAACCAATTCAGATCTTACTGCTGGTCGAATTGTATTTGCTGGTACTGCCGGTATTTTAGACGACGATGCCAATTTCCTTTGGGATGATACAAATAAACAATTAAACATCACTGGTGCTGCAAAGATTGATAACATTAAGCTTGATGGCAACGTTATCTCTACTACAAACAGTGATGGTAATTTAATACTTCGTCCAATTCAGGTTAATGCAGATACGACTGCGTCACAAGCTGTTGTACAAATTGACAACGTTCGTGGTTTAGTAATCCCAGTTGGTACTACTGCACAACGTCCATCAAGCCCAATGCAAGGTTTGATTCGTTATAATACTTCTATTTCTCAATTTGAAGGTTATAACGGTACAAGTTATATTTCCATTGGTGGCGTTCGTGACGTTGATGGTAATACGTATATTATCCCTGAACTTTCTCCAGGGTCTAACGAAAATACATTATTCTTCTACACCGATGGTGTTGAAAGAGCAACTCTTTCTACTACACAGTTAAATGTTGACACCAGCATTACTACATTCTTTAATGCAACAACTGCATCTAGCACTACAACTACTGGTGCAGTACAGGTTGCAGGTGGCGTTGGTGTTGGCGGACAATTAAACGTTGGCGGTGCAACTAACAAGTTTACGGCAAGCACTGCTTCTACTTCTTCTACAACAGGTGCAGTAGTAGTAACTGGTGGCGTTGGTATTGGTGGAAATCTAAATGTTGCAGGAAATGCTGCAATCACCGGTACATTCACTGTAGCATCAGATGGTGCTCCTCAAGCAGTCGATATTGAAGCTTCTACGCTTAATTTACAAGCTCAACAAGATGCTTCGATTGGTGTAAACACTAATAGTGCATCAACGTATACTCTTACAATTGATGCTCTTAACTCAGGTGTTGGTGGAGCAAACCTCGATGTTAATGTTGAATCCGACTTTACATTAGATGCTACAACAGTAAGTATTGATACCACAGATTCTAGCAACTTCTCAATGACTGCAAATAGTTCGTCTACTAAGACAGTAACTATTGATGCTACGAATGCTGGAAGTGGAACTGCAGGAATCATTATCGGTTCTAATGATACCGATAACGTTACAGTTAACGCAAATGCATCAACTGGTCTAGTAGATGTTAATGCAAGTCAATTAACGGTTGATGTTCCTAACGTAGACGTTAATTCTTCTACTGTTGACATTATTACATCTGGCGGTGGCGATGGCGTAACGGTTACAACCGGTACTACACAAGTAAATTCTAATACTGTCAACGTAATTGGTAAAAATGGTACTGCTGATTCTACAGTCAATATCACTGGTATTCTTAATGTAGATAATATTCGTCTTGATGGTAACACTATCTTTACGACTGATGGATCTAACACATTATACTTAGATCCAGCACCAGCAAATGATAATGGCGGTGTAGTTGTCATTAAAGGTGATTTACAAGTCGATGGTACTACAACTACTATTAACTCTACACAAGTTACAATTGACGATCCAATCTTTGTTCTTGGTGGAGATCAAACACCAACATCCGATGATAACTTAGATCGTGGTATTGAGTTTAAGTGGTACAATGGCGCTGCTAAACTTGGATTCTTCGGTTTTGATGATTCTGCAAACGAATTCATCTTCATTCCAGATGCAACAGATACTTCGGGTGTAATTAGTGGAACAAATGGTAATGCAGTATTTGGTAAGTTACGTTTAACCGATACGACTGCATCTACAACCACAACAACTGGTGCATTCACAGTTGCAGGCGGTGTTGGTATATCTGGTCAATTGAACGTAGGTGGCGCAACTAATAAATTCACTGCTTCTACTGCTTCTACTTCAACAACATCCGGTGCAGTGGTTATAACTGGTGGCGTAGGTATTGGTCAAACAGTTTATGTAGGTGATGATATTGTTGGTTCTGGTGCTGGTACACTTGCTTCACCAGGATCTGTAATCGATGGATTCATGATTGATGGCGGAACATATTAATCTAACAATTAGATTATAAATATAGGGAGAGTTTTTACTCTCCCTTTTCATTTCTCCTTTTTAGGGTTCAGCATGGCAAATAAGATTGTTCTCAAAAAGTCCTCTGTTGTAGGACGCGTACCAACTCCCGAAGATTTAGACTATGGCGAACTTGCATTAAATTACGCCGATGGTCGATTATACTATAAAAATAGTAGTAATGCAATTGCGAGTTTAGGCGGCGCACAAAACTTTGTCGAAATCGATAGACAATCTTATACAGCTGTTGCCGGATACTATACATTTGATATTAAATATTCTCCGCCATATGTTGATGTATATATCAACGGTATTCACTTAAGTGACGAAGATTATACTGCGACAAATGGAAGTTCTATTACACTAACTGAACCATGTAATGCTGGTGATCAGGTAGACTTAGTTGGGTATAGTGGCGGATTGATTAGTGTAGCACCAAAGGCTGATGGTGACTTGCTAGTTTATAATGCAGATCTTCAAATGTGGGAAAACTTTCCACAGTCTGCAGTCACGGTTGGAAATACTGATAGAGTAGACAATTATCACGCAGATATATCTAACACAGGTGAAACGGTTGTTGTACGAGATGTAAATGAATTCATTAACATCAGTGGTATAAACTTAACAACAAATGATGTTTCTGCACCATTGGTTACTACTAGTTGGAATTCAACTGAAGCAACCTGGGACTTTACATTAAAGAATGGCGTTACTCTTCAGGCTGGTCAGGAATTACATGTTTATGGTAGAGCGGTAGGTGTTATTCCAAATGGTTCTATTGTTATGTTTGCAGGAGCTCAGGGTGATGGCATTCTCATCAAAACTGCTGATGCAACAACACCAGGATTTCATCCAAGTTGGATTGTTGGAGTAGCCACACAAGATCTTGCGAACAACGAATGGGGTTATATAACGTGGTTTGGTAAAGTAAGAGATATTAATACGTATGGGCATACGCTAGGTGCAATACTGTACTTAGATCCAACATCTCCAGGTGGTCACACAGACATAGAACCTATAGCACCAAATCCTAAGATTCAAGTTGCTGCAGTTTTACGTGTATCTAATAGTCTTACATCTAATGATGGTATTATTATGGTACGTCCATCATTTGCGCATAAACTGGGAGAATTGCAAGATGTCTATATTAATGGTGTTACTAATAAAGACGTATTAGTTTATAATGCATCATCTTCTCGTTGGGAAAATAAGCAACTTACACTTGGTACAGATACTACTGGCAATTATCTTGCAACACTTGCATCTTCAGCGTCAACAATAGCTGTCACAGGTTCTGGAAGTGAAACCGCAGCAGTCAATATAGATCTTCCTGCAACAGGTGTTATTGCTGGATCATATGGTACAGCGAGTGCAGTTCCAGTTCTAACAGTTGACATTTATGGTAGAATTACTTCTGCAAGTACTACCGCAGTAGCTGGTGTTTCTGGCGTAAGTTACAATTCATCTTCAGGTGTATTATCAATTGACACATCTGCTGGTACTACATTTACAGCAGATCTTGGCGTTGGTACTGCAGACAGTCCTTCATTTACAAACCTATCTACAACAGGTGATCTTACAATCGGTGGAAACCTTATTGTAAATGGTTCTACTACAACGCTAAATACAGCAACACTTTCTGTAGACGATATTAATATTACTGTTGCAGATGGTGCACCAAATGCTGCTGCAGCGAATGGCGCAGGTTTAACTGTTGCTGGTGCAAATGCAACTATTACATATACGTCTGCCGATGATCGTTGGAATTTAAATAAGAATCTAAATGTTAGTACAGTGTATGGCGCGTTAAGTGGCAATGCATCTACTGCTTCTACATTACAAACTGCAAGAACTATTGCGTTATCTGGAGATGTTGTTGGCAGTATTTCATTTAATGGCTCTTCAGATGTTACTATAGCAACGGCAATACAACCGAATTCAGTTGCTCTTGGAACTGACACTACTGGTAATTACATGCTAAACGTAATTGCTGGTTCTGGTATTGACGTAGTACACACACAGAGTGAAGGTTCTACTGCAACAATATCACATTCAGATACATCTTCTGTTACTAATCTTTCAAGTGATAACACTGGCAATACTTTTATTCAAGATATCGCACTTACGTTTGATACCTTTGGACACGTAACTGGTGCATCAGTTGCTACTGGAACAGTATCAGTTGGTGATGGCACCATGACAGTTACTGCTGGAACTGATTTGTCGGGCGGTGGACAAGTTGGTACAGCTAACCAGACTGGCTCAAGTAGCGTAACAGTTAATCACGCAGATATTACTAGAACAAATACTACAAGTACTGCATCGCCTGCACGCAATGGATCCTTCACTGTAGTAGATTCGGTTACAACTAATGCAAGAGGACACGTAACTGGTGTTAACACTAAGACAGTTACACTCCCAGATTTTGAAATTGTAAGTATTAGCAAGTCGCTTACACTATCAACAACTTGGCAGGACACTGGCATTTCTAGTACAGATTTAGCAACAGGTTCGTATATGATTCAAATTGAAAGTGTATCTGACAACACTGTTGGTGGTGGTCACTATTCTGAATACTATACTGGTATTATGAGTTGGTATTCTGGAGCTACTAACTCAACCGTGATTGACGAAGTTGTTCTTCATAGAGCAGGTTATGCGCCAAACTCTGGTATTATTTTCTTAAGAACACAACGCAATAGTGCGGGTGTATTAAAACTACAGATTGCCGCTAGTACAACAAACACTGGAGCATATACATATAACTTCAAGTTTAGAAGAATGATTTGATAAATAAATCAACTAACCTCCGATTTATTGGGACGAGGAATCTATGACATTTAAAGTAAAAGAAGGCGTGCAAGTTGGATCTACACTTGCACTAGATGCCAATGGTAAATTGACAACAGGTTTGTCAACTGGAAGATCAATCTCTCTATCTGGTGATGTTGCGGGTAGTGCTACCTTTGATGGTACATCTAACATCAATATTTCTACAACAGTACAAGCAAACTCGGTAGCACTTGGAACTGACACCACTGGCAATTATATGGTGGATGTAACAGCTGGTACTGGTGTATCAGTTTCACATACACAAGGTGAAGGTTCGACTGCAACAGTTTCCATTGGTCAAGCAGTCGCAACTACGTCAAACGTAACATTTGCAAATATTAATGCAAGTGGGAACTTAGTTATTGATGGCAACTTAACTGTTAATGGTACGACTACAACAATTTCTGCAGCAAACCTTGCTATTGAAGATAACCTCATTTATTTAAATGAAGGATCTACTACTGCTAACCCTGATTTAGGTATTACTGGCAACTATAACGATGGCACTTATGCACACGCTGGTGTGTTTAGAGATGCTACAGATAACCGTTGGAAATTCTTTAAAGGTTATACACCAGAACCTAGTACTTCAATCGATACAACACATGCATCTTTTGCGTACGCAGATGTTCAAGCAGCTACCTTTTATGGAGCATTAAGTGGAAATGCATCTACTGCGTCTGCATGGCAAACCGCAAGAACACTAAGTTATACTGGTGACGTAACCGGTTCAATGTCAGTTAATGGATCTGCAAACGTATCAACAGCGCTAACTCTTGCAAACTCCGGTGTTACTGCAGGATCATATGGTTCTGGCACAGCGATTCCAGTATTAACTATTGACGCTAAAGGGCGTATTACTGCTGCAAGTACTAGTGTAGTGACTATTGGCGATGGCGCTATGACGGTTACTGCTGGTAGTGGTTTAACTGGTGGTGGACAAGTTGGTACAGCAAACCAAACAGGTGCTTCAAGTGTAACTATTAGTCACGCTGATACTTCATCAGTTGCAAACGTAACTGCTGCAACCAATACATTCATTTCTGGAATTACCTTTGATACATATGGTCACGTTCAGACTGTGACGACTGGTGCTCCATCTGGATTCGCTTCTTCTACGCACTACCATGATAGAATTTATAATGGTGCATCTGGTTCTAGTTCATATCTTGCATTAAGTTCTGGAAATGAACTAGAATATTATAATTCATCAGGCGTTATTGATACATTATATTTACAGTATAGTGGTACTGCTGCACAACTTAAAGGACCAGGTGGCGCTCAGATATGGATGGATTCTAATGATGGATCCGGATCTGGTTTAGATGCAGACTTATTAGATGGCCAACATGGTTCATATTATGCACCAAGCAGTTCGTTGGCAAGTTATGTCCTTAAGTCTGGTGATACGATGACTGGCGCACTAACTATTAATAGTGCTGGATCATATCCACTACAGTTATCGTCTTCGCAAAGATATCAACTCAGAATTAGAAATACAGCAGCAACTGCTCAGACTGCTGGATGGTGGTTGGCGCACGATGGTGGAGGAAGTCTATATTTCCATGCTGATTCTACTGGCGATAGAGCATATTTAACTTCAGGTGGCACTCTCATGTCCACTGGAGATATGAGATCACCTATATTCTATGATTCTGATAACACTTCATACTATTGGAATCCAAATACTTCATCAGCACACCGTTTACAGACACCAACTGGTTACTTAGATTTGGGATCTATGAACTCTTCTTGGTGCCATTTCCAAACAGATAGACCAGGATTCTATTTTGGAGTTAAGACCAGTCATGATGGCGGTATCTCAGCGTACGACTCTAATGACTACGCGTATTTTCCAATCTATTATGACTATAATGATACTGGATACTATTTAGATGCAAATTCTACATCTAGATTAAATACAACGAATATTACCACTTTAACAGTATATGGAAACTCCAATCTTGGCGATGGGAATGGGGATACCACATGGGTAAATGACATTTTATACGTAGGTGCGTCAGACTCTGGTGATTCGCACTTCTACTTAGGCGAAAATTCTTCGTCATGGTATGGTGACCATTGGTATTGGGATAGTGCATATACTGTTTACAGATATAGTAGATATGCTGGAACCGATAGTTTAATTCATTATCATGATACTAGAGATACGACACGTATTACATATGGTCGTAACATTGTATTTGACAATTACGGTAAGGGCATTGTAGGAACATATGCATCTACACGATATCAAGGCGTGTTTGCTATGGGTGACAGCTATAAGTTACCAGCAGATGGTTCTACTACAGGTACTCTATATGGTCTTGCGTGGTCACATCCCAATGCTGGCGGTGTTGCAGCTAACTTGAATACACATGGTCTGTTAGCAATGGAAAATGGAACATGGCTTGCGTCTTTATCGGGAAGTGTTCGTGCCCGTGATGATATGAGAGCACCTATCTTCTATGATTCTAATGACACTAGTTACTATATAAATCCAAACAGTTTAAGTGTATTCAATCAACTAAATATGTGGGGTCGACTTGCTGTTGATAATCCAATAGACTACGCATCAAGTGCCGTTACTGGGTTAACCAGTGCACCATTGTCTTCTTATGCATTATATGATACGAACGTTGGATCTACGAGCTATTTCTTACCATTTACACATCAAACTGCACTATATACAAGCGGTTATCGAACACACTGCAGCACGGGTTTATACAAATATGCCTCTGGTTGGGGTGATAATAACACTGGTTGGTATGTAGCACTTGGTGGAAGTGATAGTTATCCAACCATGCATTGGAAACTAACATATGGTTCTGATCTATATAACTCTAATGGGTATGTTTCGCAGCCTGGATCATTTAGAGCGCCAATTTTCTATGATACAAACGATACTGCGTATTATGTAGATGCACGTTCAGCTTCTGTTTTAAGTGGTCTTAAGCTTAATGGTGTTGATAATAATGCGTCTGGTAATGATTATATCTTATGGATCAATAAGCCAAATAACAATGACTGGGGTGTTTCTATCACAGGTCAGTATGACTATAACTATATGTATGATGGCGCTGCATCACACTCGTATGGTGTACGTGGTCTTGCTGCAGGCGGTGAATATTGGAGAGTTGGTACTGATCTATTGTATCATAATTCTAATATTCGTGCTCCAATCTTTTATGATCAGAATAACACTGGTTACTATGTAGACCCAGCATCTACAACATATATAAACGTACTAACAACTGCTGGTAATATTACGTCTAACTCGGATATTAGACTTAAGCGTGATATCCAAAAAATCACAAATGCTACCGATAAGGTTAAAAAACTAAATGGCGTAACATTTACACGTATAGATGTAGAAGATACTACAAAACGTTATGCAGGTCTTATTGCGCAGGAAGTTTTAGAAGTTTTACCTGAAGCTGTTGAAGGCACTGCAACTTATTCGGTTGCATATGGAAATATGGTTGGTCTTCTTGTAGAAGCAATCAAAGAACAACAATCGGAAATCGATGAGTTGAAGTCGCTAGTAAAACAATTGCTAGCAAAATAAACGCCAATATTTTAGGAGAAAAGAATGGCAGTTACATATACATGGAAAGTTACTTCGGTCAAAACAAAGAACGAAGGTGGTAATCAAGACGCAGTAGTTCAAACATATTGGACAAAGACTGGTGTAGATGAAGATGGACACGAGGGTACATTCTCGGGTGCAACTCCATTTACTTCAGTAAACGTTCCAGCTGGAGAGTTTGTTCCATTTGCAGAACTTACTGAAGCAACAGTACTTGGTTGGATTCAATCTGTTGTAGTCGGTGGATACGAAGAGCATGTAAATGCACAGATCCAAAAACAAATCGACGAAAAGCACAATCCAATTGTTGAAGCAGCGTTACCTTGGGCGCCACCAGTAGAGACACCATCTACACCAGCGTAATCAAATAAATATTTGATAACTCTGTTTTAAAGTTAAAGGTTAGAAATGGCAACATCGTCAAGAGCAAGATACGTATCGGTTTTAGCAAACACACTCAATTCGTCCGGTAAAATCACGAGTGATAACGTGTTGTTGCCAGACTCCGGAGTCACTGCCGGTTCGTATGGCAGTGCTTCGCAAGTTCCAGTTCTAACAGTTGATTCTAAAGGACGAGTAACATCTGCTTCTGTAACTTCAGTTGCAGGTGTTACTGCCTATTCATATAATACGTCATCTGGACGTATGACAATTAACACAGCAGATGGTGGATCATTTACTGCTGATGTTACGCTTGCTCCATTTAGTACTACAAATCTAACCGAAGGTACTAATCAATATTTTACAACAGCAAGAGCAAGATCATCTATATCATCAACAGGAACAAATTTAAGTTATAACTCAACAACAGGTGTATTGAGTTATACACAGGGTAATACAGACACTGTTGCCGAAGGCGCAACAAATCTTTACTATACTGATGCTCGTGCTCGTGGAGCACTAAGCTATACAACTGGTAGCGCGAATTATAATTCAACTAGTGGCCAATTCACAATACCTAGTACTACCTCTCATATCACTGAAGGTAGTAACTTATACTACACCGATTCAAGAGTTCGTGCAGCGCTTGCAGCCGGAACAGGTGTAACATATAATTCTTCAACTGGTACATTCTCGATTGGACAACCAGTTGCAACGACAGATAACGTCACATTTGCAAACGTAACTGCAAGTGGTAATTTAACAATCGCTGGTAACTTAACAGTAAGTGGTACAACTACTACAGTTAATTCTACTACAGTTTCTGTTGCAGATATTAATATTGAAGTTGCACGTAATGCAACAACTGCTGCTCAAGCAAATGGTGCAGGTATCACTGTAACAGGTCCTATAGTACCAGCAACGTTGACGTATTCTTCAGCAGATGATCGTTGGAATCTTAATAAAGATCTAAACATCAACCGTGTTTACGGCAATGTAACAGGTGCATTAAATGGAAATGCATCTACAGCAAGTACACTTCAAACAACTCGTAGTATTACTGCAACAGGCGATGCTTCTTGGACTGTCAACTTTGATGGATCGACTAACGTATCCGGTGCATTAACACTTGCAAACTCTGGAGTTACTGCAGGATCATATGGTTCTGGCACAGCAATTCCTGTTTTGACAATAGATTCTAAAGGTAGAGTTACATCTGCTAGTACAGTAGGCGTTGTCATCGGTGATGGCACGCTTACAGTTTCTGCAGGTGATGGTTTAGCAGGATCCGGAACGTTCACTGCTAATCAAACGACAAACAATACTATTACCATTAGTCACGCTGATACATCCTCTGTTGCAAATCTTTCAAGTGATAACGCTGGCAACACATTCATTCAAGACCTGTCTCTAACATTCGATACGTATGGTCACGTAACAGGTGCAACCGTTGCCACTGGAACTGTATCAGTTGGCGATGGTGTCATGACAGTTATTGCTGGTAGTGGTTTAACTGGTGGTGGTCAAGTTGGTACAGCAAATCAAACAGGTGCTTCAAGTGTAACACTTTCTCTTGCTACTGTGGGAACTGCTGGGACATACACTAAAGTAACAACCGATGCATATGGGCGTATTACTTCTGGAACTACACTAAGCGCAAGTGACATTCCTTCGTTATCGGCAACGTATCTTCCTTTGTCTGGTGGTACACTAACTGGACGCACTATAATTAACGTAACTGGACGAGCATTTACAGTTGGTGGTTCGCCAGGTGGTGCACCAAATGCAACCATTGCAACACAAACATCATATTTAGAAATTTCAGCTGGGTCTGGCGGTAATACAAACTCAAGCGCTTTAATTTTTCACAACCCAAACGTGTCGACTTCTGTTCTTGAGTATGTTAACACTTCAGCCGATAACGCATACTTCAATTTTCGTTCTGATGACACAACCTGGAACGTACGTGTAAATGGCAATCAAGTTTGGCATGCTGGTAACTTAACAAACCTGAATCAGCTTACAAATGGCCCTGGGTATATCACGGGCGAATCAGATACTCTTGCAACTGTAACGGCACGTGGCGCATCAACGTCAACTAGTGTAACCTTAAGTAGTAATGGAAATCAATATAGCGGTCACCTTTATTACTTACCACATGATTCTGCGGGTAATCATTATCCTCATTTCAATGACGGAGCATCTGCGTCCGGATCTAAAATTAATTGGAGACTATTCACCGGGGGCACCAACAGTATAACACATACATGGAGAACTGATTATACTTATTTTGCCAATCGTGTGGAATCGGCTGGTGATATGCGCAGTCCTTTATTTTATGACAGCAATGATACTGCTTGGTATGTTGATCCAAACTCTACAACTAGACTTTCTAGCTTAACTGTCGTAAATACGATTAGTGGAAATATTTCTGGAAATGCAGATACTGTCGATAATAGACATGCTGATTATTTCTATCCATCCAACACCGATAATGGATATTCGACAGGGGATATTAATGGTAATACCACACATCAAAGGTTGTGGGCCCCTGATACCGTTCAGGATATGTTTGCATTCAATCCTCCAACGACTGTAGAATATTCGACAAATGGATCTACATGGACAAGCAGTTCAATATCTTCTGATGTATTTTCTGGAAAGATGAATGGACAGTGGGGCGGATTCAATGCTAACGTCGGCAATAATATTGGAGGATGGCGTTTTGTTCGTCTTACATGGCAAAACTTTGGTTACAGATTCTTCTCACACTTTACACTAGCACATAGCACAAATGGCCATAACTTTAATTTTGTATTTTATAAGTCAAGCTTAGATGGATCTACTTGGACAGAAGCATTTAGACAAAATGGAATAAGCTCATGGCCAGGTTATACCGTAACCAAACACAGTAACGTGAGTGGATGGTGGGATACGCGAGATATTAGAATTGTTTTTGAATTAAATCACTCCGGTTCTGCAGATAATGCTATTAATATTGGTCATATTGGATTGCATGGTTCATATGGTGGATTCAATAGACTATTTGACTGGAATGGCTCAAAGGCTATTACGTTTAATGGAAATATAACTGCTCCTATATTATACGACTCGAATGACACAAGTTACTATTTAAATCCAAATAGCACTTCTGTTCTAAATGCTGTAAATTATTGGGGTGTTCAATTCTGGAATGGTGATGGTGTGTATGCTCGTGGTACTAATTCATATGGCTACAGATTCAATAACTATGCAGATACGATCAATGCATTCGTAATCAATAATAGCGGTGATACTACTTCATATTCTTCGTCACGCGCACCAATCTTCTATGATTCTAACGATACCTACTACTATACAAACCCGAATTCGTGGTCGCAGTTATCACACGCTAACTTCAATTCTTCCCCAAGTGGAAGAACGTTATCGTTAGGCGGCGATCAAACAAACAGGGTATACAATGATTCTGCTAGGGCGAGTTTAGTTATAAATGCGTCTTATTATCCACATTTGTATTTGAATGCCGTAGACGACTCTGGAAACACTACTCATGGTGCAGTTTTATCAATGACAGGTGTTTTAACTTCTGGTGGATATCGTCGTTGGGGTATGGGTATTTCTAATAGAAATCCTAACGAATTAAGTTTTGGTTGGCATGATAATGATTCTAACCCTCATAATGGTGTGGGTATAAATTGGTCTTATCCAGCATCGATGTGGATCGACACTGGTCATAACTTATATGCTCGTGGGTCGATGAGAGCACCTATTTTCTATGATTATAATGATACATCATACTATGTAGATCCTAGTGCAGACCTATCGGTAAGAGTTTATGGTGAGATATGTAACTCTAATTATGCTCAAGGTAATTTACAACCAGGTACCTTAAATATTGGAAGAATTGACACCGATTATAGATGGGATGGAACATCATGGTCTGGTGATATACGTGTTGGTATGCTTGCAAACTGTTCAGAGTATTGGGAATTTGCAATTCATGACTCAGGTGATTCGGTTATGTCGGCGTTATATTTTGATGGCGGCAGTACGATATACATGGGACGAAACTTAGGATGGGGATCTTGTAGCGTATATGTTGGAGGAAATATAACTGCAGCGTCTGATGTTCGATTAAAAGAAAATATAGTTACTATAGACAATGCATTAAATAAAACTCTGTCTTTGCGTGGAGTGAATTATACACGTAAAGATGATAATGAAAAAACACTTCAAATAGGTTTAATTGCTCAGGAAGTTTTAGAAGTAGTACCAGAAGCAGTGGTATTGACTAAAGAAGGTACTTATGGTGTACATTATGGAAACTTAGTTGGTCTTCTTGTAGAAGCAATCAAAGAACAAGATGATAAGATTACTCGATTAGAAGCTCTAGTGGAAACACTTATAAATAAATTAGGAGAAAAATAACATGGCCGTTACTACTAGACAAGGTTTAATCGATTATTGCCTCAGAGCTCTAGGCGAGCCTGTTGTCGAAATCAACATTGATGATCAACAAATTGAAGATCGTGTTGATGAAGCTATCGAGTTCTTTCGTCAATATCACTATGATGGTATTGAAAAGGTATATTTAAAACACTTAGTTACTGAAGACGATGTTGCACAGAAATCAGTTCCAATCAGTGACTTGGTCTATGGTGTAACAAGAGTATTTCCGATTGCAGCAGGAACATCTACTTCAAAGTCTATCTTTGATCTTCAGTATCAACTACGTCTTAACGATCTATATGATTTGACGTCTACTTCAGTAATCTATTACTCGATGGTTATGTCACATCTTGCGTTATTAGATCTAACGTTAAATGGACACCCATTATATAGATTTAATCGTTTAACCAATCGTCTATACATCGATGAGAACTGGGCAGAGAATATTGCACCAGGAACTTATATTCTAGTTGAATGTTATCGTGCATTAGATCCAGCAGTTGCACCTAGAATGTATGGTGATAATTGGCTTAAGCATTATACAACTGCATTAATCAAAAAGCAATGGGCTGTTAACATTAAGAAGTTCTCAGGTTTACAACTTCCGGGTGGTGTAACTCTCGATGGTGATAAGCTTTATCAAGAAGCACAAGACGAAATTAAACAACTCGAAGATGACTTAATGAATAAGTCTGCACCTCTCGAATTCATGATGGGTTAATATGCCAAACGTATATTTTTCGCATGGTACACGAAATGAGCAGTATCTTCTCGAAGATCTGATCATCGAGTCCATTACTATCTGGGGACAGGAATTTTATTATATTCCTAGAGTCCTTGTTGCAAAGGATGAAATCCTGGGCGAAGATAGACTATCAAAATTCGAAAATGCATTTCCAATCGATATGTATTTAGAAACAGTTGATGGATTTGAAGGTCAAGGTGCATTCATTCAAAAATTTGGTCTAATGATGGAACAGTCTGCTACACTTACTGTAGCACGTCGCACTTGGGAAAGATTGGTTGGAAAGCATAATGTAATGCTTCCAAATCGTCCGGCCGAAGGAGATCTTCTATATTTTCCATTGACAAAAGGCTTATTTGAAATTAAGTTTGTAGAACATCAAGATCCATTCTATCAACTTAAGAAACTTTATGTGTATCGTTTGCAAGTTGAACTATTCCAATATGCTTCTGAGCGTATTGAAACTGGAATGAAAGATATAGACGTATTTGAAACTCTCAAGACTACAGATATTGACAAACAACCTGATGTCGAAGTTTCTCAGTCGTATGGTGACAATAATAACTTCATAAGAGAAGCAGAAGATACTATCTTTGATCATTCAAATCCATTTGGTGATATCGCTACAATATCATATACAACAGATTCTGGTACGATTTATACAGATTCGTCTAACGCAACAGTAGATAGAGAATAAAATGGCAAGACAAAACATCAATATTGGTACCGGTACCAACACTAAAACCGGTGAAGGATTAAGAACAGCATTTACAAAAGTAAATGATAACTTTACAGAATTGTATGCATTAGCAAATGCCGACATTCAGATTCCATCGCAAAATGGAAATGCCGGAAAAGTTCTTAAAACAACAGGTTCATCACTCTTGTTTGAAAATATTTCGTATAATGAATTAACAGATAGACCTACATTATTCAGCGGATCTTATAATGATCTGTCTAATAAGCCTTTAATCTTCTCTGGCAACTATGCCGATTTATCAGGCAAACCTCTTCTATCAGATGTTGCAACAAGTGGAAATTATGCAGATCTAGCTAATAAACCGGTTTTAGCTTCAGTTGCAACAAGTGGAAGTTATTCTGATTTAACTGGTAAACCACCATTTGCTTTAGCATCTGTTCCTTCTAGTTCTATTGGAGCTGAAGGCAATATTGGTGGTATGATAGCAGTTGACTCAACTTATTTTTATTATTGTGTTCAAACCTACGATGGTACAAATTCTATATGGAAACGAATTCCATGGGATACTCAATGGTGATTAAATGCTAAGCAATAACATTTTTTATCACGGGATTACACGAAAAGTTATCGTTGCATTCGGTAGCTTATTTAGTAATATCCGTATAGAGCGTAAAGTTGATGGAAACGTAGAACAGACGCTCGCAGTTCCTATTGCATATGCTCCAAAGGAAAAGTGGATTGTTAGAATAGAACAAGATTCATCTTTAGAAAATCATACTTATACTACGTTGCCGCGTTTGTCTTTTGAAATAACCGGTATGAGTTATGATTCTAGCCGTAAGACTAATAGAATGAATTACATCACATGTGGCGATGGTCAATCTATGACAAAGTTATATTCGCCCGTACCATATAATATTGACATATCTTTGTATTGTTTAACAAAAACACAGGAAGATGCGCTACAAATAGTAGAGCAAATTCTTCCATACTTTACTCCAGATTATACACTATCGATAAAAGCTATTCCAGACAGTAATGTCATAATGGACATACCAATCATATTAGAAAGTGTAAATATTCAAGATGATTACGATGGTGATTTTAACCAGCGTAGATTCGTAACATACACTATGAACTTTACTTTGAAAGCTAACTTCTATGGTCCTGTCGTCGATGGTAGAGTTATTACTAATACTATCGTTGATGTAAGCAATATAACAAATAACATTTCTATTGCTGGTCATATGGCAGAAGGTGATACGACAACAGGTGAAGTCACAACGGATAGTTGGACAGAAAATATCTAATGAGTGATGAACTAAAATATTATAATTCAAATTCGAACTTAAAAGCCGCAGATCAATCTATATCATTTACTCAAGAACAACTTGAGGAATATGTAAAATGCGCTGAAGATCCAATTTACTTCATTAGCAATTATTGCATGATTGTTACGCTTGACCACGGCCTTCAAAAGTTTAGTTTATATCCATGTCAGATTAATAAGATAAATGTGATCCATCGTAACCGCATGGTTATATTGATGGAAGGACGTCAACAGGGTAAAACTACTACATCTGCAGCATACATCCTTTGGTATACACTTTTCCAAGAAGCTAAAACAGTTGCTATTTTGGCAAACAAAGCAAGTGCTGCTCGAGAAGTTCTTGATCGTTACCAGATCATGTATGAGTCACTTCCAAAATGGATGCAACAAGGTGTCGTAACATGGAACAAAGGTGACATTGAACTTGAAAACAGATCAAAAGTATTCACAGCAGCAACCACTGCGTCTGGTATCCGTGGTAAAACTGTTAACATGTTATACATCGATGAAGCTGCTATTATCCCTAATAACATTGCTGATGCTTTCTTTGCTTCTGTTTATCCTACGATTTCCTCGGGTTCTGACACGAAGATTCTTTTAAGTTCTACACCTCTTGGTTATAATCACTTTTGGAAATTCTGGAATGATGCAGAACATGGACGAAATGGATTCGTACCATTGTTTATTCCATATTGGGAAATTCCGGGTCGTGATCAGGCTTGGGCAGATAACCAACATCGTTTACTTGGAGATCTTAAGTTTAACCAAGAAGTTTTATGTAAATTCCTTGGTTCGAGTCTTACACTCATTTCTGCAAATGCTATTTCACAGATGTCTCCTGGTGAAATCATCTATCATAAAGATGGTTTAGATGTATATGAAAAACCAGTACGCGAAAGCAATGAAGGTCCTGGAAGAGCATACTGTCTTATAGCAGATACTGCAAAAGGCGTTGGTGGAGATTATTCTGCATTTGTCGTAGTTGATATGACAGAAATGCCATACAAAGTTGTTGCTAAATATAAAGACAACAAAATTAGTCCTCTTCTCTATCCATCGGTCATATACAAAGTAGGCACTGAATACAATAATGCTTATGTTTTAATTGAAATAAATTCATCCGAACAAGTTGCCGATATTCTCTATAACGAGTATGAATATGACAATATCGTTTTTGTTAATAGATCCGGCGACGGTCAAACTATATCTGGTGGTTTCGGAGGTGGACGAACACAACTTGGTGTTGTCACAGATAAAAGAGTTAAAAGAATTGGGTGTTCAAATTTTAAAACATTAGTCGAAGAAAAGAAACTCTTAATTCCTGATGCAGATATTATTTCAGAAATTTCTACGTTTATTCAAGTGAAAAATTCGTATGAAGCTGACGAAGGATATCATGATGACTTAGTTATGCCATTAGTGTTGTTTTCCTGGGCAACTACCAACAATTACTTTAAAGAACTTAGTAATATAAATATTAGACAAGTGATATACGAAAACCAAATGAAAATGATTGAACAGGATTTGACTCCGTTTGGTTTCTATGATGATGGACAACAAACGGATATGCGAGAAGGTTTAGAACTTCTCAAGTAATAAATACATGTAGACAGACATCTCTGTTTACCTATAATATAACTCTCAAGGAGAATCGAAAATGCCTTTTGCACTATCTCCAGGCGTAACAGTAATCGAGAAAGACTTCTCATCTATTATCCCTGCAGTTTCAACTTCTGCTGGCGCAACTGCTGGCGTATTTTCATGGGGTCCTGTTTCTGAACCTACTACAGTTACTTCGGAAGATGTGCTCGTAGAGTTATTCGGCAAGCCTAATGATTCAAATTTCAAATCTTTTTTCACTGCTGCAAACTTCCTTTCTTATACCAACAATCTTATCGTTAATCGTGTAGATACTGCTGGTATTCGTAATGCCGTTGTTTCTGCTGGTGGTGAAGTTTTAGATGTATCTTTCACTGATGGTGGTTCTGGATTTAAACCAGGACATAACACTATCGTTCAATTCAGTGCTCCACAAACTGCTGGCGGCGTAACCGCGACCGGTACTGTTGTACTTTCCGGTGGTGCAGTTGTTGGTTTCAACGTATCTTCAGGTGGTTCTGGTTATCTAACAGCTCCAACTGTTACTCTTTCTGCTCCAGAAGTTGAAGGTGGCCAACAAGCTCTTGCGACAGCAACAATCACTAACGGTGTTGTTACAGCAATTACTTTAGTATCTGGTTACGAAGGTTCTGGTTATCTAAATGCACCAACCGTAACAATTGATGCTGCTCCTCAAGGTGGTACAAACGCAATTGCTTCTGCATCGGTTGCTACTTCCGAAATTGCAAAGATCAACATTACAAATGGTGGTTCTGGATACACTGCTGCTCCAACCGTAACTATCACCGCTTCAAACCAGGGTACGATTGGTGTTGTTGTATTACCATCGGATGTTGCTGCTGTACTTTCTTCTAACAGCGGTGTTAAAATCCGCAATGCTCAGCACTATGTTTCTGACTTCCGTGATTTCCAACAATCTGTTTATGGTATGTTTGCAGCTAAATACGCCGGAACATTAGGTAATGGCTTACAGATTATTCTAGTTGACAATGCAGTATATGCATGGGCTGCAGCGAATACAAGTAATGCTACTGCTAAGTTAATTCTCAATTCTTTCCCAGGTGCACCAGGTACTTCTACACAAGCATCTCGTAAAGGTATTGTAAATGACGAGTTACACGTTCTAGTATTAGACGGTGCTCAAGGCACATGGACTGGTACACCTGGTTCCGTATTAGAAAAGTACACATATCTTTCTAAGTTGAAAGGTGTTACTCGTGCTGATGGTACTAACTTATACTTCCGTGATGCTATCAACTCTGGATCTAAGTATCTTTGGGTTCTAAACACTCCATCTGCTGTTCAAATCAACGACCCACAAAACGCTGATTGGAATCTAAGTGTTGATACAGTTGTTGCAGGTACTAACCTACGTGATCTTAAGCCTACACCACAAGTTCTAACACTTACTGGTGGTGCTGATGATTTCACAGCAACAGCAGGTGACGTTGAAGCAGCATATATGCAATTCTTAAATGCAGATTTGTATGATATCTCTTTAGTCGCTGCTGGCGATGTTAGTGTATCTACTGCAAATAAACTAATTGGCGATTTAGCAGAAGTACGTCGTGATTGCGTTGTATTCGTATCTCCACGTAATGCAGATGGTACACCAATCATTGCTTCTGGTGATGCTGGTGTACAAGCAATTAGAACATTCAAGAACACTATGACTAATAGTACATATGCAGTTCTTGATTCTGGTGCAAAGTACCAGTACGATCGTTACAACGATACATATCGTTGGATTCCACTAAATGGCGATATCGCTGGTCTATGTGCTCGTACAGATTACACAGCAGATCCATGGTTCTCTCCAGGTGGATTCACACGTGGTCAAGTCAAGAATGTTGTTAAGCTTGGTTTCAACCCAGGTCAAGTAGAACGTGATAACCTCTATAAAGAAGGTGTTAACCCAGTTGTTACTTTCCCAGGTCAAGGTACTATCCTCTTTGGTGATAAGACATTCACATCTAAGCCAAGTGCATTCGATCGTATCAACGTACGTCGTCTATTCATCGTACTAGAAAAAGCAATTGCAACTGCTGCTAAATACCAGTTGTTCGAATTCAACGATGATTTCACTCGTGCACAATTCCGCAATTTAGTGGAACCATTCTTACGTAATGTTCAAGGTCGTCGTGGTATTATCGACTTCCGTGTTAAGTGTGATGCAACCAATAACACTGGTGAAGTTATTGATCGTAACGAATTTGTCGCTAGCATCTTTGTTAAGCCAAATCGTTCTATCAACTTTATCACTCTCAACTTCGTGGCAGCTCGCTCTTCAGTAAGCTTTGACGAAATCGGTGGTTAATTTATCGGGAGGAGCCATCCTCCCGTTGAATAAATAAAGAATAAAGGAGTCATTTACATGGCAAACATTTCAGATTTTAAGGCACAGTTAACCGGTGGTGGCGCACGCGCTAACCAATTCCGTGTTGAATTGTCCTTTCCATCGTTCGTAACGCTAGGAGCAGTTGCTGGAGTACAAGCACAATTCTTGTGTAATGCTGCACAACTTCCTGCTTCTACGATCGAACCTATTAGCGTTTTATATCGTGGTCGTCCAGTAAACTTTGCAGGCGAACGCACTTTCCAACCTTGGACAATTGCAGTCTATAACGATACCAACTTCAATATTCGCAATGCTTTAGAACAATGGTCTAATGGCATTCAGAATAATGGTGCTACAACTGGTATCACAAATCCTGCAAACTATCAAGTCGATTTATCAGTTCACCAACTCGACAGAAATGGTGCTACTGTTAAGACTTATAAGTTTGTTGATGCATTCCCAACAGAAGTTGGTGATATTGCACTTGGATACGATCAAGGCAATGCAATCGAAACTTTCAACGTTACTTTCATGTACAATTATTGGACATCCAATACTTCTACCGAAGGTGGTTCTGGATTCGGTCTAAGCGGTACAATCAACACACCAGTTGGTTCTTTCCCACTATAATTGGATAATATAGATTATGAACGTATTTGGTTTTGAGATAAAGCGTAAACAAGACGCACCTCAGCCTTCAATAGTAGCTCCTTCATCTGACGACGGGGCTACTGTTGTTAACTCTGCTGCAGGATATTATGCACAAGTGATGAGCTTAGACGCTATCATCAAGAGCGAAAACGATTTGATTCGTAGATATCGTGAAATAGCGCTATACCCTGATACGGATAGCGCTATTGAAGATATTACAAATGAAGCAATCGTTATTGACGACGATGCGCAATCGGTGAAAATCATATTAGATGATGTAAAACTTTCGGCTGGTATTAAAAATAAGATCAAAGACGAATTTGATACATTATTACATACTCTTAAATTTGACGAAAGAGGCCATGACATATTCCGTAATTGGTATGTTGATGGTAGAATTTATTATCATGTATTGATAGATGAAAAGAATCCTAAAGGTGGTATTGTCGAATTACGACAAATTGATCCACGTAAGATTCGTAAAATTAAACACGTCAATAAAGAAAAGAATGCTCATGGTGTAGAAATCGTTAAATCGATTGATGAGTATTATCTCTATAACGATAAAGGAATCAGTGAAGCGTCTACTTCGGGCGTTAAGCTTCCTATCGATTCTGTGATCTATGTTCCATCCGGATTAGTAGATCATAATAGTGGTATGGTTCTTTCTTATCTTCATAAAGCTATTAAAGTAGTTAATCAATTGAAGATGATGGAAGACGCATTGGTGATTTATAGAATTAGTAGAGCACCAGAACGTAGAATTTTCTATGTTGATGTAGGTAACTTACCTAAAATCAAAGCGGAACAATATGTCAATGACATTATGAATAAGTTCCGCAATAAAATTGTTTATGACGCGACAACAGGTGAAGTTCGCGATGATCGTAAACATATGTCGATGATGGAAGACTTTTGGATGCCACGTCGAGAGGGTGGTAAGGGCACGGAGATAACCACGCTTCCCGGTGGACAAACATTAGGTCAAATCGAAGACATTGAGTATTTTCAGAATAAATTATATCAGTGCTTAAATGTTCCTGCAAGTCGATTACAAAAGACTGATGGTTTCAATTTAGGTCGTTCTTCAGAAATTACTCGCGATGAAATTAAATTTACTAAATTCATTGCACGAATCCGTAAGAAATTTACAAACCTATTCCTTGATGCATTAAGAATTCAACTTATCATAAAAGGAATATGTACTCATGACGACTGGGAGATTATTCGTCCTCAGATTTCGTTTGACTTCATGCGTGATAATCATTACGCTGAACTAAAAGAATCTGAACTACTAACAGGACGTCTAAATATTCTTCAAATGATTGATCCATTTGTTGGTAAATACTATTCAGCAACATATGTTAAAAAGAATATTCTTCGTTTAGACGACGATGAAATTGAAGAAATTGATGCTGAAAACGAAGAATATAATAAAGAACAACATGCAATGGAACTCGCCAAGATGAAATTACAAGGTGATGTACAGAATGAAATTGATGCCGGAGCACAAGATCAACAAGATGCTGTTCCGCAATGGCCACTACAAGGAAACTAATTATGACAACTACCCGCGAACTAATTGATGCTTTAATTTCTGGCGATAGTATTGCTATCGAAAATACTTTTAATTCAGTAATGTCTGACAAAGTATCATCGGCTTTAGATACATATAGAGTTGATGTTGCACAAAAGATGTTTGTGCAAAAAGAACAAGAAGTAAATTCTGATGATAACATTCAACAAGCTTAAGACAAAACTTACAGAAAGTTCTGGAATTCTTGATAGTTTTATCTATCAAGAAAAGCGCGTTGTCATTAGTGAAAATTTTTCTATTTCTGTTGGCGGTGAAAATATAGAAATAGAATTAAACGATTTGGAAGAAGCAAGGGAATACGCTAAATCATATATCAATAATAGTATTACACTTAAAGATATCGACGCTGTAATTCCGGAAGAAAAAATAGTAAATTTAATTAGCAAATATCATAGCATTAAGATAACAGATAAAATAGTCGAATCATACTTAGATCTTGCTTCTTCCAATCTATTTACGATTGATCCAGTCTTAGTAGAAATAAAACAAAAGTCTAGTTCAATCCCAGGAAAAATCGAACATAATCTGAATGATGGCAGTGTTGTTGCAATTGATGAAGATACACAAACTAAATTAAACACTCTATTAGAAGATAAATATCAAATAGTAGAATATATGCGTGAATCTAAACAAAATTTCATGCGAATAATTAGAGAGGTCAATTAATGGCAATGAATCTTACAACAATCAAGAATACTGGTCAAGAAACCATTATTCATTTTGAAGCAACAGACGCTTCATTTGCAACAATTACTATTGCAGATTTGGCTGCTACATCACAAGCAAGAAACTCTGACGCTCCAGAAGTTAATATCGTTCGTTTTGTTTCAACGGGCGAAGATGGTGCATCCGTTATTGTTTCTCGCAACAATAAGAATATCATTGCATGTGCTCCAGAGAATGCACCATTTTTAGATTTAACATCAATGGGTATCACAGAATCACAACAAAATACGTATGATATTAAGATTTCTAGCACTGTTGCAAAGGCAGTTTCTGGATATATCACTTTACGTAAAGTTGCAGGTTGGTCTGGTAAGATTGAAACTGCAGAGTTTGGTTCTTACGATAACGAAAACGTAGTAGGAAGTTAAAATGAAACTAATTAAAGAAGTATTCGATACTACTTCCTTTGTTGTCGAGAACAAACTCGGCAAGGGTAAGGACTATTTTATTGAAGGTATTTTCCTTCAATCTAACCTTAAGAATCGTAATGGTCGTATGTATCCAGAAGAAGTTATGGATAAAGAAGTTGGTCGTTACATGGAATCTTTGGTTAAACAGAATCGCGCTTATGGTGAATTAGGTCATCCAGATAATCCACAGATCAACTTAGATCGTGTATCTCACCTAATAGTTGACCTTCGTAAAGAAGGAACTAATTATATTGGTAAAGCAAAGATTATGGAAACACCAATGGGTAATATTGCACGTGGTCTTTTAGACGGCGGTGCAAATCTTGGCGTTTCTTCAAGAGCACTAGGTTCCCTTCAAATGAATAAAGAAGGTGTCCAAGTAGTTCAAGACGATTTCATGTTGTCAACAGCAGCAGACATCGTCGCCGACCCTTCAGCACCTGATGCTTTCGTAAGAGGCATTATGGAATCTGTGGAATGGGTTTTTGTTGATGGAAAATTTGAGCAAAGACAGATAGAGGAGACAAAGAAGTTAATTCAAAGAACTCCTTCTAAGAGATTAACTGAGGCCTCTATTGCGGCTTTTCAGAATTTTCTAACAAATCTGAAATAACAAAATAGATAAATAATTATAGAACTCATCCAGTTATAGGAGAACACGATGTCAATCGAACAAAAGATTGCTGAACTTCTAGAAGAATCTAAGAAGTTGCAAGCAGAAGAAATTAAAATTGAAGGTTTAACTGAAGAAGAATTCAAAGCTCTTTCTGAAGAAGAACAAACTCAATATGAACTAGACGAAGCATCTTCTTGCTACAAAAAGAAAGAAGAAGAAGAAGAAGTTAAGGAAGAACTAGAAGTTAAAGAAGAGCTTAAGGTTGACGTTTCTGAAGACGTTGCTGCTCTCGTTAATGGTGAAGAACTTTCAGAAGAATTTAAAACTAAAGCAGCTACTATTTTTGAAGCTGCTGTAGTAACTCGTGTTAAGTCTGAAATGACTAAACTCGAAGAACAGTTTGAAACAAAACTTGCTGAGCAAGTTGAGTCAATCAAAGAGGGTCTCGTTGAAAAAGTTGATGGATATCTCAACTACGTAGTTGAGCAGTGGATGACAGATAATGAACTTGCCCTTGAAAATGGTATGAAGACTGATATCATGGAAAGCTTTGTAGCTGGCATGAAGAATCTCTTTATGGAACACTATATCGAAGTTCCTGCTGAAAAGTATGACCTAGTTGGTGAATTGCAAGAACAAGCTGATAGCACTAAAGCTAAGCTTGACGAGCAATTAGCTGCTAATGTTGAACTAACTAAGCAGATCAATGAGATGAAACGTGTTTCGTCAATTGGTGAATTCTGTGCTGACCTAGCAGATACAGATGCTGAGAAGTTCAAAGGCCTTGCTGAAGAACTAGCATTTGAAGATGCTGAGTCGTTCAAGACTAAGCTTCAAACTATTAAAGAAAATTATTTTGGTAAGAAGGCTACTGTTGATGTTAAGTCTCCAGTAACCAATGATCCTGTGCAATTAGAAGAAGAGCAAAAATCTGTAGATCCAGTTATGGCTCAATATCTAGCAGCACTCAAATAAATTAACATCCACAAAGGAAAATAAAATGACTACACGTCCAGAATTAGTTAAAAAGTGGGCTCCGATTCTCGAGTCTACATCTGCACCATCTTTCAAAGATGACTATCGCAAACAAGTAACTGCACAACTTCTTGAGAACCAAGAAACTGCAATGAAGCAGAGCGCTCAAGCTCTTAACGAAATCGCTAACGTTGGCGGTGACGGTATTGCTCTTGGCGGTGCTGGTACCAACGCTAACATGGCTGGTTACGATCCAGTTCTTATCGCTATGGTTCGTCGTGCTGCTCCACAGATGATCGCTTATGACATCGCTGGTGTTCAGCCAATGACTCAACCTACTGGTCTTATCTTCGCAATGAAGAGCAAGTATGCTGCACAAAACGGCGCAGAAGCTCTCTTCAATGAAGCAGATACCGACTTCTCCGGTACAGGCACCCACGCTGGTTCTAATCCAGTTGACGGTTCTTACACAACTGGTACTGGTATGTCTACAGCAACTGCTGAAGACCTAGGTGCTGGTACTGCATTCGGTCAAATGGCTTTCTCAATCGAGAAGACTACCGTTACTGCTAAGACTCGTGCTCTACGTGCTGAATACACCGTAGAACTTGCACAAGATCTTAAGGCAGTTCACGGTCTTGATGCTGAAAACGAACTCAGCAACATTCTTTCCAGCGAAATTCTTAACGAAATCAACCGTGAAGTTGTTCGTACAGTTTACGCTGCTGCTAAGACTGGTGCACAAGCAGGTACTGCAACTGCTGGTACTTTTGACCTCGACGTTGACTCCAACGGTCGTTGGTCTGTTGAAAAGTTCAAGGGCTTAATGTTCCAAATCGAACGTGAAGCAAACGCTATTGCACAAACAACCCGTCGTGGTCGTGGTAACTTCCTCATCTGTTCTGCAGACGTTGCATCCGCACTCGCAATGGCAGGTGTTCTTGACTACGCTCCAGCATTGAGCACTGGTCTTAATGTTGACGAATCTTCTACTACTTTCGCTGGTGTTCTAAACGGCAAGTACAAGGTTTATGTTGATCCATATAGCGCAAATGCTAACGCATCCAATGCTACCCAATTCTTCGTAGTTGGTTACAAGGGTACTTCTGCATATGATGCTGGTCTCTTCTACTGCCCATACGTTCCACTAGAGAAAGTACGTGCTGTTGACCCAGCAACATTCCAACCAAAGATTGGTTTCAAGACCCGTTATGGTATGGTTGCAAACCCATTCACTAGCCTTTCCGCTGGTCAGAACATCTACTATCGTAAGGTAGCAGTTACTAACCTCATGTAATTGAGGAAAAGCCTACGTAGATAGGTATTTTAAAGAGGGACTTCGGTCCCTCTTTTTTTCTTTATAAATACTAATATGACTACACGAACTCTTACATGTCCTTTGCCAGAAAACATTAATCCATTATCTCCAAATGGATACATGTTTACGCTTCAGCGTTTGCCAGAATTAAGTTACTTCTGCCAAGAAGTATCTTTGCCAGCAATTACGTTACCCGAAGCAACGCAATTAAACCCATTCTCTAAGATTCCATTATCGGGCGATCAGATAGACTTTGATACTTTACGTGTTCAGTTTTTGATTGACGATAAGATGAAAAACTATCGTGCAATTCATGATTGGATTGTTGGTTTAGGATTCCCAGAAAACAATAGTCAATATACACAAACTATTGAAGTTTCCAATATGCCTGGTCTTTCAGAAGTTGCAAAATCTACTTCAGACGCAACTTTAATCATTCTTGGTAATAACAATATGCCAATCCAAGCAATTCAATTTGCTGATTGCGTACCAGAAAGTTTAGAATCAATTACGTTTGTTTCTAACAATCAAGACGTCCAATATCTAATTGGATCTGCTTCTTTCAGATATACATACTACAAATTTATATAATTGTACAATCTAATTGATACATGTTATAATGTATCATAAGGAGATTTATTATGACACTAGATGAATTACATGACTTGTGGGATGTTGATTGCGCGATTGACGATGATCGTTTAGATCGTGAATCTGTAAAAACACCAAACTTACATGCAAAATATTTGCGCTATCTTATTCAGCATAAGATGAAACTTGCTGCGCTTCAAACAGAATATAACCTTATGCGCCAGCGTAAGTTTAGATACTATCGCGGTGAAATGGGAAAGAATGAGTTAGATGAACTCAAGTGGTCTCAATGGCAGGGTGTTAAACCTCTTAAAAATGAGATGGAAGAATTCCTTGATGGTGATCAAGACTTGAACAAGATCACTATTAAATGTGAATATATAAAGAATATGATCGAAGCATTAGAGTCTATACTCAATCAGATTAAATCTCGTGATTGGCAGATTCGTAATGCTATACAATGGAAACAATTCGTGGCAGGTTCATAATGATTAATGTTGAGAAGATAAACGACGTACATATTAGAATTTTTACAGACCCAGGTGTAGCGCAGGAAATTTCAGAATTTTTCACATTTGAAATGCCTGGGGCAAGATTTACTCCACAGTACAGAGCAAAGTTGTGGGATGGTAAAATTCGTATGTTTGACTTACATCGTAAGACTCTATACGTTGGTCTTCTCAAATATCTTCTTGACTTTGCAGAACGTAATGGTTACGAAGTAAAGTATCTTAACGATATCGATACTCACGAAGATATCGATCTATCTCAATTAAAAGAATTCTTAAATTGGCTTAATCTTCAAGGTCGTGGAAAACCTATTGAAATCTACGACTATCAGATTGAAGCTATTCATCATGCGTTAGAAAATAAACGCTGTCTTCTATTATCCCCAACGTCTTCAGGTAAGTCGCTAATCATTTATTCTACGATTAGATGGCATCTCGAACATTCGCGCAAGTGTATTATTGTTGTACCTACAACTTCTTTAGTTGAACAATTATACTCAGACTTTGAAGATTATTCTTCTGCAAACAATTGGAAAGTTGCTAGACATTGCCAAAAATTGTATTCTGGATTTTCAAAGGACTTCCAAGCTGATGTATTGATTACTACATGGCAATCGATTGTTAAACAACCTGCTACATGGTTTAAACAGTTTGATGTCATCGTTGGTGATGAAGCTCATACTTTTAAAGCTAAGTCTTTAACTTCTATCATGGAAAAACTATCTTCTTGTTCTTATAGAATGGGTACTACGGGAACGATAGATAATAAGAAGGTACATAAACTTGTGTTAGAAGGAGTCTTTGGTGCAGTACATAAGGTTATATCCACTAAACAATTAATGGATACTGGCCGTGTAGCTAAGTTAAAAATCACTGGTTTACTTCTAAAGTACGATGATGTCACACGACAAATTGTCAATAAATCTTCTTATCAAGAAGAAATGGATTTCATTGTTAAACATGAACAAAGAAATAAGTTTATAAGAAATCTCACACTTGCGTGTGAGGGGAATACATTAGTTCTATTTCAATACGTTGAAAAACATGGCAAAGTTCTTTACGATATGATTAAAGAAAAAGCAGGAGATAAACGTAAAGTGTTTTTCATCTATGGTGGAACTGACACTGAAGCAAGAGAAGCTGCTAGAAAATTGATGGAAAAGGAAGATGATGCAATCTGTATTGCCTCCTTCGGAGTTTTCTCTACAGGAATTAATATTCCATCAATTGAAAATGTAGTATTTGCTTCACCTTCTAAATCTAAGATTCGTAATCTACAATCTATTGGTAGAGGATTACGACTTAAGGAAGGAAAGTCTCATTGTAATTTGTTTGATATTGCTGATGACTTCCAGAGAAAGTCTTGGAAGAATCATACTCTTGGTCACTTTGCAGAAAGACTCAAGATATATTCTGAAGAGCAATTTGACTATAAGATAGTAGAAGTACCAATACAATAATAGTTTGTACCCAGAGATACATTATAAAACCAAATGTACACTATGTAAAATCTAAAGTGCGATATAACAAAAAATTTTACAAGAGGCAAATTTTAGTATATAATTGATCATTATAACACCGGAGTTCTAATGGCAACACACTATGTAAATAATGCCGAAATGCTTGAGTCTATCAAGAAATATAAGGCAGATCTAAAAGAAGCACGTGCCAATGGACAAGATGACCCGCGAATTCCAGAATACCTTGGTGAGTGTATTTTGAAGATTGCGACTAGATTGTCCCATAAGCATAACTTTATCAATTATTCATATCGTGATGATATGATTCTAGATGGTATTGAAAACTGCATACAGTGTATGAACAGTTTTGATCCAGAAAAATCATCAAATCCATTTTCGTATTTTACCCAAGTTATCTACTTTGCTTTCCTTCGAAGAATTGCAAAGGAAAAGAAACAATCTTATATTAAGGGTAAACTTATTCAAGATCTTGCATTTGAAACTTTTGAATTACAAGATCACGACGATGATGGCGACTTTAAAAATGCCTATGCATCTTTCATGCAAGCTAATTCAACATTTGATGATTCTTTTATAAAAGCTAAAGAAAAGAAAAAGAAACCAAAATCTGAAACTTCATTAGAAAATTTCTTGCAAGAGGAACCTAAAGATGAATGATAGAACTTGGCTTGATAAAGTTGCTTTAGCTGCATCTGTGTATTGTGAAAGACCTGATGTAAACGAAGATGAAATTGATAAGTTCATCGAATTCTTGTTTAAAGCTTATGGATATGAATGTTTATTGAAAGCACCTAAATGAAAATTGGTTTTACTTGTTCATGTTTTGATTTGTTTCATGCTGGTCATGTTTTGATGTTAGAGGAAGCAAAAACAGTATGTGATTATCTTATTGTTGGTCTACAATCAGATCCAACTATTGATAGGCCAGAGAAGAATAAACCTATTCAATCGTTATATGAAAGATTTGTTCAATTAAAAGGTTGTAAGTTTGTAGATGAAATCGTTGTATATGATACAGAAAGCGATTTGCAAAATGTTTTAAGATCTCTACCAATTGATGTTCGTATTCTAGGAGAAGAATACAGAAACAAATATCCAACTGGTTGGGAATTACCTATTGAAATGTATTACAACAAACGTAATCATTCTTTTAGTTCTACTGAACTTAGAAAGAGAATAAAAGAACAATGAAAGTTGCAATTATAACTGATCAACACTTTGGTGCTCGTGGCGATAGTGTTCAGTGCCTAGATTATTATGAAAATTTCTATAGTACCATATTCTTTCCTAAATTGCAAGAACAGGGAATTAAGCACATCTTAATATTAGGCGATACATTCGATAGACGCAAGTTTGTGAATTTTAACACACTTGCTCGTGCTAAAAGAATGTTCTTTGATGTTGCATACGACAATGATATCATGATTACTATGATTGCGGGTAATCATGATACGTATTACAAAAATACAAACGAAATCAATAGTCCAGAATTAACGCTTGCCGAATACGTTAATATCAATGTTGTAACTAAGCCGGAAACTATTGACGTATATGGAGTACCAATTTGTTTTCTACCTTGGATCTGTGCAGACAATTACACAGAATCCATGAACGAAATAAAGAATACAAAATCAGACATTTGCATGGGGCATTTGGAAATTGCAGGATTTGCAATGTATAGAGGGGCAGAATCGCATGATGGATTATCTAAAGACTCGTTTAACAAGTTTGACATGGTTTTTTCAGGACACTATCATCATAAGTCTGACGATGGTCACGTGTTTTATCTTGGCAACCCGTACGAACTAACGTGGCAAGATTATAATGATCCAAGAGGATTTCATATCTTTGATCTTCAGACACGTAAGTTAGAATTTGTACAAAACACTTTCTCTCTATTTGAACGATTTGAATACGATGACACAGAGTTTGATCCCGATAATGTTGATCATAGTATCTTTTCAAACAAATATGTAAAAATCATTGTCATTAATAAAACAGATTTTTATAGATTTGACAAATTTATCAATAGACTGTATCAATCAAATCCTCTTGAAGTTAAAATAGTAGAAGACTTCTCAGAATTTACTGAAGGTGAAGTAGACGAAACTATTAATTTAGAAGACACTTCTAGTGTGTTGTCTAATTATATTGACTCGCTTGAAACAGAAGTTGATAAGGAAAAGGTTAAGAGCTTCATGAAATCTTTATACACTGAAGCTCTCAATAGGGATATTGCATGATCATATTTAAAACTCTGAGTTGGCGTAATTTTTTATCTACGGGCAACTCTGAAAATAAAATCCTACTCAATAAATCGCAAAGTACTCTCGTCGTTGGTCGCAATGGTGAGGGTAAGTCTACCATGCTCGACGCATTGACATTTGCTTTATTTGGTAAACCATTTCGAAATATCAATAAGCCACAGTTGATCAATTCAATAAATGGTAAGAACTGCGTCGTAGAAATTGAATTCGATATTGGCACAAATGAATACAAAGTTATTCGTGGTCTAAAACCAAACGTGTTTGAAATTTGGCTAAATGGTACGAAGGTCAATCAAGACGCTGCTGCTAAAGATTACCAGAATATGCTTGAACAACAAATTCTTAGATTGAACTATAAGACTTTTACACAAGTTATTATTCTTGGGTCTGCATCATTTGTTCCATTCATGCAATTACCTGCGCATCAACGACGTGAAGTGATTGAAGATATTCTTGATATAGGAATCTTTTCAACAATGAATCAGATTCTTAAGGAGCGTATTAATGAAAACAAAGATGAGCTCAACGCAATTGAGAATAAGATTGAAATCGCGAAAAACAATGTTGAGGTTCAGAAAAAACTCATTGGGACATTGGTTAGTTCTAAGAAAGAACAAGTGGACCAGATTCGTAAGCAAATTGCGCATAATGAAGCAGAGATTGAGGCAAACAACAAACGTTGGGAAGAGTTAAACGATCAGATGACTGAAATGATGATCGCTGCTGATAATGCTAAAGAACTAGAAGAATCTATTACTAAAGCAACTAAAGCGTATGACAAACTTCTTCATAAGAAAGAATCACAAGACGAAGCATTAAATTTCTTTACTGAAAATGAAACATGCCCATCATGTTCGCAGGGAATTCCACACGAACATAAGACGAGTATCATCGAGAAAATCACAATAGATCAACGTGCTGTGATTGAAGACATTGCTATTATTGAAGAAGCACATGCTAAATTGCTTACTCGTCAAACAGAACTCAATAGAGTTAATAAAGAATTATTAGCTTTAAACGTTCAAAGCAATGCGTGTATAAGTTCTAATAAGATATTAAGTAAGCAAAACGAAAAACTTGAAGCTGATATCGCTGCAATGAAACAAGATACTGCTAATGTAGATGAAGAAAGACGCAAACTCAAAGACATTGCAGATGAAGCATTAGTTCTTATTGATAAGAAAAATCAATTATTTAGTGAAAAACAAATCCACGAAATATCCTCAATTTTACTAAAAGATACAGGAATTAAAACTGCTATCATTAGAGAATACTTACCAGTCATGAATAAGTTCATCAATGGATACTTGTCTGCTATGGATTTTTATGTTCACTTTGAGTTAGACGAATCTTTCAATGAAGTGATTAAATCCAGATTCCGTGACGAGTTTACTTACGCAAGTTTTTCTGAAGGTGAAAAGATGCGCATTGACTTGGCTATACTTTTCACTTGGCGTCAAATCGCTAAAATGAAAAACTCTGTGAATACAAACCTTTTAATTCTTGACGAAATCTTTGATTCTTCTCTCGATAATTCTGGTACAGACTATTTCTTATCAGTGATGAATGCTCTTGGAGATAAGTCAAATGTGTTTGTCATCTCACACAAAGGTGACCAACTTTTCGATAAGTTCCATTCTGTTATTAAGTTCGAGAAGAAGAATGACTTCTCTTCAATAGTCTAAAACTAAAGTTTACAGTTTACAATAATTCGTCTTTGTGATAGAATTTCTATATGAAATCACAAAGCCAAGACATTCTAGCCAAGCTGTTAGCCACTGAAAATATTACGGTTGTCCGTAGTAATGTGGCAACAGCTTCGTTTGACATTAAGAATCGCGTTCTAACACTTCCTCGTTGGAAAAAACTTACAACTGAAATTGAAGAAATGCTTATTCTTCATGAAGTTGGCCACGCACTTTATACGACTGAAGAAGGGTATGGAATCGTTCATACACCTGAAAAACGATATCTTAAAGGATACGCGAATATCATTGAAGATGTTCGTATTGAAAAGAAGATGAAGGAGCGATATCCTGGATCTCGTAAGTCGTTCAACTTGGGTTATACACAACTCAATGAACGTGACTTCTTTGGCATCAAAAACAAGTCATTTGATGATCTTCTTCTCATTGATCGTATCAATCTATATTACAAAGCTGGTTATTCATGTGGTGTACAGTTCACTGCAGAAGAATATGTTTTTGTTCAACGTGCCGATCGCTGCGTAACTGAACAAGATGTGATTGATCTGTCTGAAGATATCTTTGAATTCTCTAAGCAAAAAATGCTTGAAGAACAAGAAGAACAACAAATGCAACGCAAACTTGTTCGCAGCGATGACGAAGATGATGAAGAGTTTGAAGAAACATCTTTTGACGACGATATTGAAGATCAAATTCAACCAGAAACAAATGATGCGTTTGACGATGCACTGAGTAAACTTCAAGATCGTGATTCTAGAACATATTATTTAGAACCCAAGTTTGAAATTGATAACACAGATCCAATTGTTCCTTACAAACAGATCATCGATGAATTGACTTTGAATCAACATAGCGATACACTTTTAAAGTGGAAGCAGAACGCAAACACTTTCAAGATTGAAAGCAACAACATTGTTAATTATCTTGTTAAAGAATTTGAAATGCGTAAGTCTGCTACTGCACATAAACGTATACAAATTTCTAAACTTGGTCAATTGGATATGCGTAAACTCTATGCATATAAGATTAAAGAGGATTTGTTTAAACAGGTTGCATCTGTTCAACAAGGTAAAAATCATGGTATGATTTTTCTTCTTGACTGGTCTGGATCTATGTCTAACAATATGGTTGAAACAGTAGAACAAGTCGTTAATTTGGCTATGTTTTGCCAAAAGATAAAGATTCCATATCAAGTATTTGCATTTAGTGATGGTTATGTAAATGCAAACCGTATTCAACCTACAAACGATATGATTAATGAAAATGGTATTGATAACGTCAATGGTTTGACATTGTTTGAGTTGTTCAGTGATAAGATGAGTACGCGTGATTTCAATTCAATGACAGAAGTTCTTCTTAGTCAACCCTGGCACAAGAATTACAACTATACTTTGAATGGTACTCCTTTGAATCTAGCACTCATGTATATGTGTGATCATGTTGGTGAGTTTATTCGCAAGAATCAAGTTGAAAAGATGAATATAGTTGTATTGACAGATGGTGAAAGCAATGCTCTTCATCACTATGACTACACTAATAAAAACAAATCTGGTATTTCAAATGGTCAAACTACTATCGTAGAGAATGGTCAATATAAGCGTGTAAACGCTACAACTATTCTGCGTGATCATATTACACGTAAAGAATATGTCTTTACTGATACTGCTAGTCAACAAACCGGTGTTCTTCTTCAACTTATGAAAGATCGATATAACGCCCGAGTTACTGGATTCTATATTCTTGGTAGTTCTCACAGAAACATAGAACGTTTTATTCAGTATAATACTGAAGAAGAAATTATTAAAAAGAATGGCGGCCGTTATCATATGGCAATCGAACTTCAGGCTAAACTTCGTAAAGACAAAGCAGTTGTTGTTAAGTACATTCCAGGACGCGATGAAATGTACTTGATTCTGAGTACAAACAAAATTGTTGATGAAGAATTGGAAAATGTTAATTCTGATATGACTGCAACACAGATTTCTAAACAACTTACAAAGATGTTTACTACACGTAAAACATCTAGGGTTGTGCTGAATAGTTTCATTGGAGTCGTTGCCTGACAAAGGCCTGACGGCTATTTACAATAATTCGTCCATTTGATATAATTATATTATGAAAACTGATCAAACATTCCTCGATACCCTCTTCCAAGAATTTCCGGATACAAAAACATCTGGGCATGTTAATCGTGCACAGATTGTCCATGTAATGGAAAAACTTGATACCTCTAAATGGCCAACTTGGCTTATGCAACACAAGGCAGGACGTGGAGTCTATGTTCTTCCTGGAAGCAATGTTGTACACAAAGAAGAACCGCAACCAGTGATTGTCAATATGGAAGACACGTCTAGCCTCATTCCTAAAGTAGATTCGAACTACGTCCCATTCGGAAACCATAAAGACATTGATACTATTATCAAGTCTCGTCAATTCTATCCTGCTTACATTAGTGGTCCCACTGGAAACGGGAAATCCACAACCGTCGAACAGGCGTGTGCCAAAAACAAACGTCCTCTTATTCGTGTTAACTTGAATATGATGACTGACGAAGATCAACTTATTGGATCTAAAACTCTAGTTGATGGTAACGTAGAAGTTGTAGAAGGCCCAGTCATCATTGCAATGCGTAATGGCATTCCCCTTCTACTCGACGAAATTGATGCAGGTTCGGCAAACACATTGCTTTGCTTGCAACCTATCCTTGAAGGTAAGCCATATTACTTCAAGCTAAAAAATGAATTGATCTATCCAGCTCCCGGTTTCACTGTTTTTGCTACTGCAAACACTAAAGGTAAAGGCAGTGATGATGGTCGATATATCGGTACTAACGTTCTGAACGAAGCTTTCCTAGAACGTTTCGCAATCACTTTCAACCAAGACTACCCAAGTGCTTCTGTTGAACGTAAGATTGTCATGAATCTAATGAAGTCCTTGTCTTGTGAAGATGAAGAATTTGCAGATACACTTACTAAGTGGGCTGATGCAATTCGTAGGACTTTTGCAGATGGTGGTGTGGATGAAACCATTACTACCCGTCGATTGGTACACATTGTACGTGCTTATTCTATCTTCAAAGATAAGAAGAAAGCAGTAGAACTTTGTATTAATCGATTTGATGACATCACTCGAAACGCATTTGCAAATCTTTTTGAGAAGGTGTCTACTCCGGAAGTTCTACAAACTCCTGAAGTTCAAATTGAACAAAAGGATGTTGAAATCCCATTCTAATTGGGGTGTACAATCATTCCGGGTTGTGATATAATTTAACTATCAAGGACTTTTATTATGAACTATTCTGATCTGACAAAAACTCAAAAGCGTTGTATTGATGCTTTCGTTAAACTTCGCCCTGAACTTGCTTCACAGGAAACGATTACTCGTACTGAAATTGAAGATATGTTTAAACAGTTGTACGATAATCGTGAATCTGGTGGCGAAAAGATTGGTTACCCAATGTGGTTGGTTAAGGGTGAAAAGACTGGTCGTGGTGTTTACAAATTCCCCGCACCAGCTCTTGCCAAAACTGAAGTTAAATCTTCTAAGTCTGTAAAATCTAATTCTGCTACTTCTCAGATCAAAACTGACGAAGAAGATAAAGAATTTTTTACAGATCTTAAAGAATATGGTATTATGGAAACAGCTTAATAAACAAGCTGTACATTTTAAGGCGTAAGCAATTGCGCCTCTTTTTTAACTATGGAGTTATTATGACTAAACTTTCTCGTCTTGAAGCTTATTTGAAATCTGGTTCTACCGCAACCCCACGCCAAATTACTGGCATGTTTGGTTTGCAGAATCCTACCGCAGCAATCCATGCACTACGTAGCAAAGGTGTTTGTGTATATGCAAACGAAGCAACTCTTTCTACTGGTGAGCGTACTGTCAAGTACGCAGTTGGTACACCAACTAAGAAGATGATTCAAATGGCACACACCTTGGGTCTCTTTGCGTAATTAAATTGTACTTTAAAGAGGGATCCTAGTATAATATACTTGGATCCTTTTTTAATTTAAAATTATAGCAAAAGAAACAATGGTTACTGCAAAAGATAAAAAGAAAGATGCTGTAGCTGCATCACAAAATGCTACAACTGGTGGTCGTAAGTTTGATGGAAACAAACTCGAATATGGACTTATTCCACCTCTTGCAATGAAAGAAATGGTAAAGGTACTAACATTTGGCGCACAAAAGTATGAACGCGACAATTGGAAGAGAGTTCCGGATTCTAAGCGTAGATATTTCGATGCTCTAGAACGTCATGTGTGGGCTTGGAAAATGGGTGAACAACTTGATCCAGAATCTGGCATTCATCACCTTGCACACGCGATGTGCTGTTTAGCTTTTCTTTATGAACATGATGTTGAATATTCTAAAGGTGAATAATGTTTAATTGTTTTAAAAAACAAGAAGTGCTTGAAAAGCAAAAACCCGTTAGGGAACAACTTCTTGAAAATGAGATTGCTAATCTTAAAGAGTTTATTGCTTCACTTGAAAGTAAGACAAGAAATTGTACATTTGTATTTGATTTTAATGCAGTGAATGCATTTTCTGTAGAGCGCAATTGGAATAATGGCAAGGTTTGCACTGTCATTGGATATACTATTGATGAACAAACAATTCATGATAATGGTAAAATTCTAGATAAGCAAATCGTAAAGGAGTGGTATCTTTATTGCTCTGAAGAACAACATGAAAAGCTCGTGAAAGAATTTAACGAGCACAAGAAAGGAAACTAATGGAACTCTCTAAAGACACGTTGGCACTCATTAAAAACTTTGCAAGTATTAATGGTAGTCTGATGCTTAAAGCTGGAAACAAACTTGCTACTATTTCTGAAGGCAAGAATGTAATGGCAGAAGTAAGTATCTCTGAAGACCTACCACTTGATTTTGGAATTTACGACCTCAATGAATTTCTAAATGTTGTATCCCTCTTTCAAACCACAAACCTCGAATTCTCGGAAAAATACGTCATGGTTTCCGACGGTGGATCTAGTAAGATTAAATACTTCGCAGCAGGCGAAGGTGTCGTCAAATCGGCACCAACGACGATCAAGTTTCCAGGTGCAGACGTCAACTTTACGCTCGAAGCCGCTCAATTGGCTATGATTCAACGAACATCTTCTGTGCTTAAAGCATCCGATGTTTCTATCGTTGGTGTTGATGGTGCACTTAAAGTTATCGTTTCCGATAAGAAGAATGATACGTCCAATGCATATGAAGTTACTATTGGCGAAACTGATGAAACATTCAAAGCCAATATTAAAGTTGAAAACTTGAAGATGCTTCCTAACGACTATGAAGTTTCTATTTCCAAGAAGAAGATTTCTAAATTCAAGCATACCGCATCCGACCTAACTTACTACGTTGCAATCGAAGCTGACTCGGAGTTCTGATGATAGAAGGTGTATTTAAAGGAGTAAGCGAAACCATTGCCTTTGGTTTCATTCTCCTTTGTATCTTCGTTCCACTAGGATTATGGAAACTAGTGGACATTGTCATTTGGTTATATAAACATGTGAGTATTACTATATTATGAGCAAACAGTATTTGTGGGTAGAAAAGTATCGTCCTCAAACGATTGATGAATGTATTCTACCCGACTCGATGAAAAAGACTTTCCGCGAGTTTATTAACTCTGGAGAGTTGCCTAACTTCTTGTTTTGTGGGGGCGCGGGTGTAGGTAAGACCACAGTTGCTAAAGCTCTCTGTAATGAGATTGGTGCAGAATACCTTTTCATTAACGGTTCTGAAGAATCCGGTATTGATGTTCTTCGCAATAAGATTAAGAATTTTGCATCGTCAGTTTCTCTTACTGATGCAAAGAAAGTAGTTATTCTAGATGAAGCAGATTATCTTAACGCTAATAGTACTCAGCCTGCTCTTCGTGGTTTTATTGAAGAGTTCAGTAATAACTGTAGGTTCATCTTCACCTGTAACTTCAAAAACCGAATCATCGAACCTCTGCATTCTCGCTGTGCAGTAGTCGAATTCAAAATAGAAAATTCTGAAAAGCCAAAGATTGCTGCAGGTTTCTATAGACGTGTTCTTGATATTCTTTCGCAAGAAAAGATTGAAGCTGATGGTAAAGTTATCGCCGAGATTATCACTAAATATTTCCCTGATTATCGTCGTGTTCTCAATGAACTCCAACGATATTCTGTCAGTGGTATTATTGATGCTGGCATTCTTGTCAATCTTGGCGATGAGTCTTACGTCGAACTTGTAAAGAATCTTAAAGTAAAGAACTTTACTGAAGTTCGTAAATGGGTTGGTAAGAACAGTGACATTGAATCAACAGAATTATTCCGTAAACTTTACGACAAAGCAATTGACTATCTTGAACTTGGATCTATTCCACAATTGGTTTTGATTCTTGCAGATTATCAATATAAGTCTGCATTTGTTGCAGATCGTGAAATTAATACAATGGCTGCACTTACTGAAATCATGGGTCAACTAAAGTTTAAATAATATGGAAACTGTATTTTTATATATTGCCATTGGCGCTATCTGGTTTTTCATAGGCTGGAAAGCTCGTGAAATTCATGCTATGCGCATGATGAATAAAGTAATTGAACAAGTTACTGAAGATACCGTTGACGAATTTAGAAAGAAAGTCATTGACATTAAAGTTGAAAGTCACGATGGTCAACTTTTTATTTACAAAAAAGATGATGGTAGCTATTTAGCGCATGGTACTAATAAGACTACATTAGAAGATATTCTGAATGAAAAGTTTCCAGGTAAGTTGTTTAATGCTTCCCCTGAAGATTTAGAAAAGCTTAACGCACGATGAGTTTTTTTGATTTTTTAAATGCAATTAATGACACTAAGAAAGATCTCTTAAAAGAAGATCCTCTTAGTGAAAAAGATTACGTACCATTCATGGTGAATCGCGGATTGTCTTACTTTCCGGATACTATACTGTATGCAAATGAAATGAATCAGCATGCAAGTATTCCGAAAGATTGGCAGTTTGACTTTTACCGAATTGGTGTGTCTAAACGTAAACGTTTTTCAAAATGGCATAAACAGGAAAAGATTCAAGAAGATGTTAAGCTTCTTATGAAAGAGTATAATTACTCACATCAAAAAACTCTTCAAATCATAGATCTTATAAGCGAAAAACAAATGCAAGAATTGCGCGATAAGTATAAAACAGGAGGTCGTTAAACGTATAAATACTATAGTCTAATGCTTAATTATGACAATTATTAAAAGAAGGATTGTGAAATGACTGTAGAATTAATTTATTACGATTGGTCACCAGACTCAATGCTTGAAGTGACGTTACCGGAACCAGATAACTTTTTAAAGGTTCGTGAAACTCTCACTCGCATCGGAGTGGCATCAAAAAAAGATAAAACACTATATCAATCTTGCCATATTTTACACAAGCAAGGTAGATATTTTATTGTTCACTTCAAAGAATTGTTTGCGCTCGACGGTAAAGAGGCTAACATTACTTTAGGAGATATTGAACGCAGAAATACTATTGCCGGTCTATTAACAGACTGGGGATTGTTGAAGATCGTTATTCCGGCGAAAGCAGAGAAACGTGTTTCGTTGTCGCAGATTAAGGTAGTATCCTTTAAGGAGAAAGCCGACTGGACTTTAACTGCCAAGTATAATATTGGCAAAAAACCAACTAAGTAAATGGAGAAACCATGCTAAAATTTGAATTGACTCTTGACGAAGCTAACCTTATTCTTGCTGCATTGAGCAAGGCACCTTTTGAACAGGTTGCGGGTTTGATCGGCAAACTTCGTGAACAAGCTCAACCTCAGCTTCCAGCTCTTGAAGCAGCACAACGTGCTGCTCAGGAAGCAGCACAAAAGACTATGGAAGAAACTCCAGTCGAACGCAAGCTTCCTAACTAATTCCCCTTCGGGATGGGAATGGCAGGGGATGCGACCTACGCCATAAGTTAAAACGCATACTAATTCATCCCACTACCTTGGGAACCGTTTGACGTTCACGGTATAAGGCGTCAACCAGCTGCCTTGGCACTGGCTAAACAAACCAAGGATAACGCTACGCCAAATGGGTAGCACTTTTAATACTCGCTTAATAGGAGAAAACTATGAACGCAAAATTCATCCCAGCCGTCTGGCAAGAACAATTCAAAGACTTCGATAAATTCTTCGTCGGATTTGATGATCAGTTCACCCGTCTTCAGAAGATTCATGATGACATCACGAAGAACATTCCCAACTATCCTCCATACAACATTCGCAAAACTGGTGATAATACTTACACCATTGAAATGGCTGTTGCTGGTTTTGGTCAAAGCGAAATTGACATTGAAATCGATGGTGGTAAATTAATAGTTCGTGGTAATGTTTCTGCTGATAATGAAGCTAATGATTACCTGTTCAAAGGAATTGCTTCACGTGCTTTCACCAGAGCTTTTGCTATCGATGATCAAATCGAAGTTAAAGACGCTGAACTTTTTAACGGTATGCTTCGTATTGCGCTAGAACGACTAGTGCCTGAAGAAAAGAAGCCAAAGAAAGTTGCAGTAAAGACTAAAGACCAAAAACAGATGTTGACCGAGGAAGAAAAAGATGAAATTGCTTCAAAGTTTTAAACTATTCATTGAATCTTTTCGTAATTATAAGAAAGGAAAGGTAAAATGAAAGACTTCTGGCAGTGGGTTATAAAAGCTTTTCAACCACAAATTCAGGATGAGATAGAGAATTATCTATCTCAAGCAGTTGACATCAAAGATCTTGAAGAACGTATGAAACGTATCATGTATCGAGGAATGCCTATTTAACAGGAGATATTATGGGTGTAAAAGTATGCAAATTGAGTAGCGGTGAGGATATCATCGCAGACGTTGAAGTAGATCAACATGGTTATTTGTTTTCAAATCCAGCTCAAATCGTAGTTCAACAATCACAAGATGGTAGAGTTGGTGCAGCTTTTGCTCCATTTGCTCCATACGCAAAGGATGGAAAAGTTCGTATCTTCAAGGAATTCGTTGCTGGAGAAATGGACATTGACATCAAATTGATTAATGAATATAATCGTATTTTTGGATCAGGAATTATGATTGCTGCGGCAAATGATATTCCACCTTCTCCAATTATTACATAAGATTGTACTTTTAATCACCAACGGGATATAATTATTATATCCCGTTTTCATTTCTACTATGCGATTTTATACAAACATTAGCCGGTACGGCAATAATCTATTATACAGAGGCTATGATGATGGCCGAAGAGTTAAACGCAAGATTCCATTTAAGCCTACGCTTTACGTTAAAGGTAAAGGTGGATCTAAGTTCAATGCATTAGATGGTACAAACGTAGATCCAATTAAACTGGACTCTATGCGTGAAGCGAAAGAATTCATCGAAAAATATAAAGATGTAGAGAACTTTAAGATCTATGGGAATACTAATTACATCGCTCAGTTCATTGCTGAGGAGTTTCCCGGTGAAATTAAATTTGATCGTGCTAAAATTCGTATTCATAATATCGATATCGAAGTTGCATCCGATGCAGGATTTCCAGAACCAGAAGAAGCTAAACATCCAGTAATCTCAATTGCTATTAAAGATAGCATTCTCGATACATACTTCGTTTGGGCTCTAGGTGACTATGATGTAGACAAATCAATCATGAAAGAATTCCAAGTTAAGTACACGAAGTGTACTTCCGAGGAACATCTTCTTAAATTGTTTATTCAATTTTGGTTTGAAGAACATACTACGCCAGACGTAGTTACTGGTTGGAACATTCGCGGATTCGATATTCCATATCTCGTTAATCGAATTAATCGTATTCTCGGTGAAGATGAAGTTAAAAAACTTTCACCTTGGGGTATGGTTGAAGAACGCATGGTTACTATGCGTAAAGGTATGGTTCAGTTGTATGATATCATTGGTATTGCACAACTCGATTATATGGACATCTTCCAAAAGTTTGGATATTCGTTTGGTCCTCAAGAATCATATCGTCTTGATCATATTGCACACGTAGTTCTTGGTGAACGTAAACTTGCATACGATGGTACACTACACACGCTATATCAAACTGATCACCAAAAGTTTATTGACTACAACATTAAGGACGTAGATCTTGTCGATCGTATGGAAGACAAGATTGCTATGATTACGTTGACAATGACTATGGCTTATAAAGCAGGTGTCAACTATTCTGATACTATGGGTACTGTAGGTATTTGGGATTCGCTAATTCACAAATATTTGCTTGAACAAAATATCATTGTTCCACCGAATAAAGATAGTTTCAAATCGGATTATGAAGGCGGTTATGTTAAAGATCCACACTGTGGTGTCCATGACTGGGTGTGCAGTTTTGACGTAAACTCACTTTATCCTAACATCATTGTTCAATGGAACATGTCTCCTGAAACAATTGTTCGTAAGGTAGAACCTGGAATCACTATTGAAAAGATTCTACATGGATATGTCGCAGAAACCGCAAAAGCTAATAATATGTCTATGGCAGCAACAGGCCAATACTTCTCAAATGAGAAGCAAGGGTTTATGCCAAAGATCATTGAAGAAATGTATGATGAACGTGTTGTAATCAAGAAGAAGATGCTTGCATCTAAACAAGAACTTGAACAATGTGATAAAACAAATAAAGCTGAAGTGTATCGTATCGAACGTGATATTGCACACTTTGAAAACCAACAAACTGCTATTAAGATTCTTCTTAACTCGCTTTATGGCGCTTTGGGTAATAAGTACTTCCGTTACTTTACGATGGAAATTGCCGAAGGTATTACTATAACTGGTCAAACGATCATTAAGTGGGGTGAGAAGCATATCAATAACTATCTCAACAAAGCACTTAAAACTAACAATGACTATGTTATCGCAATCGATACTGACTCAATTTATGCAAACTTCTCGTCACTGGTTAACGCTGTCATGCCAGACGCAGACACCGGAAAGAAAGTTGACTTCCTTTCAAAAGCCTGTAAACGAATCGAAACTGACGTTTTCGATACCGCCTTCAAAGAACTCGGTGAAAACCTAAACGTTCATAAGCTTCGTATTGGTATGAAGCGTGAAGGTATTGCTGATCGTGGTATTTGGACTGCAAAGAAACGATATATTTTAAATGTATGGGACAATGAAGGTGTACGATATGCAAAACCAAAACTTAAAATCATGGGCATCGAGGCGATCAAATCGTCTACTCCGGCGCCGTGTAGAGAGGCTATGGAAGAACTCTTCCAGATTCTCATTAATGGTACTGAGCTTGAAACTCAATCCTTTATACAAGACTTTAGGAATAGATTTGATGCTTTACCCGTCGAAGAAAAAGCATTCCCACGTGGTGTATCCTCCCTCAAGCAATATGCGGATGCTAAGCTAATCTATAAGAAGTCTACTCCAATCAATTCACGCGCTGCATTAATGTATAACCATTTACTTAAGCAGCACGGATTGGAGAATAAATATGAAACCATTAAGGAAGGTGAAAAGATTAAATACATTCACTTAAATCCAAAGAATCCTACTCGTGAGGATGTAATTGGATTTTCGCAAGTACTTCCACCTGAATTTGGTTTACATCGTTATATTGATAATCAAACACAGTTTGAAAAATCATTCCTCGATCCTGCTAAAATCATTTTAGATTCTATCGGATGGAAAGCAGAAGAGGAAGCTTCGTTAGAGGATTTCTTTGGATGAATAATTTATCACATTATGTTCGTGTTTACGATAACGCGTTTTCTGAACCATTTTGTAAATTTCTAATTTATCAATATGAATTAGAAAAACAAAAATTTCAAACAGCACGTATTTCTGAACACGAGTGGGACTTTGATTATAGATGTTTTGAAGAAGTAAACATTTGTGCTGAAGACGTATTTAAACCATATCTTCAGCAATATTATGATCGTATAAAACACGTGTATACACAATATACGAAAGACATTGGATCAAAATATCTTCCAAGCGACGTAAATTTAGAAAGCGCTCGTTTGAAGAAATACGAAAACAATGACAATGATCAATTTGGTTGGCATACTGATGTTGGAGATGCTTCTTCAGCAAGTAGATTCCTAGTTATGTTTACGTATCTAAATGACGTAGATGAAGGCGGAGAAACTGAATTTGAATCAGATGAAAATAATCTGTTTACAGTTAAGCCCAAATGTGGTAGAATAGTAGTATTCCCGCCAATGTGGACATTTCCGCATCGTGGTAAGAAACCTATCAGCAATCCAAAGTATATCTTATCGACATACTTACACTACAAATAGGAAATACAATGAGCATACTAGACAAAATCAAGAAAAATACTACGATTAAAGAATCCGCAATACTTTCTCAATCAAAGTTCTTCACAAAGAAGGACATGATTCCAACATCAATCCCTGTCATCAACGTTGCACTCAGTGGACGACTTGACGGTGGTCTTACACCAGGTCTCACTATGTGGGCTGGTCCTTCCAAACACTTTAAGACGGCGTTTAGTTTACTAATGGCCCGTTCTTATTTGGACAAATATCCAGATGCAGCTCTTCTCTTCTACGATTCTGAGTTCGGTACTCCGCAATCTTATTTTGATAGCTTTGGTATCGACACTGAGCGGGTGCTCCATACTCCTATTACAGACCTTGAACAACTTAAGTTCGACGTCATGCAACAAATCAACAACCTCGACCGAGGCGATCGAGTAATGATCGTTATTGATTCTATCGGTAACCTTGCTTCTAAGAAAGAAGTAGAAGATGCACTCGAAGGTAAATCTGTTGCAGACATGTCTCGTGCAAAACAGATTAAATCACTATTCCGTATGGTGACACCTCACCTTACGATTAAAGATATCCCTATGGTTGTAGTGAACCATACGTATATGGAACAAGGTATGTTTCCGAAAGCAATTGTTTCGGGTGGTACTGGTCCTTATTACTCTGCTGACAACATCTTTATTCTTGGTCGTCAACAAGAAAAGGAAGGTACTGAAATCGTTGGCTATAATTTTATTATCAACGTAGAAAAATCTCGATATGTTAAAGAAAAGTCTAAAATACCTGTATCTGTTTCCTTTGATGGTGGCATTAGCAAGTGGTCTGGTTTACTTGATATTGCACTTGAATCCGGACATGTTGTCAAACCTAGTAATGGCTGGTATTCGAAAGTAGACAAAGAAACTGGTGAAATTGAAGATAAAAAGTATCGACTAAAGGATACAGACACTAAAGATTTTTGGATGTCTATTGTTACTTCAAAATCTTTTAATGAATTTGTTAAGAGTCGATATGCAGTTGCGCATGGAGATATTATTCGTGATGATGAAATTATTGAGGATTTAGAAAACTATGAAGACGAAACTACGTCCGCATAAAGTTTTAGGTAGATCTACTCCAGAGGGCGAACTTCATGCCCTCTGTTTTACTACTGGACCATTTGCAGAAATTGTATTTTCTTATAATACAGTTGACTTCGTAGAAAATGATTCACAAGATCATTTGACTATTAAATTTGATTATGATGTGCACTATGTACCAGAAGATAAATTAGGATTTGACACAAAGTCTTTTGAAAACGAATTAGGAGACTTTGTTGTACAAATGCTAATGTATGGTGTAGAAAAAGAAAACCTAGGATTTATTAATGACAATGAAATTGGAAAAGACAATACTATCGAATCTGATTCACAATGAAGAGTATTGTCGTAGGGTTGTACCATTCCTAAAAACTGAATATTTTGCAGATCCTTTCGAAAAGGTTGTTGCTCAAGAACTATTAACATTCTTCACAGAATATAACAAACCAGCATCTCTTGATATTCTCGCAATCCAACTTGGAAAGCGCAAACTTCATAAAGATCAAATTGAAGGCATTGAAAAATACATCAATGAACTAACGTTCAGAACTGATAACGAAGAATGGTTGCTTAAAAATACTGAAAGCTTTTGCAAAAAGCAAGCAGTATATAACGCAATTATTGATTCGTTTGAAATTATTGAAGGAAAGAATAACGTATTGACTGAAGACGCTATTCCTTCAATGTTATCTGAAGCGCTTGCTGTATCTTTTGATAAGTCTGTAGGCCATGATTATTTGGAAGACTTTGCAGATCGTTATGATTTTTATCATAGACTTGAAGAAAAGCTTTCATTCGATTTAGATCTATTCAACAAGATCACTAAGGGTGGTCTATCAAAGAAAACATTAAACGTAATTCTTGCCGGCACTGGTGTTGGTAAGTCTTTGTTCATGTGTCACGTTGCGGCCGCAGCATTAAATCAAGGTAAGAACGTATTATATATCACCATGGAAATGGCTGAAGAACGTATTGCTGAACGTATTGATGCAAACTTGCTTAATATGACAATGGACGAATTGAGTAAGGTTGAAAAGGATATCTATGAAACACGGATTGGTAAACTAATTAAAAAGTCTACTGGTAAGTTAATCATTAAAGAATATCCTACGGCATCTGCTCATGCAGGTCATTTTAAAGCTCTATTAGAAGAACTTAAAATGAAACGTAACTTCATGCCGGATCTTATTGTTATCGATTATTTAAATATTTGCGCTTCTTCACGTATGAAACACGGCGCTGGAGTGAATTCTTACACATACATTAAGTCTATTGCAGAAGAACTTCGTGGTCTAGGTGTAGAATATAATGTTCCTGTGCTTTCAGCAACACAAACAACGCGAGGTGGATATGACAATACCGATGTGGATCTTACCGACACTTCCGAGTCTTTTGGCTTGCCTGCTACTGTGGATTTTATGTTCGCCCTTATTTCTACAGAAGAACTCGAGAATCTTAACCAGATCATGGTTAAACAGCTTAAGAATCGCTACAATGATCCTTCTTATTACAAGCGTTTCGTTATTGGTGTTGACCGTGCTAGGATGAAACTATACGATGTTGAAGATTCTGCACAAAAGAATATTGCAGATTCTGGACAAGATGATGGCCCAGCATTTGATAAATCTTCATTTGGACAAAGGATGAAATCTGCTGGAGATGGGTTTAACTTTTAATAGTTAATGTGATAAAATATTATTTTAGGAGATTAATATGTCAATGAATTGGGTTGCCGACATGGCATCAATGCACCAAAAGTTTGGTGTTAATCCTGTTGTACGAAACTTTGATAAAGAAAAAGCACGTGCATTTCTTGAATTTAGAATTCGATTCCTTCAAGAAGAACTCGATGAAATGCAAAAAGCGTTGAATCAGTTTGATGCTGGTGAGATTGATGGTACTAAAGCCGCAGATGATATTGTTGATGCAGCAATTGATTTATGTGTGGTTGCAATTGGAACACTCGATGCGTATGATGTTAATTCATATACCGCATGGAATCGTGTTTGGGAAAAGAATATGGAAAAGGAAGTAGGTATTAAAGCTTCTCGTCCTAATCCACTTGGACTACCAGACCTCATTAAACCGGAAGGTTGGACTGCACCAACTCACGCAGATAACGTTGGAACTTTGAAAAAGGTATTCGAATAATGATTTCACTCACCGTCTTTAAATCGATATTCGATAATAAGACTGATACACGTGTAGACTTCGATACGTTTGAAAAATTCGAAAAATCGTTGTATCACCTATCAACGCTGCCAGGCTATAAAGCTAAGCGTGGTGAGTTTACAAAGAAAGCATCACCTTTAATTTCTCCAGCAACTTATAAGCCCGATACTACTCGGGCTAATGCTAATGTAATTGAATGGGCAGGTTGGGCTGCCCTTGATGTTGATAATCATAAATTTGATGGAGATCTTGAAAGTGAATTGGCTAGGCTTTACCCTGATACTTATTTTATTTGCTACTCAACTGCTAGCTCTACGATCGATCATCCGAAGTTCCGTTTGGTCTTCCCACTTACAAGAGCTATTAGGTCTGAAGAAATTAGGCACTTCTGGTTTGCGCTCAACACCGAATTTGGCATGGTGGGAGATACCCAGACTAAAGACCTCTCTAGAATGTATTACGTTCCAGCGCAATATCCTAAAGCATATAATTTTATCTTTACTCATCGCGCAGATAGGTATCTTGACGTTGATGTTCTCTTAAGAAAGCATGAATATAATGATAAGTCTACTAGTTCTAATTTTATCGATAGGCTGCCTCCTGAGATTCAAAAGGCTGTCATTGCTCACAGACAAGAAGAACTTGAAAGAGGAAAGCGCGAAATAGAATGGACGTCATACAAAGATTGCCCATTCGTAAATCGTCGTTTAATTCAAGATTATAAACAAATTGCCAATGTCGATGGATCTGGTCGTTATTCGATGATTTACAAAATTATGACTTCGATTGCGTGTAATGCCGTCAAACGTAAATATCCAATTACAGAGTATGAAATAGTAGATCTTGTTCGTGGATTAGATCGTGAGACATCAAACATATATGCTAAAAGACCTCTGAACGTCGAAGCATCTCGGGCGATTGAATTTGCATACCGTAATACTTAAGTATACGGTGTACAAATATTCAAATTTGTGATATAATAGTACTATCTCTGGAGATAATATGAAATTATATGCGCCTGAAGTCATGGATCAATTGTCTGATTTACGTATGACAGTTGACTTCAATAAAGAACATATTGAAGATCTTAAAAAAATGACTGAGAATAACTGGAAGCAAGAAAAGAAACGTCGAGGCAAACGTGACTATGATACTGTGAAAATGCACACAGCAATGGGTTTAGGCTTTGAAAAAGTTCTATTGTCGCTTCCATACTTTGGTGAGGTTAGTGAAATTGTAGAAAATGCAATGGAATTAAATTTCATCGATCGTATGCGCGATTACAAATACTTAATGGGAGAAGGATGTTTTGGACAACAAAAAACTTTCAATCTAAAATATCCTGGTTTACAATGGTATATTAGCTTTAGTCAACTAGAATCATTGTTAAGAAGTGCTCCATTCAATGAACACCTAATGTTAGGTGGTTATAATGAAATTGGACATTTGATTTATGAATATCGTCCTGCATTTCTCATGGATATGAAGTCGGTTATTTCGTATGATTCTAAATACATCACTAAAGCACCTAACAGCAAATATGATAGCTATATTTTTAATTGGCGCAAAGCCGTAGAAGATGGCGTCTGTATTAAATTAATTAAGGAACACCCTCTTCAAGAAAGTAAAAGTTATAAATAGAACAGGAGGAATTTTTATGTTCTATTTAATGATTAAAACACATAATAAAACTAAATTAAAATATCTTTGCAAATGTACTAATAGAGATCCATACAAATATAAAGGTTCCGGAGTTTATTGGAAAAGACATCTCAAAGATCATGGAAGCGATATTACTACCGAAGTGATATTTCAGACTGAAGATTTAAATGAATTTAATTCAGCGTGTTTACGCTATTCTAAAGAATTTAATGTAAAAGATTCTGATGAATGGGCTAACCTAATAGAAGAAAATGGATTAGATGGAGGTACAACTCACACTAACCCGTATTGGCTAAAAGGATTTAAACATTCAAATGAATCAAAAAGTAAAATATCAGAATCTTCGAAAAAGAAAAGAGTACCTCTATCTGAAAACGTTAAACAAAAGATAAGCGATGCTTTACGCGGAAAATCTATAAAATGTTCTCCTAAGGGCGTTGCAAAAACAGAAGAACATAAACGTAAAGTATCTCAAGCTTTAAAAGGAAAGCCTAAGAATTTTTCTAAAAATGGTTTAGAAAATATGAAGACGTCAGTTAGTGAACGCCAAAAAAGAAAATATAAATGTTCAGTTTGTGGTAAAATAGGAAATGCTGGGCAAATCGGTCGTTATCATAAAGAATGTATGAAGGAGTTATCATGGAACAAAATGGAAATCAATCAGAGCGAGCATCAGTAAAAGTTTTAAAAGAAGCAATGGATTTGCAGAATCGAAAGTCACAAGATTATCAGAATCCTTTGAGCCGTGTACGCCAAGCCGATCACTATCCGCGTGGCGTTTATACTATCCTTGACACCATTAATGGCAAGATGCTTCGCATGTATTCTGTATTAGAAACTATGGAACAAGGTGGCAAAGTCAATTTTGAATCTATTGAAGATTCTGCAATTGATATGATTAACTACGCGTCATTTCTTGTTGCATATATGCGTGGTGATATCGATGGTCAAGAAACGGGCAAGGATATCTTCAATCGTCGTGTAAGCAAAGCAACACATCCTACTACAGATTTGTATCCTGCAAAGTTCCGTGCAATCACCAAAGAACAAACAACTCTTGATGCACGCAATTTTACAAATATTGTACCACAGGATGAAGTTGGAAAGTACGTACCTACTGGAAGATTTGAAGAATGAGTTACGATTATTACAATATGAAAACATGTCATGAAATTCGCCAAGAATTCGCTAGACTTTATCGTCAGCAAAAGTTTGTAACAGATAAATCCGGCGTTAAAACCGTTGAAATCATGGGTGCTAGCTTCTGGGCTAATTCACCTATGATCTTTGGTGCAGTCAATGAAGACTACGTTCAACGTGAACTTGACTGGTATAAGTCACAATCCTTGAACGTAAATGATATTCCCGGTGGACCTCCAGCTATTTGGAAACAAGTTGCTGATAAAGATGGAATGATCAACTCTAACTATGGCTGGTGTATCTATTCAGCAGAAAACAATCATCAGTTTGCACACGTTGTAACTGAACTTGAAGAACGTCCAGATTCTCGTCGTGCAACGATGATTTATACACGTCCCACGATGTGGGGTGATCACAATAAGAATGGTCGTTCTGACTTCATGTGTACTAACAGCGTGCAATATATGATTCGCAATAATCGAATCTATGCTATCGTACAAATGAGAAGTAATGATGCATGGGCTGGATATCGCAATGACTATGCTTGGCAGAAATATGTTCTGCAGGAAGTCAGAAATGAATTGCAGTATCGTGGAAAGTTTTATGATTGCGGTGAAATCTTTTGGAATGTAGGTTCACTTCACATTTATGAACGTCAATTCTATTTGCTTGATCATTACATAAAGACGCACGAATTGTCTATAACTAAGGAAGAATATGACAAACGCTATAAGCAAGCGACTGTCTAAATGGGATCAACGTTATGTTGAACTAGCTAAACAAATTTCTACTTGGAGTAAAGATCCAAGTAGAAAGATTGGTGCGGTTGCCGTAGGTTCTAAAGGTCAGATTCTATCGCAAGGATATAATGGCTTTCCACGAGGAATCCTCGATCTTCCTGAACGTTATGAGAACCGAGAGGTAAAGTATAAGCATGTTGTTCATGCAGAAATGAATGTAATCTATAATGCAACGTTCAGCGGCGTTTCTCTTGATGGTGCTTCTCTTTTTGTATACGGTCTCCCAGTGTGCAACGAATGCGCAAAGGGAATTATCCAGGTTGGTATAGAACGAGTTGTCATATATACAGATGAGCTTGTGCCAACGATTTGGACAGATGCTTTTAATTTGACTTGGCAAATGTTTAAAGAAGCAGGTGTAAAATGCAATTGGATTCAAACATGAAATGTTATTGCTATACATGCAAGAGTAAAGAAGTAGACGAAAGAGGATTTTCTCCTGTGATGTATACTTTTATTGTGTGTCCTGAATGTGGTAATAAACGTTGTCTAAAGTCTACAGATCATAATTTCAAATGCACAAATAGCAACGAACCAGGACAAGAAGGAAGTAGATATAAATGAAAATCGCAATTATTATGGGTCGTGGCATCGAAGGATGTGGTGTTACGAAGTTTACTGTTGAACAAACAAAATGGATGGCAAAGAATAGCCATGATTTTGTTGTATTTTCTTCTAAAGATAAATCGTGGACTCGTAAGAATGCCCATGACGTTTCAAATGTAGTGCAACTTAAGTTTGCAAAGCAAGAAGAAATGAATAAACTAATTGAAGGTTGTAATAAAGCCGATGTAGTTATTATCAATAGTCTTCCTTCACTTAGTCATCCCGAAGAAGCAATCAATCAGTTCAAACGATCTCTTGAAGAAATTCAAAAACCAATTGTTCTAGTTCAACACGATCATTCATCTTTATCAATTAAACGTAATGCTGCTATTGAAGAAGCTGTAAAACGTGCTAATATTCTATTTGGTCATAGCGATACAAACGACTTTGCAAAATATGTTGGCGAAGTTACTGGTGGAGGTGGACTTGCCGGATTCTTTGGTGACGATGAATCAAAAACTATATTGAACTTCCAGCCGGGCATTGACTTTGATTCTATTCGCGCTAAGTATTGGCTTGACATTGATCAGACGCGTCCATTAGAACACAAATGGATTGGCCGTACTACAAGTTGGAAAGGCTATGTTCAGATGTTTAAATTCCATAATGAATTCTTACGTCCTGGTGGTTATATCACTACGTTTGAAGGTATTGAAAAGTCTCCAGCTTATCTTGATTTTAGAAAGCTTTCTGAATTTCATGGAATGATTGATAAAGACATCAATACTATTTCACTTGAAAAAGATCAACCAGCATATGTCTTTGGTCCATATATCAATGAACAGATGTTGTACCGAATGGCTTCAACTGGTTTTGGTTATCAGTTATCTATTCTAGATGAACGATTTATTCAACGATCTATTGAATATACACATTGTGAATTGGCTGCTGTTGGTGTAGTACCGGTCTTCCGCAAGTTATATGGTGAACGTTGTACACACCGCAAATATGGTGATAAACTAATCAATTGCAAGAATACTGGAACGATTTGGTTAGATGATACTAATATGCAACCAGCTTATGATTTGGTCAACAAACTAACCAAAGATAAAGTCATGCGAAACGAATATCGTGAAATGGCGTTCGAATTTTACAAACAACATCAAGATTCACAATATACATTTGCAGAAATGATGAAACTTATACAAGATAATCTATGAATATTTGCATAGTTGGCCATGGTGTTGTTGGTAAAGCTGTACAACATGGTTTTACCAACAATTTGACACATCTGTATGTTGTAGATCCTCAGTACGATACATATATAGATTCGTTATATGATTTGTTTAAACCAGACATTGTTTTTATATGTGTTCCAACACCAACTACGAAAGATGGGATAGACTCTTCTATAATTGAAAGTGTATTAAAAGAAATTAGTTTGCGTGAACATAAGCCTATAGTTGTAATAAAGTCTACTGTTACGCCCGATGTTTGTGATAAACTTTCTTCTATATACTCACCTATAGTTTATAATCCAGAATTTCTAACTGAAGCAAATTGTATTAATGATTTTGTTAATCCAAAATTTATTTTGCTTGGCGGTGAAACACGCAACGTATTAGAAGTTGCAGAAGCGTATTCACAATATTCTTTATGCAACCCATGTCCAGTCTATATGGTTGATGAAAAAACTGCGTGTTTGATTAAATATACGTTGAATAGTTTTCTTGCAACCAAAGTTGTATTTTTCAACCAAATGTATGACATATATAAAAAGTCTGGCGCTGATATCACTTGGGAAAATTTTATAAAGATCATATCAAACGATGATCGAATCGGAGATACTCATATGAATGTTCCAGGTAAAGATGGTATGCGTGGATTTGGTGGCATGTGCTTTCCAAAAGACACTAAAGCTATTATTCATTATGCTAAAACAGTGGGTGCACCATTTAGTATTCTTGAAGAAGTTGTTGATATAAATTATAAATTGCGAGATATGAAATGAAACACGCATCTATTGTACCATTAATTGGTGGAGAAACTCTTGGACAAATTAATGCTTTTGGCACAAAGCCTGATTACTTACTTTCGTATACCCCCTTCTCTAATAATGATTCGCACTTGGTTAATTACCTTAAAGATGTTCCTTACATCTTACTCGACCAAGGCAGAACGCATCCTGGGTATGTTGATATTGTTAATGCTGTGTGTCCTTGCGCTGGCCTCAGCTCTTTATCTCCATCGGCAAGCTCAGATTCTGCTGTTAACGACTGGATGATGATCACTGCAAAATATGTACTTGAGGAAATGAAACCTCAAGTATTTTGGGGAGAGAATGCTCCTCGATTTGCAGGTGAAATGGGTAAACCAATCGTTGCAAAATTACATAAACTGGCTCGCGAAAATGGATATACAATGTCCATTTATAGGACTAAGTCCCTATTACACGGACTTAGTCAAGTTAGAGAGCGTTCTTTCTATTTCTTTTGGAAAGGCGATAAGGTACCCATTTTTAAATTCTTTGATGAATATCGTATTAGTATCGAAGATCAAATTAATTTGGTTAAACCTGAGTCTACTCAACAAGAAGTAACTAATAAGAAAATTCCAAGTAAAGATGATCCTTATTATCGATATGTTCTTGAAGTTATGCATAAGGGTATTAGTCATTCTGAATTCCAGAAGACACTAATAAAATCTGCTGATGCAATGCATTATATCGAAGAGAATGGACATAACTATCGTATGCTGAAACCTTTCTTTGAGAAAGAAGGTTATACTAAACTTGCAAATAAAATGGAAGCCATTCAAGCAAAACTTGATGCAGGTGGAAATATTATGAGACGTGCTTCCTATATTCCAAAAGATTATATTGGTGCCTTTGTTGGTCATTTACCAGTTTCGATGACACACCACAGTGAAGATCGATACTTGACTTATCGTGAATGTATGACTATTATGGGTTTACCTCAGGACTTTGAGTTATTGAATCCTGCAAAAAACTTAAATCACGTATGTCAAAATGTACCAGTTCATACCGCTACAGATATGGCCATGGAGATTAAAGCTACTCTAGAAGGTAGACGTGATATGATGAATAGTACATTGATGTATCAGTTTAATCCTCAGAAAACATATGAACTTAGAGATCCAGAAGAATTAAGTAGTTTAGAATCCTTCATGTAATCATCGCCCTTCGGGGCGATTTCTATTTATAAATATAAGTAGATTTATTAATGGAGATTCTATGGCAGCATCAGAAGGCGTAGATCTTGAGTGGTGTATTGTTGAAAAGATAAAAATCAGAAACAATCTACTCAAGAAATACACAAAATCGTATTCAAGTAACATTGACCGTCAGGCTGAGCAGTGCGTTGAGCACATATACAAATTTGCAAAGAATGCTAAAGTTCAAGCTTGGCATTCTGATGATGCTTCCAATCCATTTGGAATAGCAATATATGCTAAACCAGAACCAAAGACCGACATTGTATTGAAAATAGGTAATAAGGTATATTCTACTTCTGTCAAGATGGCAGGTGGTGTACAATTGGCATCCGGTCAAGGTGGATCTACAGCTGAACTCTTTGAGGCAGCTGCTAAAAATATTCCTTCTTCTCAAAAGAGTAAAGTTCTTAAGTCAATCATTGATGAACTTAAAACAATGCCTACGAGACTATTGTCTGAATCAAACAAGGCAAGAATTTTAGAAGAAGCAAAACCAAAAGTTATAGAAGAATTTATTAAGAATGGTAAAATCATTCAAGATAAAAATTATGAATATTGGTTACAAAATAACAAAGAAACACTGATGCAATCTTTGTTAGAATTCATAAATGAAGATAAAGAATTTTTAAAAGCACTTCTAAAAGAAGCTGTTACTGGTGAATTATCACTTGCTTCTTATAGAGGTGCTGTTGCCGATAGTATCATATCACCAAAGGGTTTTTATTTAGTGAATGATACATATATCAACAGTATCATATCGAAAGTCAAGTTTGATATCCGTGGTAAATCAAGAAGTGGTATCACTGGCGTTGCGTTTAGAATAGATTTAAAAGGTTAATACATGTTTGCTACGTTTATAGATTTCTTAACTGAAGAAGCTGCATTATCTTCCAACGATAAGGGTGTTCTTCATGAACTGCTTGTTGGTAAAGAATTAAATAAAGGCAAGCATATGTCTCCTGAAGCAGAGCGTACTCATAATATTATTAAGTCTAAAACTTCTAAAGAAGAATATGATAACGCAACAAAGTTAGCAAAAGGTACTGCTGAACATTTAAGACAAAAGTTTGGCAAAGACATTGCGTCAGCACACTGGTCTTCAAAGCCAGGTGACATTGGTAGAATTACTGGCGTAGAAGAATCGCAACAGGAAAACTCTGCTGATATTATTCTACGTCATAAGAACGGAGCCCACGTTGGTATATCACTTAAGGTTACCAAAAAGAAAGGCGGTAAAGTTCCTGTTGGAAATCCAGGTGCTAAACAAACCGATCAACAACTCGGCACAAACGCTACTCAACATTATGAGAATGCTAGAGCTGCACTTGTTAAGAAGCATAAAGTTCTTCAAGGTAAGACTAATAAAGAAATGAAAGAGATCATTAAGAATGATCCAAAGATCGGCGCAGATGCTCAAAAAATGTCAAATGAAGCTATTGGCAAAATCAGAGATGAATGGCACCATGCACTATCACAGATGCATCCTAAATCTTTAAGCGATCATCTTCGCAATAATTTGTTACATGCTCACGCAACAAAGTTACCTCTATACAAAACCACAACAGGTGGAACTGGTGATGATCATAGTGTAGAAACAGAACATTCTCATACATCACACGATGAAATATTAAATGATCATAAAAACATTACTGTTCATAAAGCAGGTAACAACTCAATTGAATTTAAACACAATGGTAAGACATTCTTACGTCATAGACTTAAACCAGAGAGTACTCCTCTTGCAACTGCACTAAAAGGATCTGCAGAATGAAATCACTGAAATCATTTATAGTTGAAGAGAAGAACACACACATGGAACATGTTGAAGATTTGGTCTTCAACGAAGGCGTTAATGGTACTCGTAAAGCAATTAATTTTCTTAGATCATTAAGAGATATGTTAGCAGGACATTCCAAGTCTCCAATTACTTCTACAGTGAAGTGGGATGGGGCTCCTGCTATTTTTGCTGGTATAGATCCAAGAGATGGAAAGTTCTTTGTTGCTAAGAAGGGTGTCTTCAATAAAGAACCAAAGGTGTATAAGACTGCAGCAGATATTGATGCAGATACGTCGGGCGATTTAGCAGATAAGTTAAAGATCGCATTAAAAGAATTCTCTAAACTTGGCATTAAGTCAGGTGTTTATCAGGGTGATCTTATGTTTACCCAAGGCGATTTGAAAAAGGAAACAATTGATGAAGTTGATTATATTACTTTTCATCCTAATACTATCGTATACGCTGTACCAGCCAATAGCGAACTTGGCAAACGTATTAGAACAGCGAAAGTCGGCGTTGTCTGGCACACTACTTATATTGGAGAGTCCTTCGAATCAATGAGGGCTTCGTTTGGTCATTCAATTGTTTCAAAATTGACACAAGTGTCATCGGTATGGATGGATGATGCAAATTACAAAGATTATTCGGGTACTGCAACCTTTACGGCTGAAGAAACCAAAAAGGTTACAGATGTGTTATCACGCGCTGGTAGTCTTTTTAATTCAATCAGCGCTCAAACTCTTAATGGGATTAGCAGCGATGAAGACCTCCTATTGGCAGTTAAAACCTTTAACAATTCAAAAATTAGAAAGATGGAACAGATTAGTGACACTCGAGCTCACGTCAGAGATCTATTCCACTACATTCACGATAAATACCAAAAAGAAATCGAAAAGAAAAAGACTGCAGCAGGAAAACAGAAACAAGAAGATGCGCGCAAAAGGGTCCTAAGTTTCTTTGCTCATCACGATCAAAATCAGATTGTGGCTATTTTCGATTTAGTTAACTTGTTGGTTGAAACTAAGAAAATGATCATCGAAAAGATGAATCAGGCAGGACATATAAACACTTTCCTAAAGACAGCAAACGGATTTAAAGTAACAGGAGTAGAAGGCTTTGTTGCAATAGATCATCTTAGTGGTGGCGCTGTTAAGATAGTAGATCGCATGGAATTTAGCTATGCGAATTTTTCACCAGAAATTTTAAAGGGTTGGCAAAGATGATTAAATTTTCAGAATTCATAGATGAAGGCAAGCGCGGTCTATGGGATAATATCCACGCAAAGCGCAAGCGCATTAAGAACGGTTCGGGCGAACGTATGCGCAAGCCCGGAGAAAAGGGTGCTCCTACTGCTGCTGACTTTAAAGCTGCAAATGAAGAAGTTGAGCACACTGATTATCTCTTAGAATATCCTGAAGATCTACAGAAGATGAAGAAAGCTGACTCATATAAAGTTGGTGACAAAGTCTTTACAAAAGTTGGTGGCAAATGGCACAAGGGGCATGTCACGACTCCGTTGAATAAAGCTGGTAATCACGGCGTAAAATTTCAACATAATGGGCAAACACACTCTTACGTTAGTTCGCCAGACCAACTTAGATTACACGTTGAAGAAGTTGTGGCGGAAGAACTCTCGGTTGACGAACAATTTGATTTGATTGAAGAAGTTGTAGAAGAACTAGCAATTCAAAATGGAATTGATTCTGAATCTATCTGGGAAACTCTAGAATCAGTTGATGACACAGAACTTCTAGAATATGCTATAGATAAGAAAGGCCATAAGTCTTCTACTGGTGGTCTAACACAAAAAGGTGTAGATGCTTATAATCGTAAGACTGGTGGAAATCTTCAAACGGCTGTAACAACTCCTCCATCAAAGTTAAAACCAGATAGCAAAGCTGCTAAGCGCCGCAAGTCTTTCTGCGCTCGCATGGGCGGAGTCAAAGGACCTATGAAAGATGAGAAGGGTCGTCCAACACGTAAAGCATTAGCTCTTAGAAAGTGGAATTGTTGATGTTAAGCTTTAAACAATTTAATGAAGAAAATAATATTGGTTATGAAGGTACTGATAAACTTACACAACATCGTAAGAAAATGACACCTGGAGAAAAGCCAGAAACTCCTAATATGTTACCTAGTTATGAAGAATCTGAAAACATAAAAACAGATAAATAACTAATAATCTTATTAATTGATGGAAGCTAATGAAACAATTTAAACAGCTCATTAAAGAGCTACCCTCTAAAAAAGTAGTGTTTGCTTTCGGTCGTTTTCAACCGCCAACGACCGGACACGAGTTATTGGTAAACGCTGTCAAAAAGATCGCTTCTGCACAGAAAGCCGATCACGTCATATTTGCTTCCCGCACACAAGATAAGAAAAGCAATCCACTTCCAGTGGATCGTAAGGTGTACTACCTTAAAAGAATGTTTCCAAATACTAACTTCATTGCTGCTAATGAAGAGATTAGAACATTCATGGAAGCAGCAAAGGCTTTATCTAAAAAGTATAAAAATCTAGTAATGATTGCTGGATCTGATAGAGTTCCAGAATATAAGAAACTATTAGATCGTTATAACGGCGATGTATTCCACTTTGATACTGTTGAAGTAGTATCTGCGGGTGAACGTGATCCAGATGCCGATACTGCGTCGGGTATGTCTGGTACGAAGATGAGAGAAGCTGCAAAGAAGAACGACTTTGCATTATTCAAAAAAGGATTACCGCATACTCTAACTGAACTTGATGGCAAACGCCTGATGAATGAAATTCGTCAAGGCATGGGTATGGATATTGTTAAAGAACAAGTAAAGTTTGAAACAGATGATATTCGTGAAAAGTATTTCTCAGGTGATATCTTTCACGTTGGCGATATTGTCGAATCAAATGGTGTAGTTTATCAAATCGTTAAGCGTGGTTCTAATCATCTATTAGTAGAAGACGAACAGGGTAATAAGATTAGTAAATGGCCACAAGATTTACAGGAATCTACGAAAGAATTTAAAGGTCTAAACGAAATGTTAATCAAGTCAGCTGATAAGTTAAAAGTTGCACGTATCATTGCATCTTCTCTAGGTATGGAAGATGTTGATGAAAAGACTGGTGCAGAACAAATGGTTAATGTTTCTCTTCGTAAAATTAAGAGCAAGAATTTAACACCCGAAGCATGGAAGATTCTTGGCAATATGCTTAAACTTGCGACAGATGCAGGTATTAAATATGATTCATCTATCATTCCAGAAACTAAATTCAAAGTAATGGGTTTAGAGGAAGAAAAAGAATCAGAAGAATATGTCGAAATGGAAGACAATGATATCGATGATATGATCAATGGACTTACAGATGACGATTATCTGGAAGCATATGATGATGAAGAGTTGTCAATCGTAGACGATGAAACCGGTGAACATATTGCAGAGCTTAAAGAAGAAGTGATAAATGAAGTTCTTTCTAGAGCAGAACGAATTCGTGCTAAAATAAGATTTGCTCGTTCAGAAGCAAAACGCGAACGTAAAACTAAAATTGCTCTTAAAACACGTTCTAATACGGCAACATTAAATACAAGAGCACGTCGTCTAGCTATTGTTACTATGAAAAAGCGTTTAGCTAAGAAGCCTCTTGATAAGTTATCAGTCGCTGAAAAGGAAAGATTAGAAGCTACTATTGCTAAACGTAAAAAGATAATTGATCGTATTGCAATGCGTTTAGTTCCTAGAGTTAAGAAGATAGAGAACGATCGTCTTAGCCATAAAAAATATACAAAATAAGGATTCTTGAAATGGATTTAGTTGTTTCAATGAGAAAGTGTTTAGCTAATACTTTCGTCTTTTACTTTAAAGCTCATAGTTTCCATTGGAATATTGAAGGAATTAATTTTCCTACATATCATTCTTTCTTTGGTGATTTATACGAAGATCTTCATGGAGCAGTAGATCCATTAGCAGAAGAAATTAGAGCATTAGATCAATATGCTCCACTTGGTATCAATGATTTATACCGTGATGCAACTATTGCTGATAGTAATTTAAAAGGTGATCAAGTAAAAGAAATGTTAACTGCAGCGTTAAGCGATAATGCTACAGTTTTAGAATGCTTGAATACTTCATTTACATTAGCATCTAAAGAAAATAAACAGGGATTGGCTGATCTATTAGCCGGTCGTATAGACATTCATAAGAAACACGAATGGATGCTCCGTTCTTGTTTAAAAGGAGCATAAATATGGCAGATAGAGAAGAAGTGCAGGATACATCTGACTATAAATTAGATAAGCACGGGAAAAAAATCAAAGCACATCGAATCATTTTCAATAAAGGTGAAGACGATGGTACTAAAGGGGTTTCAGAACAAATGAAAAAAACGTTTAATCAATTCTTAGAACAACATACTTCTAATCTTACAGAAGAACAACTTAACGAAATTGTCCTAGAATTACAAGAAGCACTAGGTGCTGATGATTCTGCTGGTAAGTGGATTAGTGATTTTGTACATTCTGATAATCCAAAGTTTGCCGGTAAGTCTAAAGAGAAGCGTAAACAAATGGCTCTTGCAGCATACTATGCTAAGCAACGCAATGAAGAAGTTGAGTTAGACGAAACTGCTTCCGGTGGTCCATTGGGTTATCTTAGTCCAGAAGAACGCGCTAAAGAAGTAGCTCGTCGTAAAAAAGCACTTAAAGCAAATGAAACACCTGCTAGCAAGCGCTTTCTTGATAATGCAATGAAGAACATCAAACCAAAAAACGAAGAAACCGAAGTTCAAGAAGAGCTTAAGGGTAACCAACACAAACTTGACAAGAATAAGAATGGTAAACTTGACAAACATGATTTCAAGTTACTTCGTAAAGAAGAGCAAGAACTTGATGAAGCTGTGACTGTTAAGAAAGACAATTATAGTTGGGGCAAGATGGTAACAGTTCATCATGGGTCTGAAACTTCTTATCCATTGCACCCAGAACACCAAGAAGCTATTAAGAAATTAAAAGATGGTGAACATACATCTTTTAAAGATGAAACTAATCGCAAAGTAACTGCTCACCGTGAAGGCGATAAAGTTCATTTATCAGGCGCAGGTACAAATAAAAGGACTACAGTTTCTCATAGTCACTTTAGCGAATCAGTGTTTGATTGGAAAAACAACAAACGTGAAACATCTGATAAGTCTACTACTATGACTAAGCATGATGTAAAGAAAACGTCTACTGGTACAGTATACACTAAACAACGCGACGCTGATGGTCATAGTAAAGAATTTAATCGTAGTGGCGAAGCAGCTAAGAAGCGCGGCCGTGGTCGTCCTAAGAAGAATAGTTTTAGTGAAGCAGTAGAGTTCTTAATGACTCTTTCTGAAGAGCAATTTGATGATTTTATGTCAGAAGGATTTGATTCTTTCTTTGAAACGTATGATCAATTAGACGAAGTAAGTAAAACTACTTTAGTGTCATATGTTAAGAAGGCAACAAACGGAATGTCCGGAGTTGCCATTAATGCTCACCAAGCAGGTGGCGCAAACCCTGGATCTAAAGAAAGAAAAACTTTCTTAGCAAAAGCAAACAAACGTATCGATGGTATTGCTAAAGCAGCCGATCGTTTAGGTAAATAATTTTAAGGAGAAAACTCATGGCACTATGGGGTAAAACAGACGCATCTGGTAGCAAACCAAAATTTTTAAATGCTACAGACGCAGCTAAAGCGGTATTTGTTTCTGCAGAAGAAGCAGTACTTAAGACTAACAAAGACAAGGGTATCCTTGGCGCAGGTTGGTGGTTAGTAAACGAATATACTGATGCAGCAGGTGTAACTCGCTATAAGAGTGAACACATCATTGCTATGTCAGTTGCTAATGCTGTTTCTGGTGATGCAGCAGACGATGCTAAAGTCGCTGACATTGAAATCGTTATTACCATTGGAACTCAACCAACAGCACAATCTGCAGTTGCTGGTGAAGCAACTTTCACTGTTGTAGCTTCCGTAAACTCTGGTGCTGTAACATATCAGTGGCAGAAGAAAGAATCTGGCGCAACTCGTTGGACAAACGTTTCGGGCGCAACATCTGCTTCATTAGCTCTTACTGGTCTAACAGCTGGTGCAGACAATGGTGATCAATACCGTGTTGTTCTAGGTTCTGATTCTGGTGCTAAGAAAGTTAATTCTGACGCAGCAACTCTAACTGTTGCTTAATAGTAGGGGCGCAAGCCCCTTAACATTATGGTATTAACTGATAGTAATTTTCTACTCTATGCTATGCATCACTACGATAATATCCAGTGTCATAGCATAGAAGAGTTTGAAGAAGATCTTAGAAAATTTTTATATCTTAAAAAACTGTTTAGTAGATATAAGAACAATGGAGAATTAAGAGAAAGACTAATTCTTAATCACATAATTGTTCTATACAATATATTTGGAGATGCAGCAACTGAGATGTTATTCTTTAGACTTAAGGAATATAAATCTGAGTTATCTACATTTCTGGTTTATCTCAATAGAATGCCAGACGATAAACTTATAGACATCAATATAGATATTGATATAGCAAACGCGTTAAGGAAGATTTAATGTCAACTATAGACAACTTACTAGCTTTTAGAATTCTCTATATGTTGGTTACACCATTTGATAAGACAGATGCATATACGTTTGGAATTATTGATAAAGATGGTAACCCACTTAAGAAATCTAAAGACTTAAAAACAAGCGAAGAAAAAGATTCGTATAACAATCTGACTCGCCTTGTATTTTCCTTAAAGAGATTATTGGCTAAAGTTCCAGGTGGAAAGAGTCAATTAGCTTCTATTGTAGCAGCATATTGGCTAATTAAAGAATCTCATAATAAACGTACAGTTATACGTGAAGAAGAGTTAATGTCAATGATTGACTTATTAGAAGATAAGAAATTGACATTAGTCGAAGAACAACTTCTTATTGAGAAATTTATTTCACGATTAGAAGAAGAAGGTGTTGCAATTGCAAACACAACCGGTTCCGCTACAGCAACTGATCAACCTGTCGTAAAAGTAAAAAACGGAAAACCTGTTTCTGGCGTAGTAGGTATGTTCCGTCGTAAAAAATCTATTCAAGTGGGGCAATAATGCTAAGTTTTAAAGAAGCATACTATATGGGTAAACACCGTTCTGCTGCATGGCATGCAGATGGTGGCGCTAACGACGAAGGACACAGCGGCTCACGCTTTCGTGAAGTTCATAAAGTAACAATCAATGGACGCCATTGGAAAACATTTGGTTCACATAGTGATGCAAAAAGAGCGCATGATGCAGTAAAGAAAAAATATCCAGATAAGTCTGTGTCTATGCACAGAACTTATGTTGAATCTGTTGATATGTGCAATGTTTGTGGACAAACGCCATGTAATTGTACACATATCGAAGAACAAAATATTACAGAATTGTCTTCAGATCTTCTTCAACGTTATAAAGATGAAGCAATGAAATCAGTAGATAAGTTGACTTCTAAAGGAAAGCACAAAGAAGCTAATGATAGATTATTAGCTCACATGAAAGCTACTGGTAAACAAATAGAAAAGACTACTGCAGAAATTCGTAAAGCTGTTGGCAAGTAATGTGGATTATTAACTTCTTACCTTATTGGATTTTTCATGTTATATTAGGCATTGGTCTAATAGGGTTAGCTTCTACGTATTTGTTACGATTCATTCCAATTCCAGCAATATACATGTATAAGACTCCAATACAATTGGGGTCTATTGTTATAATTGCATTTGGTGTTTATATGTCTGGTGCAATATCAAATAATAAAGCATGGGAAGAACGTGTTAATGAACTACAGAAAAAAGTAGCAGAAGCAGAAGCTAAATCTTCACAAGAGAACGTTAAGATAGTAGAAAAGATTGTCACTAAAACAAAACTAGTTCAAGTTAAAGGCGAAGAGATAGTTAAATATATTGACAGAGAAATTGTGAAATATGACGATCGCTTTTCTAAAGGCAGTCAGTGTGAAATTCCAAAAGAATTTTATGAAGCTTTGAATAAGGCAACGGAGACACCTAAGTGAATAATAAGATCATCATACTTGGATTATTATTTTTGACTGGCTGTACTACAGTGCCAGTAGAACGTAAATTTCCTGAAGTTCCAGAAAGTTTAAAAACTGTATGTAAACCCTTAAAGAGTCTTAGTGAAAATGACAATTTGAGTCAAATTGCTAAAACAATTTCGGAGAATTATTCTCTTTATCATGACTGCGCTATAAAACAAGAAAGTTGGATTGATTGGTATAATTCACAGAAGAAAATATTCGATGGAGTTAAATAATGGAGTTAACATTACAACAATTAAAACAATTGCTCCCCAAAAACCCGTATGTCGATCATTGGCATTTGGCTTTAACGCAATTACTTCCAGATTATGAGATCAATACCCCTCAGCGCATTGCTGCGTTTATTGCGCAGTGCTCTCATGAATCTGGTGGATTCATGGTACTTAAAGAAAATCTAAATTATCGTGCAGCAACATTGAGAAAGATTTTCCCTAAGTATTTCCCTACTGATGAAATTGCAAATCAATATGCATCTCTTCCAAATAAACAAGAGGCTATTGCTAACAAAGTATATGCAAATCGTATGGGAAATGGACCTGAAGAATCGGGAGATGGATTTAGATATTGCGGTCGTGGATTAATTCAACTTACTGGCAAACAGAACTATACTTGGTTTGCAGCATCACTAGGAATTCCAGTAGAAGAAGCATCTGAATATCTTCAAACTTTTGAAGGTGCAGCTCAGTCTGCATGCTGGTTTTGGGAAACAAATAACTTGAATCAATGGGCTGATAAAGGCGACATTGTGACATTGACAAAGCGTATCAATGGTGGCACCATTGGTCTTGATGATAGAATTAAACATTATGAACATGCCCTACACGTTTTAGGAGCATGATATGAATACTGATTTACGTTTAGCAAAATGGTTACTTATATTAGTATTTGTTCCATTAGGTTTAGCATTTTGTGGTGGAGATCGTTTTAGATATCCATGTCAAGATCCAGCAAACTGGGATAAAGAATTTTGTAAACTACCAACATGTGATGTAACAAGAACGTGTCCTGAGCAAATCTTTAAAGGTCAACGTGATCCTAGATTAGGACCTCCTCCGGTGAATAAAGATGGTAGTACTAATGCTCAATTTACTGCACCGCCGGGAGTTAACTGTGGAAAATAATTTTATGTATACTGAAGATCAATTAATGGCTCGTTTACGCTTTTTCATCGGCGTATGTTTAGCCTTAACATTAACTGGAATTGTGTTCGTTGTATTATATTCTCTAATATTTGTTACACAACCTCTTAATGCAATTTCTCCAATCGATCAAAAATTCTTTGAATTGATTGTTCCTATTGCAACATTCTTAACCGGTACTCTATCTGGTATTATGTTAGCTGGAAACGATAAAGCTGCTCAAGCTGAAGCTATGAAAGCTGCTAATAAAGGATGGGATCGTCCTCCAACAAACCCAACACCTCCAGCACCTATGTCATTTGCTCCTACTGGAATGTATGGACAACCTAATATGATGCAACAACCAGTACAGAACGTTGTTGCTGGCTATGGAGGACGATTAGCTCCTCCACCAGCTCCACAACCAGAGTTATAATATGTTAAGCACAATGTTAAAAGATGGACAGAATGGATCTCTTAGTAGTAAGAGAGTAATTACCTTTTTGGCTTTTATATTGTGCGCTATTGCATTTATTTCTAATCTATTTTTTGGTTACAAGATAGATTCATTTTTATATGAATCTATGTCATATATTGTTATGGCAGGTCTTGGTGTAACTGTTGCAGAAAAGTTTTCAACTAAACCAAATCATCAAATAGAGCCAATAAATAATTACAGTCGATTATATGGCACACCATTGCCAAAACAAAGGGAACCTCTATTATGAAGAAATTATTCTTAGTAACACTTTTACTAACTGCTACTGCAGTTTTTGGTGCAGAAACACAAAAAGTTTGCATTGATAAAATGACAAAAGATGGAAAGGTTGTAATGGACAAAGCTGGCAAACCGGTTCAGGAATGCAAGCAAATGAAAGTCCATAAGAAACTTGAAGGAACAAAAGTTCCTGAAAAGAAATAATACAATTCATATATTAATAGAGTACGTGTCATGGATATGCCAGAAAGAATTGCAAAATTGGAAACACAAGTAGAAGCCATCAAAGAAGATGTCTCCGAATTACGTGGAGACGTAAAAGAAATTCATTCTAGAATTACTACAGGAAATCGCGAAATCTTAGAAAAGATTGATTCGATGGAAGTAAAATTAGAAGAAAGAATGAAAGTTGGAGCAATTGCTGCAAAGGAACAACATGATGAAATTCAACGTGCTGTTCAAGCTGACATAAAAGAAGTTACCCAAAGAGTTGACGTTTTAGAACGTTGGCGTTGGATGATTGTCGGTGGCGCTATTGTTTTAGGTTATATTATTGGACATTTAGAAATTTTTAGCAGTTTATTTGGAATAAAGTAATTTACAAGATCTCATGATTGATATATAATGGTATTAGTGATTACACAATGGAGATCTAAGTGCAAGTTAAATTAATTTCTTATTCAAAACCTTCCCGAGAGCTCGTTAATGACGGGCTCTATGACGTTCAGGAACTCATTGCTTTTTGTGCTAGAGTTTCAAATCCGTCAAATCAGTTTAATACTGAAACATCAGAAAAGCTTATCAAATACTTGGTAAAGCATCAACATTGGTCTCCTCTAGAAATGGTATCTGCATGTATAGAGGTTACCACAACACGTGATATTGCTCGTCAAATTCTTCGTCATCGTTCGTTTTCATTTCAAGAATTTTCACAGCGCTATGCTGATCCTACAAAAGATCTAGACTTTGTTCTCCGTGAGGCTCGTCTACAAGATACTAAAAATAGACAAAATTCTATTGAAACGAGTGATGCAGAATTACAGGCTTGGTGGAATGCTAAACAGCAATTCCTTATTCAATACGTTAAAGAGGTATATGCAGATGCTCTCAGAAAAGGTATTGCAAAAGAACAAGCCCGTGCTATTCTACCTGAAGGATTGACATCGTCTCGTATGTATATGAATGGTACTCTACGTTCATGGATTCACTTTATTCAAGTGCGTTCTGGCAATGGTACTCAAAAAGAGCATATGGAAATTGCAAGAGAAGTAGCAAAAGTTATTGCTGAAATCTTTCCTCTTGCAAATGAATTTGTAACAGAATAAAAAGGATAAAAAAATGGAAGATGTCGTTCACGGCATCAGGGTTGACTATTCTCGTGATAGTCTCTTTGATGAACTCGGTAAGATTAGACTAAAAGAATCGTACATGCGAGACGATGAAACGTCTCCACAGGAAAGGTTTGCATATGTTAGCAGCAAGTTTGGAAGTAATCCTGATCATGCTCAACGTTTGTATGACTATAGTAGCAAGCACTGGCTTAGCTATTCTACTCCTATTTTATCTTTTGGTCGCAGCAAGCGTGGTTTGCCCATTAGCTGCTTTCTCAACTATATTGAAGACACAGCGGAGGGTCTAGTTGATAACCTTAGTGAAACTAATTGGCTCAGTATGCTTGGTGGTGGCGTGGGTATCGGCTTTGGTATACGTTCGTCGGATGATAAGAGTACGGGCGTTATGCCACACCTCAAGATCTATGATGCGTCGTCATTGGCCTATCGTCAAGGCCGTACTCGCCGTGGAAGTTACGCTGCTTACCTCGATATTAGTCATCCTGACATTATTCCTTTCCTAGAAATGCGCAAGCCTACGGGCGATCAAAATATGCGTACTCTAAACATGCACCATGGAGTTAATATTCCTGATGCATTTATGGAAATTATTGAACGTTGTATGTTAGATCCAAATGCTAATGATGATTGGCAACTGATCGATCCAGCAAGTAACGAAGTGCGTGAAGTAGTATCTGCAAAAGAATTATGGATGAAATTGCTTGATTTGCGTATGCAAACTGGCGAACCATATCTACACTTCATTGATGAATCTAATAGACAACTACCACAATGGTTGAAAGACAAAGGATTGAAAGTTCATCAATCAAATCTTTGTTCTGAAATTATTTTGCCAACCAATGAAAAACGTACTGCGGTATGCTGTTTATCATCTCTTAACTTAGAATATTACGATGACTGGAAAGACGATAATCTTTTCCTTGCTGATATTGCAGAAATGCTTGACAATGTTCTTCAGTATTTTATTGATCATGCACCTACCGCAATCGAAAGAGCAAAATATTCCGCAATGCGCGAGCGATCAATCGGCATCGGTGCGTTGGGTTGGCATGCCATCTTGCAAAAGAAAAACATAGCATTCGAGTCTGCGCTAGCAAAATCTCTTAATATTCGTATTTTCAAAGGTGTCCGTGAAAAACTTGATATTGCAAATAAAGCTCTTGGATTGGAAAGAGGCGAAGCGCCTGATGCTAAGGGTACTGGTAATCGTTTCAGCCATCTTATGGCAATTGCTCCCAATGCTTCATCTTCCATTCTTATGGGCAATACCTCTCCTAGTGTTGAACCTTATCGGGCTAACGCTTATCGCCAAGACACTTTATCGGGCTCTAAGTTAAATAAAAACAAATTCCTCGATAAAATTATTCAAAAGCATGCTGAAATTCATTCAGAAGGATGGGCTGATGAAGTATGGCGTTCGATTATTGCCAATGATGGAAGTGTTCAGCACCTTGAATGGCTCGGCGAACATGAAAAAGAAGTATTTAAGACTTCTATGGAGATTGACATGCGCTGGCTCATTGAACATGCTGCTGATCGTCAAGAGTATATAGATCAAGCACAGTCTTTAAATTTATTCTTTAGACCAGATTCGCATATTAAATATATCCATGCTGTTCATTTCTTAGCATGGAAGAAAAAGTTAAAGACTTTGTATTACTGCCGTTCTGAAAAGATTGGTAAAGCTGATAAAGTTCACAAGAAACTTGAACGTGAAATTATTAAAGAAATTGATATAACAGCAGTCGCTCAAGGAAACGATTGCATTGCATGTGAAGGATAAAATATGAATATTAATGTTGGTGTACACACCTTATGGCCTTCTATTATTCTAGAACTTGACTATGGAGTGAGATTGCATAGACAACTCGATGAAACTTTTAATAAAGTTGAATTTGAACCTACGCCATCCGAGTGGGGTAGAACTCACAAAGTTTCCAAACGTCAAACTCAATATTGGTCTGATGACGTGATTAGTCAATTTGGTTTAACAGATTTTGAAAAAGAAGTTGATTCAGTTGTTCGTCAATATGCTGCGATGAACAATATGCAATATACTACATATAAAAGAACTTCGTGGTTTACAGCTTATGACAATGGTGATTATGCGCATATACATAATCATCAGAGTGCTTCTATTTCTGGATGTTTCTATTATAAAACTACTGGAGAAGATGGTAATATTTTCTTCACAAGTCCTGTTCCAGAAATGCGTTCTGCACCAGCCTGGGCGAATATGGGCAATAGACATGTTTTCCAAGTAAAAGAAGGAAAAATGTTAGTTTTCCCTGGTTGGCTAAATCATGGTGTGATGACAAATGAAACAGACACTCGTAGAATCAGTTTAGCATTTAATGTTGAATTTAATTATTTTGATACAGATGAATCAATTAAACAAGATTCCGATGGAGAATGAAAATAGTAAACAGGAAACGCATAGACCGTATGTTTGGTGGTCTATGCGTATTGTAGAAATGATAACCTGCATTCATATTATTGCAGGAGTATGGAGGCACTGGTAATGGACGCATATAACATCTACCATATTATAAAAAGACTTTGGTCTGAATATGTGAATAAAAGTAGCGGAACTTTAATTAAATCACAAGATGCAATCAAAGTGTGTGTATGGACTGATGATGGATATCGTGAAGTTGTCAATGTAATCTATAACGAAAAATATAAATTTATTGAATTAGAATTGGATCAAGAATGAAAGAAGTATTAAAATTTTCCGCAAGTTGGTGCGGTCCTTGTCAAATGTTATCAATGACATTAAAGGGCATCGAAGACAACACAGTTCCAGTACAAGAAATTGATATTGATGAACAATTGGATTTGGCTGCACAGTATAACATCAGAAGTGTTCCAACTATGATTATGTTACAAGATGGCGTTGAAGTAAAACGCGTTTCGGGTGCTTTGCCTGCTAATAAAGTTAAGGAATTTTTAAATGGTTAAGCAAAAATCCAACCTAATGGATGAGCGTAATAGCTTTAAACCATTTAACTACCCTTGGGCGTACGATGCTTGGTTAAAACATGAACAAGCACATTGGCTACACACAGAAGTACCAATGGCTGAAGACGTTAAAGACTGGAAGAAGAAACTAACTAAGGAAGAAAAAGAATTCCTAACAAACATCTTCCGTTTCTTTACACAAGGTGATATTGACGTAGCTGGTGGATATGTTAGGAACTATCTACCATACTTTCCACAACCAGAAGTGCGCATGATGTTAATGGGTTTTGCAGCACGTGAAGCACTACACATAGCTGCGTATTCTCACTTGATTGAGACACTTGGTTTGCCAGAAACTACTTACAATCAGTTTCTCGAATATCAAGAAATGCGTGACAAACACGATTACGTTCTAGATATTAGTTCTAAGAATGGCACTGTCGAGTCTACGGCTACACATATTGCAGTATTCTCTGCTTTCACTGAAGGCATGCAATTATTCTCATCGTTTATCATGTTGCTAAACTTCCCTCGTCATGGTATGATGAAGGGTATGGGACAGATTGTTACTTGGTCTATTGTTGACGAAACAATGCACGCTGAGAACATGATGCGCCTATTCAAAGAGTACATCAAAGAAAATCCAGAAATTTGGAATGATGAATTAAAAGGAAAAATTTATACGATCGCTGAACGAATGGTAGAACTTGAAGATAAGTTTATCGATCTTTGCGGCGAAGCACGTGACTTGAAGAAAGAAGATGTCAAGACCTACATTCGTTATATCGCAGATCGTCGTCTTATTGGTCTAGGTATGAAAGGTATCTTTAAAGTTAAGAAAAATCCACTTCCTTGGGTTGAGGAAATGATTAACGCTCCAACACATACTAATTTCTTTGAGAATCGTGCAACAGATTATGCAAAGGGTGCTTTAAGTGGATCGTGGGATGACGTTTGGGCTAAGGAGGCATAATGGCTGTAAAACATTTCGATTGCGACGGTTGTGGCGCACATGGTAAAATTACATTTAAAACAGACGATGAATTTAGGACGTCTGATGTGGCGTATTGTCCCTTCTGCGGAAGTGACATTTATGAAGATGAGGAATACGATGACGAAGAAGATCAGTAAGGTAATCATCTATTATGAAGACGGAACTTACGAAGAAATTACGCATAGCGTATCTCGTGTACAGGATGAAAAGGATAAAGGTAATGTTAGCCCAAGTCCTGTAACGCCAGATCTTAGACCTGATTATTATATTTTGCGTGATTGGAAAGATCCATACGAACCACCATATACAGTAACATGTGATAATACAAGTAATGTGCCATTAGTATATAACATTGCATCTTCTACAAGTGATGTTCAAGAATGGCGATTCACTTCTACTGGTAATGCCGGCGTACTGAATAAATATACCATTACATCAACTGGTAATGGTAATGTGGATTTATCAAAATAAAGAATTTACTGAAGATCAAATAGACAAATACTTAGGCTTTGTCTATTTGATCACAAATAAGTTAAATGGAAGAAAGTACATAGGAAAGAAACTCTTTTGGTTCTCTAAGACAAGAACAGTCAAAGGGAAAAAGAAGAAAGAGAAAGTTCTTTCTGACTGGCAACAATATTGGTCTTCATCAGAAGAACTAAAGAACGACGTCAAATCTCTGGGTGAAGAAAACTTCACTCGAGAGATTCTTTATTTGTGCTCAACAAAGGGCACGATGTCGTATCTAGAACTCCGCGAACAAATTGATCGTCGTGTTATGGAAACAGATGATTACTATAATGCTTTCGTTGGAGGAAAAATACACAAAAAACATGTTAAGCTATGATATATTTTCTATTATTCAACGCTATTGCGCTCTCAATAACTGCAGAATATTATGCTATCATGGGATTGATGGCAATATTTTCGGGATCTCCTATAGCTATTGCTATCATGGGAGGTACTTTAGGTCTTTCTAAGATTCTAATAACATCTTGGTTATATAGAAATTGGAAGCAAACTAGTATTTTACTAAAAGTTTACTTTTCAATTGCGGTATGTATTCTTATGCTTTTAACAAGCATGGGAATATTTGGTTACCTATCTAAAGCTCATTTAGATCAAGGTGTTGTGTCAGGCGATGTAACTGCAGCAGTTGCACTCATTGACGAAAAAATTAATATACAAAAGGAAAATATAAATGCAGCTCGTAAGACAATTTCTCAACTGGATTCACAAGTTGACGCAGCCCTCAGTAGGACAACTGACGCCGCCGGAGCCGATCGTTCCACAGCTATTAGAAGAAGTCAAGCCAAAGAACGAGTCAAACTCATCGAAGAAATCTCAACCGCCCAAAAAGAAATCGCAAAACTCAACGAACAGAGGGCGCCCATCGCAGTCGAACTCCGCAAAGTCGAAGCCGAAGTCGGTCCCATCAAATACATCGCAGCGTTCATCTACGAAGACAGCGCCGACCAAAACTCGCTCGAAAAAGCAGTCCGTTGGTTAATCGTACTTATCGTGTTAGTGTTTGATCCATTAGCAGTATTGATGTTTATTGCCGTGAATCAAACACTCGCTCAACAAAAACCACAAAAAGAAGAAACTATCATAAAAGAAGTGATTGATGCAGTTCCAAACAATGATATGGAATTTAATTCTGGTATTAGAGTAGATGATCAAATCACTATTGAAAAATGGTGATTTGATTGTACAAACTTTTGATAGTACAGTATAATGTATCTTCAGGATACAAACTATAAAAGAAAACAAAAGTATACAGTTCCCAATAAATCCTAGATGTGTTATAATCTAGGTATGAACTTAGTAGAACACCTCAAATCTAGACATCTAGACTTAGAATTACACCGGCCAGTCGTCAACGACACCGAAGGTGTAGCTACATTTTATCTCTGGAATCTCTCGGGTCAGTTGGTCGGTTACCAACAATATAGACCTCTTGGAGAAAAGAAACCCCAAAACAATCCTAAAGAAGGTAAGTACTTCACTTATCGTAAACAACCTACACTCGCTGTTTGGGGTGTTGAAAGTTTAAAGTATCCCGGAAGTGTCTTCGTTTGCGAAGGTGTCTTTGACGCATGTCGGCTTACTGAAAAAGGCTGTGCTGCTGTTGCAGTTCTATCTAATAACACTGGATGGGATTTGCAAAATTGGCTTAGCATGTTGAATCGTCGAGTTGTTGCAGTTTGTGACAATGATGATGCAGGTCGCAAATTAGCTAAGTTTGGTCATGAAGCAGTCTTCACTTATGAAAAGGATCTAGGAGATTCTAGTGAAGACTATGTCAATTCTTTGGTGTTACATTATGCATAAGAAACTTGATCGTTGTAAAGATTGTATGTCGTTTGTTTCTCATAAGAATAAAAAGAATCTAACAGAAGCACAAAAGCGACATGACTATTGGTGTTGTGCTAAAGGAAAGAAAGCAATAGACAGTATTGCTCTTTGTATTGTACATGATTTAAAAAGAACTAAGGAATGATATGAGTGGTGGTCATTTTGATTACAAGCAATATCAAATTGAATATATTGCTGATGAAATAGAGCAATTGATTCTAGACAATTATTCTGAAGAACTCAATGAATGGGGTGATCGGAAAGGTAGATTCTATTCGGAGGAAACTCTTATGGAATTTAAAGATGCACTATGTACATTGCGTCAAGCTAAAATTTATGCACAACGTATTGATTGGTTAGTATCCGGTGATGATGGAGAAGATAGTTTCCATCGTCGCCTTAAAGAAGAATTAGACAAATTATCATGTTCAAAGTAATAGGTAAAGAAGAAACATTGAAGGTTCTTACTCTTGCTGAAGCAATGAATGTTGCTAAGCACATGAATGAATTCGTAAGAATTGTTGGTGAGGACTTTGAAGTCGTTGGTATCTTTGGTGCAGATTCTATTAAAGAAGGAGTTTGTCCAGATGGTATTGATTATGATTGGAGAAAGCGTCGATGAGTTTTACTGAATCAGATAAACTTAAAATCCTTAAGTTAAAATCGGGAATTGCTTCTTATTATAATCTTCAAATGAAGAAAATTGGAGATCGTCAATTAGAAGCTCTTTTCTTTGAGAATTGCGTTATCAGCGGTGGTATCTCATGTTCAGTGTTTCATGAAACTGCTATTAATGATATCGACATCTACGCAAGATCTGCAAAGGCTATGATTCTTATTAAAGATTATATCATTAATTCAAAAAAGAATATTAAGACGTTTGCAACGTATTCAATCGATCCCGCAACAGGCGACAAACTTGTTACACAAGGCGCAAATCCTGCGATCACAGTTAATGCAGTAACTCTTACAAATGACGTGCAATTTATTTACATGGATACGTGGGATAACTGCAAAAGCAAATTTGATTTTATTCACTGTCAACCTCATTATGATTTAGCTACACAGAAGTACTTTATTTCTAAAGCTCAATATGACTCTATCAAATCTAAAGAATTAGTAACGACAGGATTAGTTGAAATTAAAGAAAATAGACGTGACAAATATCTAAAACGTGGTTGGAAAGAGCAATTTAAATCAGCTGAATTTAAGTCCAATGATATTGGAGAAATTGGAATTATTGCTCAGGAAATTTCACAAATAATCCCATCTGTGATAAAATAAACCTATGGGAACTCTTACTGATTATTTTGCAAAGAACGCTTACAAACACACCTATGATATTGGCGATCGTGTTGAAGGCAAGTGGAATGGTATACCATTTGTAGGATCTGTTGGAAATGATAGGTTTGTTAATGAAGATGATGGACCTGAAGTTACTATTCATCTCGATCTTCCTATTGTCTATAAAAGCAAAGTTCATAATATTTTAGTAGTTAAGCATAAACAAATTAAACGAAGGAAAGAATATGTCTATCCGGTGGATCGAAAACGCAAGCATGAGTGATATTCATCTGGGTCATCATAGTGATCTTGGTGAGAATTGCATGTTGATTCGTATTCAGGATCCAGCAACTGAGTTTAAACCTACTAAGCGGGAGTTTAAAGAAGTTCACGAGTTTGAATTCCTCGACGCTGAGGATGAGGATGGCTTTCCAGATGAAGTAAAGATCTCTGATGAGCAAGCCGCACAAATCGTTAGACTGTTAGAGCACGCACTAGAAAAGCAAATGAATGTTATGGTGCATTGTCATGCAGGTATTTGCCGTTCTGGTGCTGTGACTGAGGTTGGCACAATGCTAGGCTTCACCGCAACTGAAAGGTTCCGTCAACCTAATTTGCGCGTTAAGCACAAGCTCATGAAAGCACTTGGTTGGACTTACGATAGCAACGAGCCAAAGACTTCGACAGGTGGTTATCTATCCATGAATGGTATTTGGCTCCCTAATAATTTTGGAGAAGAGTGATGCCTACGGCTTATATTCTAATTGGAATTCCGGCGTCAGGAAAATCAACGTGGATTAAATCACAACGCTGGTCAAATAATTGTGTGATTGCTTCGACTGATTCATACGTCGAGGCATTTGCACGTTCAGTTAATAAAACATACTCAGAAGTATTTGATCAAATTATGCCAACAGCAGTTGATCAAATGGTTAATGATGTCATTAATGCATACGAATCATCTAAAGATATTATCTGGGATCAAACGTCTACTACGATTGCTTCAAGGAAAAAGAAGTTAAAGATGCTAGATGGGTATACAAAAATTGCCATTGTATTTAAAATACCAGAAATGGAAGAACTTATGAAGAGGTTATCGTCACGTCCTGGAAAAGTTATTCCATGGAATGTGGTTTCACAAATGATTAGTTCTTTTGAGCATCCTTCACTTGAAGAAGGATTTGATCAAATTTGGCATGCGGAATGAGGAAATTATGACAGGAGGTAAACCAGTGGCGGCATTATTGCGCTCAAAGGCTGATGCATCAGATCAGATTAGTATCACTAAAATTACAACTCTTAAGGAGGGCTATATGTTAATCACGGATTTTGAAAACTGTATGGGAAATATGACAGTTAAGATTTATCCTTCAGAGGCTGCTGCTAGAGCGTCTTCTCCAAATGAACGTGTTCTAAAAGTTAAAGTTGAAAGGGAACTATGAATATAGATTTCAATACATTTTTTAGAATGCGTGTAGATGTTTCTAAAATTAAAGACGATCAATATCAACTCGTAATTGAACGTGTAAATTTAGATGATTCGTTTTATAGTAGCAAATCTGAATTTTATTTAAACAAAGAACAACTAACACTTCTTGTAAATTATTTCCAAGAGATTGGAGATCAACATGATATCAAGTAATTCACCGATTGATTGGACAAAATTTATGTCAACAAGTGATAATGAAGAATTTGTAAAGACTCCTGAATTTCGTGAATGGTTGATTAATATTCTTTCTGATGAAACTAATCCAACAACTATTACGTTTACGAAAAAAGATGGTACACAACGTGTAATGAAGTGCACTCGTAGTCCAACACAAATTCCTGAAGATCAGCACCCTAAAAATAATACAAATGATTCGGAAACATCACTTCGTGTTTTTGATCTAGACAAAGGCGAATGGCGCTCGTTTATTGTTGAAAATGTTAAGCGCATTGAATATTCTTTCTAATTATGACTCAAATTTCAAATCCAGCAGATCGCGTTAAAATTAAAAAGATGCTTACTGAAGTATCTAATTCAATGACACGTATTGAAGCAGAACGTGATCTTATCAAGGAAACCATTAAAGAAATGTCTCAAGAGTTTAATCTCTCAAAGCGACAACTTAATCGAATGGCAAAAGTATATCATAAACAGAATTTCTCGCGTGAACAAGAAGAACATTCCGAGTTTGAGGATTTGTATACCTCGATCGTGGAAAGTAATACTTAAGTTTACAGTGTACAATAATTCATTTTTAGTATATAATACTACTATGAATTGGAGGACACATGGCAACTACTGCTAAAGAACCTAAAGAAAAATTGACACCTTCTGAAAAACGTGCTCAGAAGCGTCGTGAAGCCGCTGCCGCTGCCGAACAAGTTTTCGGCACTGGTCGTGGTTCTACTGAACCCACGATCAATCCATTGGATTATACAATTAGTCTAATGCGCGCATTGAACTACTACAACGCTGCTTACGAAAATAAGGATAAGCGCAAGTGGTTCATGTCGTACGTTGGTAAAAAGTCTACAGATTTTGAATCTCTTTCTGATTGGGAGTTTCGTTCTGTTGGCACAATGATTCGTCTTAAACAACGTGAACAACCTCTTACTGATAAAGATCTTCAGTTTATTGAAGATAAAATCAAAGAACTCCGTGCTAAAGCTAAATCTGGTAAACAATACTCTTCCTTGAAAGGTGAACCCAAGGATAAGGAAGTAAAAGCTACTATCACTATTCAAGATCGTATTGCTGAAGCAGCATCTATTCATATTGGTGAAATCAATGGAATGATTGACGACTTCATTACGTCTGATGTAGATATTGATGTAGGATCTTATTTGAAAGCTAACAATGTCAGCCCACAAGTTTCTAAACTCATTCCTGCAGCTTTTACCAAAACCATTAACGAACTCAATGAAGTTATTAAAGGCGATGACAAGCAGTTGGTCGAAGGTTATTCAAACATCAAGAAAACCAAGCTCAAGAAACTAATTAAAGGCATTGAATCTATCTCTGATGCATGTGCTCAACAAGTAGTTTCAGCTAAAGCTGCACGTAAACCAACTGTTCGTAAAGTTAAAGTTAAATCTCCTGCAGTTCTTGTTAAGAATGTCAAGTATATGAAGGAATTCGCAGAACTAAAAATTAGTTCTGTATCACCAGAATTGCTTGTTGAATCTAAAGAAGTGTGGATCTATAACACCAAATATAAAAAGATTCAAGTGTATCGTGCAATCGGCGAAGGCGTCATGACTGTTAAAGGTACATCACTCATTGGATATGAAGTTGCAACATCAGGTTGTAAAACTCTTCGTAAACCAGAAGTAGTCACTCAATACGCCAATATGACTAAACGCACTTTGGCCCAAGAATTCAAATCGCTAAAGACTAAAGAATCTGCAGTCAATGGTCGTATTAATCAAGAATGTATTATTCTGAAAGCTTTTAAATGATTTTACTCGATTACAGTCAAGTTTGCGTAGCAGCAATTCTTGCATTCAGCCATGACTTGAAGCGTGGTACTGATATTGAAAAGAAAGATTTGATTCGCCACGTTGCGCTTAATTCTATTAAATCATACAAGAAAAAGTATGGTAAAGAATATGGGCAAATGGTTATTGCGTGCGATGGCCGCAATTATTGGCGCAAAGAATACTTTGCAAACTATAAAGGTTTGCGTAAGAAAGCACGTGAAGAATCTGAACTCGATTGGAAGTTTATTTTTGAAACTCTAAACGAAATCCGTGAAGATCTAAAGTCTTATTTTTCGTATAAGGTTATTCACGTAGATCGTTGTGAAGCTGACGACGTCATTGCAGTGCTTGCCGAATCTACTCAGGAATTTGGTAAATTCGAACCCGTGATGATTGTGTCTTCAGACAAAGACTTCAAACAACTTCATGCATATGAGAATGTTAAGCAGTTTAGTCCTATGCTTAAGAAGCTTGTTGTAGTCAATAAGAAAGAACTAAAAGAATGGCTTGTTGAACATATCGTTAAAGGTGATTCTGGCGACGGCATTCCAAATATTCTTACTAAAGATGATGCGCTAATGATTGGCGAACGTCAAAAGTCTGTATCATCTAAACGCCTTGAAGAATTCTTTGAACGTGGTTATGAAGCATGCCGTAACGATGAAGAACGTCGTAATTGGCAACGTAATATTCAACTAGTTGATTTTAAATATATTCCTGAAGACGTTAAACAATCTATTCTGGATGCGTTTGAAACTCCTATTCAGGGAAGCAAAAGCGCTATTATGAATTACCTTATTAAAAATAGATGTCGAAATCTATTGAACGAAATTGAGGAGTTTTGATGTCAAAGTACATTACTGAAATCTTAGAAGAAGTTGATAAAGACCCAAAGTCTTTAGAAAAATATAAAACCAATGCAGCATTGAAGTTTATCTTTCAATATGCATTTATTCCAGAACAAAAGTTTGATTTGCCCGAAGGCACTCCTCCATTCAAAGAGGATCCAGCACCTCTTGGTATGAGTAGAGCAAATTTTGTAATGGAGACTAAAAAGCTTTATATTTTCACAAAACAAAAAGAATTAAACAAAGTTCGTAAAGAACATTTGTTTATTCAATTGCTTGAAAATATTCATCCATCTGAGGCTAAACTCCTCATTGCTGTCAAAGATCAGAAGCTAAATAAGCTATATAAGAAAGTCACTGCAGACCTTGCAGCTGACTATGGCTTCATTCCAAGACAGAGTAAAAATGAGGAATCAACACCAAAAAAATCTTAAGATTATTCTTTCACTCGAGCAACAGGAATTCGCTCACTGGTTGGCACACTTACCAGATGACGAAATCGACTACGTTGAATGGCTTCTTGAAGAAGTCGACATTGCTCTTGAAAACATGGTCATTGAACAAATTGGATTTGACCAAGCGAAAGAAATAATCAGTAAGTATACCATTAATGGAATAGTTGACTAACACAGTCAACTATATACAAAAAATCGTAGATGGTGTATAATTAACCATCTTGGAATGATTTTACTATGATTTTAGACATCCTCAAAGAACTTGAAGCAACTTCCTCTCGTTTGGAGAAGGAAGCCATTCTGAAACGTGAAGAAAACAACGAACTCTTGAAGCGTGTTTTCTTCTTGGCTTATGATCCATTCACTCAGTTCTATCAACGTAAGATTCCCGAGTATGTAACAGAGTCTATCCCGTGGCATACTCTAGAATCTGCACTGCCTAAGTTGGACGCATTGTCTAAACGAGAAGTAACTGGTAATGCAGCAATCGAATATTTGTCATTGCTTCTTTCAGAAGTTAGTGAAGACGATGCAAAGGTTATTGAACGTATCATTGCAAAAGATTTAAAATGTGGTGCTTCTGGCTCTACTGCTAACAAAGTTTGGCCGGATTTGATTCATGAGTATCCATGTATGTTGTGTACTCCTTCTGATGAGAAGGTGCTGAGTAAATTTAAATTCCCAGCATATGCGCAATTAAAGATGGATGGTATGCGTTTCAACGCTATAGTTAAAGACGGCAAGTGCGAGTTCCGTAGTCGTAATGGTAAAGAAATTTTACTCCTTGGAAATCTTGAAGAAGAATTTGTTAACATTGCAAATGGTCAGAATCTAGTGTTTGATGGTGAGTTGCTTATCAATGATAAGGGTATCATTCTTGATCGTCAGACTGGAAATGGCATCCTAAATAAAGCTGTTAAGGGTACCATCTCTATCGATGAAGCCCGTAAAGTACATGCAACAATATGGGATGTCATCGATTATGAAACTTTTAAACGAGGTGTTGGAAAACAAGACTATCAGACACGTTTTACGTTGCTTGAGAATATGTCGCTTCCGCGTAAGGTACATCTTGTTGAGAGTAAAGTTATGGCAACTCTTGAAGAAGCTCAAAAAATCTTCGAAGAATACCTTGCACAAGGTCAAGAAGGAATTATCCTAAAAGACATGAGTGGTATTTGGGAAGATAAGCGTGTCAAAACTCAGGTCAAATTCAAAGCTGAACTTGATTGTGATTTGAAAGTCGTTGGCATTCAACCCGGTACTGGAAAGTACGAAGGAATGGTTGGTGCACTTCTCTGTGAAAGTTCTGATGGCATTGTCAAAGTTGATGTAGGTTCGGGTTTATCTGATGATGATCGTAAGCGCGATGACTATGTTGGTAAGATTGTAGCAGTAGTTTATAATGCACGTATTAAGAACAAACAGGGTGAAGAGTCTTTGTTTCTACCACGTTTAATTGAAGTACGTGAAGATAAGAATGAAGCTGATTCATCTGAAAGAATCAAATGACAATCCCAGTTGAACGTACTAACGCAGTTGTTTATACTCGTGAGTTTCTATTATCTTTATTGGATCCTAAAGAAACTCCACGTATACCAAAAGCAATACGTAAACAAGCATTACGTCTTCTTAGGCACTATCCATCGAAATTCGAAATGGACATAATTGCAAATAGAGAAGACGGTGATGAAGAAATTCCATTGATGAAAATATTTGGCAAAAATATGTAAATATTTTTAAAATATATCATAAATCACACATAAAACGTATATATATTATATCAACAAATAAAGAGGCATCAATGCATTTCTGTATATCCACCAGCGTAAAATTAAGCTATGACTTTAATGGTCAGGCAATTGCGCGCCCTCTCACATCAAATGAAGGATGGGACGGGCACAGGGTCTAAGAGAAGTAGAAATACATACGCACTCACAAGGCCCTACTGAAAAGTTAGGGCCTTTTTGTTTGGTGGTGTACAATAATTCGTGGATGGTGTATAATACATCCATAGTCTGGTAAAACAGACAAACACAATCGAAGAAAAATTTTTCAAGATGGTGTACAAAAAATAGTAGATGGTGTATAATCTCTATCTACGCTGGTAAAACAGCAAACGTTCTTTAAAAATTCGTAGAGTATTCGTAATTTGTTCCGGTGTGGTGTAATTGGTAACACAACAGACTTTGACTCTGTCGTCCTAGGTTCGAACCCTAGCACCGGTGCCATATAGATTGTAAACTTTGATGGTGAAGTCCTGCCTCTTAAGCAGAGAGAACTCGGTTCGAGTCCGAGACGATCTACCATATCGAAATACATTACACGCCTAGTAACTAGCGGTGGTAGCCTAGTGAAGGGTGCTTCTCCTACCAAGAAGTTTATAGTGTATTTCGATATGGTTTTTAATCTGTGTGTAATGTCAATCTGGTAGACGGCCTGGTTTGGAACTAGGAGGCTGTAGGTTCAAATCCTACCACGCAGACCAGTTTATATCGCGTTTGACTTTTGGTGAGGTCCGTAGGCTTTCAACTTACTCAGACGGGTTCGATTCCCGTACGCGATACCAGTTTTTGGGGGCAGTAGAGGGCTACGGCGGTGGCTTGCAACTTCCGCGACTAGATGGGTTCGATACCCACGGCTTCCACCAAGTTTTAGGATACATGCAGCAAATATAACATAATTGTTATGTAGTTGGTTCGATCCCAACATTTTCCGCCATTTTGGAAAATTAGCTCATTTGGTAGAGCAAACAAAAAGTGTATCCTGTTGTTTAATAGTGACGTGGGTGAGAGGCTTAAACCACCTTCCTGCTAAGAAGACGATCCAGCAAAAACTGGGTCCGAGGGTTCGAATCCCTCCGTCACTGCCAATTTTATGCCTGTATAGTTTAATGGTAGAACTCCGAGCTTATACCTCGGCATCGGCGCCAGATTAGCGCACAGTCTAGGTTCGAATCCTAGTGCAGGTACCACTTTATAATGAAAGGAAGCGATATGCCTAGTGTATTTTTAGTAAGTGATACGCACTTCGGCCACGCTGGTGTATGCCGCTTCATGAGAAAAGACGGCACCACTAAGTTGAGGCCGTGGGATGATCCAGATGAAATGGATGAAGAAATGGTTAGACGCTGGAACGAAACTGTTCGTCCCGGCGACAAGGTTTATCACCTTGGCGATGTAGTCATCAACCGTAAGGCGCTGAAGACACTCTATCGTCTCAATGGTGATAAAGTTTTGATTAAAGGTAATCACGACATCTTTAGACCAGAGGATTATGCTCCTCACTTTAGAGATGTTCGAGCATACCATGTAATGAATGGAATGATTTTAAGTCATATTCCAGTACATCCTGATGCTCTTTATAGATTTGGATGTAACATTCATGGTCACTTGCATGATGGAAGAGTTATGATGCAACCTGTAGGAAAGTATGGAACAGAAGTAGTTGATCCAAGATACTTTAGTGCATGTGTTGAACAACATGATTTTCGTCCTGTATTGTTTGAAGATGTCGTTAAACAAGTTAAAGAACAGGGTGGTGTTATAGGCTTTAAGTAATTAAGTTGCGCCTATAGCTCAGTTGGTCAGAGCAGTGGACTCATAATCCATTGGTCCTAGGTTCAAGTCCTAGTGGGCGCACCATACATATTTGGAGATACATTTGTAGGAGTAATCATGTCACACGTTTTAGCACTTGATGCATCGGGCTTACCACGTAAGTGGATCAATTACGAAGATGCCATCACATATTTCGCAAAGGGAATGGTTGTCTGGTCACTAGGTGATACAGTAGCTACTTTCCGTGGCGGAGTGCAAAATGATGGTGTACTTTCTGTTATTGAAACTCCTTCGATCATTGCAGTAAAAGGCAAAGGTTTTAACTTAGAAAAGGCCGGAAAGGTAGTACTTTCTAACCGTACTTTGTTTGCTCGTGATAAGCACGTATGTGCTTACTGTGGCGGATCGTTCTCTAATGGACAACTTTCTCGTGATCATGTACATCCTGTTTCACGTGGAGGCGAAAACACTTGGATGAATTGTGTTACTGCATGTATAAAGTGTAATACTTCAAAAGGTGCACGTACCCCAAAAGAATTCGGTCACGAACTTCTGTACGTTCCTTATGAACCTAATCACTTCGAAAATATGATTCTGCAAAACCGGCACATCCGAGCAGATCAAATGGAGTACTTAATCGGTGGTGTTCCAAAACACTCTCGTGTACTTCTTAACTAATATGTACGGGTGGCAGAGAGGCCCAATGCAAGAGTCTGCAAAACTCTAAAACCGTCGGTTCGAATCCGACTCCGTACTCCAGACTGACGATTTCGGCTTGAAAAGCCCTTATAAATCAACAACTTATGAGGCTAAAATGCATACGTATGCATCCTGAGGGTGGATACCTTCTTCAAGCTGATTTCGTTCATCCTGATGCATTCTGGATGAAAATTGTATACTAAAGGTTACAGTGTAACAATGCATAAAATAGTGTACAATAATTGCTGGTTGGTGTATAATCTATCCATACGCTGCTAAAACAGCAAAGGAATATTGTAGATCATAGCGGTGTACAATAATTCATGGATGGTTTATAATCTATCCATACGCTCTTTAACAAATTGATCACATATAAATTGCCGGGAGGCAATCACTATATGTAAGTGTACTAGAATGCGCCATGACGGTCGAGGAATTTATTCCCACCACGCAGGAAGACATAAGTACACTTACATATAGATGCACCGTTCGTCTATCGGTTTAGGACACCAGCCTTTCACGTTGGTAAGATGGGTTCGATTCCCATACGGTGTACCAGATTTCTGGTCTCAAAGTGTTCATGGACGCACGCGACACTGTCACTGTCGAAGAAGGGGATCGTTACCCCTTGGGACCGCCAAGTTTTGCCGGATTAGCACAGCGGTAGTGCAATCGCCTTGTAAGCGATAGGTCGTCTGTTCGAACCAGACATCCGGCACCAAGACACTACGCCTCGCAGCGGTGTCAATCTCAACATAGGGTTGAGCGTGTATAGTTCGGGTCTACGCCAGTAGGTCTTTTCGGTCACCACGTAGAGTGACGGCTAAAGTTCGTAATGCCACAAATTTTGCCCGGTTAGCTCAAAAGTAGAGCATACGACTGATAATCGTAAGACAGAGGAGCGTTACCTCTACCGGGTACCAAAACATGGAGGTGCCGCCGTAATGGTATGGCAGGAGACTGTAAATCTTCCGACTTAGGTCACAATAGGTTCGATCCCTATCACCTCCACCAAGTTTAATGGACTTCTGGTATTAGCAGGGAAGTACGCCGTGGGATTAATCCTTCGGAGGCGTTGGTTCAATTCCAACGAAGTCCACCAAGTTTACATTATATCGCATTTGTGGTATAATAAAGAATATTCCGAAGTAGCACAGAGGTAGTTGCAGCGCACTGTTAATGCGCCTGTCGTAGGTTCGATCCCTACCTTCGGAGCCAAGTTTTAGAGTAGGTTCAGCAAATAAAAAGCATTCAACTTGTAATTGAAAACGCAAAAACTACTCTGTTGTATTTGCCTAGGTGGTGGAATGGTATACACTCTGGTCTTAGAAGCCAGCGCCGCGAGGATTGAGAGTTCGAGTCTCTCCCTAGGCACCATGTTTTGTAAGTGTCAGCAAGAGAAAGTCACGCTGGTCAACATTCTTCGAAGGTGTTGGTCAGTAGAAGGTAGCGGGTTCGATCCCCGTCCGATCGGAAGATCGGAATACAGTTGGAGTATCGTCTGGACTATTATCCCGAGTGACGTACCGAGTCCCGGCCGGCTTAATTACACGGGTGAATGGTGTCTATAACGATGGGGACACTACTTACAAATTCAATACTCGCCTTGACTGATGGCGTAGAGAAGGATAAATTGTCAGTCATCTTTTTAAAGCGTACTGCTGAAGTTGGTTCAGTTAGATAGGGAGATCCAATTGCCTATATCGTTAGTATGCTTTAAAAAGATTTTGGGGGCATGGCGTAATTGGGAACGCAGTAGCTTTGCAAGCTTCAGTTCGGGGTTCGATTCCCCGTGCTTCCACCAAGAATACTAAGACAATACTCGGTACTGTGAGTAGATGGAAACCGACCCATGCGAGACTGCGTGGGCTTCAATTACGCAGGCATTGGTAATTCTGTGCAGGTCAGATTGACGATGCGAAAGTAAGTCGGTCCAGTAGGGTCAGGAAAAGTATTGTCGGCGGAAAAAGCTGCCGGACGTCAGAAGTTAGATTCATACACATCGGTATCCATGGACCCGGTGGCAATTTGTTTCTAACGCCGTGTATACGTACAAGATTTTTATGCCCCGTTAACTCAGTGGATTAGAGTACTAGGCTACGAACTTAGGAGTCGGGCGTTCGAATCGCTCACGGGGTGCCAAACAATGCCAATATAGCTCAGATGGTAGAGCAGCGGACTGAAAATTCGTGTGTCGGTGGTTCAATTCCACCTATTGGCACCAATATGCACATGTGGCGGAATTGGTATACGCGCATGGTTGAGGTCCATGTCCTTCGGGTTGAGAGTTCGAGTCTCTCCTTGTGCACCAAGTTTACGCGGGTAGGGTGGTCACCACTGCAGTCTCATAAGCTCGCAGCATCGGCGGTTCGAATCCGTCACCCGCATCCAGTTTTAGGATCCATTCAGCAATCTTAAAAATTTCACTGTTAATGAAACCAAAAGAGGATCCTGTTATTTTTGGTGATATAGCATAGACGGATATGCAGGGCTCTCATAAGGCTCACAGGAAGGATCGTTACCTTCTATCACCACCATATATAGAATATCATCGGAGTGTAGCACAGCCTGGTAGTGCGCTTGCTTTGGGAGCAAGAGGTCCAAGGTTCGAATCCTTGTACTCCGACCAAATTTAGGATGAATATGATTGTTAACCCTTTGAAAAAGAATGTTCTGGTTGCAGAACGTAATCGTGAAAACACAACTGCCAGTGGAATAGTAGTACAAGGCGTTGAAGGTCTTGGTGAATCCAAGTCTGCTAAAGTTCTTGCGATTGGGCCAGACGTCACTGAAGTAAAAGTTGGTGATACTGTTTATCTCATGTGGAATAAAGCAAAGCTTGTTAAAGTCGATGGTGCACAACGTGCTATCGTCGCTGAAGAAGACATTGTTGCTGTTTTAGAAGATTAATTGCTGCTATAGCTCTAGTGGTAGAGCGCTTCCTTGGTAAGGAAGAGGTCACTGGTTCGAATCCAGTTAGCAGCACCATTCCAGGAGTTTTATATGAAAATGAGTGATGGCGGCAAGGGAAGTTCTCCTCGTCCTTATTCTGTAGATAAAGATACATACGCATCTAATTGGGATGCTATCTTTGGTAAAAAGAAAAAAGAAGATAATACTGGTGTACAAAAAACCGAGTATTATGATATAATTTCTACTGAAGATTGCTTAACTGATAAAGACAAACAATAAAGATATTGCCCGAGTGGTGGAATGGTAGACACAGCAGACTTAAAATCTGCCGCCTTGTGCGTACCGGTTCGAGTCCGGTCTCGGGTACCAATATAATTTGCATTGGTAGCACGTCGATGTATAAATAAAGATAGGAGGCACTATGCATTTTATCATTTATAAGACTACTCACGTTCAATCAGGCAAATATTATATTGGGATGCATTCAACTTCTGATTTAGAAGATGGCTATCTCGGTAGTGGAAAATGGATAAAAGCTGCCGTGAAAAAGCACGGCAGAGACTCATTTGAAAGAGTAATTCTCAAAGAGCTATCATCATACGATGATATGAAGAATGAAGAAGCTAAAGTAATCAATGAAGAAGTTCTCAATGATCCGTTATGCATGAATATGATGCATGGTGGAAAAGGCGGCTGGAAAACATTGAATGATTCTGATTCTGCATATCAAAGACGAAGTGAAGCTGGTAAAAAAGCACACGAAGTTCATAAGCATTTAGTGAATAATCTTCAAAGAGGAAGTAATCAAAAGACTGTTTCTACGTTAAAAGAAAAATACGGCAATGATCATTTTGCAAAATTAGGCAAAATGAAAAATGTAACAGATGAATACCGATCAAAATTAAGTAAAGCTCAATGCGGTATGAAAATGATAAACAATGGTAAAATAAACACCTTTGTGAAAAAAGAAGAATTGAATGAATACTTATCTAAAGGATGGGTATTAGGAAGAATTAGATCTCAGTAAGATAACAGCAGTCGTCGGGTCTCCAAAACCCTGAAGTGTTGGTGCAACTCCAGCCTGGGATGCCAAATAAAAGTTGTGTCGACGACTAATCTCGGTGCTCCCGTTCTCCCGAGTTAAAATGACTGTTTGTGGTTCTCCCCTGACGAGATAAAGCAAAAAGTAAGACGGGGCCAAATATGGAAACGTGGCAGAGTTGGTCTATTGCTCCAGCCTTGAAAACTGGCGACTCTTAATCGGGTCCGTGAGTTCGAATCTCACCGTTTCCGCCAAAATTACGAGGGTTGCCAGAGAGGCCTATTGGCGCATCTTGGAAAGGTGATGGTTGCGAAAGCGGCACGAGAGTTCGAATCTCTCACCCTCGGCCAATTTTGTGTGTTTCGTATAAATGTTTAGGGCATCATTACATGAGGGTAAAACCTCCGGATGTGGGTTCGAATCCCACAACACACAATGGAAGATTAAACAGACTGGGTCTGTAACTGTTTCGAAAACAGATTGATCGCTTATGCGGTTGCAGTTCGATTCTGCAGTCTTCCTCCAATAAGATTAGAGAATATCAAATTCTGGATATATTGTTTTATATGATGTATTTGCAATTATATCAAATTGTTCTAAAAATTCTTTAGCACTATCCCAATTTGGGGTATCATATTCTAATAATTCTAATGCAGTTTGAATCAGAACCTGACTTCCTTCTATTTTAGAAGGATTTTTAAAGTTTTTTAATTTTTCTTTATAAATGTTTTTAACACTCTTTGGTAAATTACTAACTTGAAGAATATTGTCAAGTACTGGACTACTCATAATATGAGTAAACGCAATACCAGTTATGCTCATTATTTCTTCTAATGTGGTTATGAGTTCTGGGATATATCCTACGTTTAAAAGACTTATAGTAGAATTTACACCATAGGAAAAATTTTTATTATTAGAAATATTATCGATGATGTTATTTAAGTCACAACCATGACGTATATAATCATTCACTATCTTATTGCCATCGATACTGAGATTTAATTGGATCTTGCAATTTAACTCATTTAGAATAGCAATGATATTTTTATTTGGTTTAGTATAATTTGTAGAAAATGTTATTAGTCGCAATTGCGTTGATTCTTGTTTAATTAAATTAATTAAGTCTAAACAATCCGAATCTATGAGAGGTTCTCCTCCAGAAATAGTGATAGACACTACTTCTTTGAATGAACCTTTAAGCTTATCTATGTCAAAGCGATTATTTACTTCAGTAAAATTATATAGATTTTTTAAAAATATACTTTTCTTAGAAAGTTCTCCTAGTTTTGAACTAGAATATGGCGAACACATTCTACATGCAAGATTACATGTATTTTTAAGAGATATATTAAATACTTTTGGAAAAGAGTTTGAATTTAGATCAACTGAAATGCCGTATTTAGTAAAGTCTTTATTCTTAAAAGAACGATATGAAAAAGTTGTATCAGGAACATTGCATGCTTCACAATTATGATTAATAGTATTGGAGATAATGTTTTTTCTTAATGATTTAAACTCATCATCAGTCCATATCTTTATAAAAGATTCGACTGGACCTTCAAGTTTTTTATATTTGCAACATGGCGCAATAGTATTATTTTGAAGATTTAGTTGAGCATGAAGCCAAGGTACTGCACATCGATTTCCATTTTCAATTAGATCATCTGTAGTTTTCATAAAATAAAAAAAAAAAAAAAATAAGTATATAACATTATATATAGATCATGCGGGCATGGTGCTAGTGGTAACACATAACTTTGCCAAAGTTAAGTTGCGGGTTCAATTCCCGCTGCCCGCTCCATTTAGGATTATGTATGAACGAGTTAAATGAACACGGTGTTCCACTACATGCATGCAATGAGTATAGACATGATGAACATTGGTGGACATGGGCAAAATGGATTACACAAAATTGTAAAAGACTTGGTTCAGATGGACTGAACGTATATTACCAAAAGCCTGTACAATAATTCGTGATTGTGGTATAATATAAGTATGGTAAATGATAAAGAACATGAAATTATGTCAATCACTCAGGAAGAATGTTCCGAAGTGATTCAAGCAATTAGCAAGATCAATCGATTTGGTTTTGATGGACGACATCCTGAAAAGACTTACAATAATCGTGAACATCTTGAGGAAGAAGTAGGAGACGTCTTAGCAATGATTGATCTTCTACTTGAGAATGAGATTGTGTCTTGGGCTAATGTGAACAAGGCACGTAGAGCAAAGTTTGAGAAGCTCCGTCAATGGAGCACTATCATGGACTAAATAATGCGGGATTGGTATAGGGGTTGTGCCCTAGTCTTCCAAACTAGAGAGACCGGTTCGAGCCCGGTATCCCGCTCCATTTAACTTTAACCAGGAGAAAGCAATGAAACGAAAACTGATCGTCAAGCAGCGTAACCGCTTCGTTGCTTTGGCACAATTCCGAAAAGCGGGAGTGCATCGCAAAACTAATAAAGCTTTGCGTAAATCACTCAACCAAGCTATTTTGGAAGTGTAACTCAAAGGCTAGAGTACCCGGCTTTTAACCGGATAGTTGTGGGTTCGAGTCCCACCACTTCTACCATATAGTTAAGTACATTTTGTCACTATCGTATGGGTAAGCCCATCAATCTCCCCTCAACACCGGAGTCGCGCTCGGTTCGTAGGGATCGGAATGGATTGAAATAGCTACCAGGCCTGACAACTTGGGAAATGTACTTAACTATATGGTGACTATAGTGTAAAGGTTCAGCACCTCGCTCTGTGAAAGCGATAGAATGGGATCGTTCCCCATTAGTTACCCCATGAATATGGATCCTTAGCTCAGCGGTACGAGCAACTCCCTTACAAGGAGAAGGTCATAGGTTCAATCCCTATAGGATCCACCAAGTTATAGGATAGGTTCAGCAAACCATAACGCATGCGAATGGATCGCAATTTGACTTCTAATCAAACCTTGGGGGTTCAATTCCCTCTGCAAAACAACTATCCTGTTGAATACGAATACTCTACGAATTCGGAGATGTGATGTAATGGTAGCATAGCATAGCAAAAAACCAATTCTGTAAAGAATTGTTCCAGCATATTCTAAGCTCAACTTTGTAAAAGTTCTTGTCCGTGGTTCGAATCCCGGCATCTCCACCAATTTCATCTCTGTAGCTCAAAGGTAGAGCGCTGCTTTGACATAGCAGATACGGCGGATCGTTACCGTCCAGAGGTACCATGCGCTTGTGACGAAAACTGGTAAACGTGCTTGTCTCAAACACAAGATTTTGAGGGTTCGACTCCCTCCGAGCGCACCAGAGGATTTGATATGCACGCAATTACTTGGAAACCCGGTGAAAATAAACAATTAGATGAATTGTTTGATAAGCTACGCGAACAACAATTTAGTTTAGGTGATAGATTATCTTATAATTACAATACGCATATGTTATCATCCGTTATAGCACTCACTATAACATTTGATGATGAAATTCCCGTTGTGTGCAGTACAATAGCATCAAAAAATATATGGCCACAAGGTGTTTATAGAATCTATAATAGAACTTGGAAACCAACACGAAGAAAAGAATCAATTCATCGAGGTGTTACACCTGAGATGGCATTAACCGGAAAAAGTCAGATAAAATGGCTTGAAGAAAATACCGATTGCAAATTGTATTTTTTCTCTAGAGAAACTAAGAATTGGCGCACATGGTCGATTAGATCTTTAAAACGAGATCACGAAATGGAATTCTTAGATGGAGAACACGAGTATCTTACATGTGAAAATAAAGATGATCCTAAATGTTGGCAAACTATGATTTATAATGGTGATTCAAGTTTATTGAAAAATTGGCCCCATAAATGATGTACAAAAAATAAGTTTTAATTTATAATCAAGAAAATGGGATGATTACAGCAACTTTAATTCTACGAAGCTAAAGTACTGCCACTATAGGAGGACCACCGTAAGGTGTAAATTACGTGGCTAGGGAGAAAACCTGAAGTGAAAATCTGACTCCGATAATCGGAAATATGATAGTAGTCTATCTAGTTCGGCAGGGTATAAGTGCCTGGTTAGAAAACCAAATAACGAACCGGTCATCCCGCGTTATTATTAACTCATTGGAATATTATGTCACTTACACTTAAAAATCTTGAGAGTGCACTAGCCGGTGAATCTGTGGCACATATTAAATATCGATACTTTGCCAAGATCGCTCGCGAAGAAGGCTATGAAGAAGTTGCAAAACACTTTGAACATACTGCCGATCAAGAAATTCTTCACGCATGGGGTCATCTTGAACTTCTTATTGGTAAACCTTCTACGAAGGAATGCCTTGAGAAAGCTATCGAAGGTGAAACCTATGAATTTAATTACATGTACCCAGAGTTTCATGCCGCTGCTGTAAAAGAAGGCGACATGGCTGCTGCTGGTGTAGCACTCGAACAAATCGCAGAATCGAAAGAACATGCTGAACAGTTTAAAGCTGTATTGGCAAAGGCTGAAAAGCGATTCGCTGCTCTAGCAAAAGTTGAAAAACGTCATGCTGAAGCATATCAACAAGTTTGGGAGAGTCTATAATGGATCATGTATGTATTGTTTGTGGTCACGTCCACGATGAAGAATTAGAAGGAAAATGGGAAGAACTTCCAGATGACTTCGTCTGCCCAGAGTGCGGCGTAGGCAAAGAAGACTACGAAACTCTATAAAAATATTAGGATAGGTTCAGCAACACCTCTATCGGCGTGAAAGCGCCACATAGGACTGGGCGTAGACAAGTTAAATCCTTTACGTCCTAATGAGTCTTCGAGTTCCTCATGAAAAATAAAGAAGTAGGCAACTATCCTGTTTACATTAATTCGTTGATATGTTATAATCTATCTATGAATTGAGGTTAAGTTCCGCAAATCATCGCTGATAATTGGGTCCGCCCAACATTAGCTCCATTTATTAACCTGTTGAAAGTGAAAAAATCATGAATACTTTTGTTCAAGCCGTTCAGGCACAAGAAGCTCGTACCGAAAACGGTATGAAGGCTCGTAAGTCCACTGCATCAAAGTGTGTAGACTTGTTCTTCAAGCTCGGCGCCATGCGTGGCAAGGATATCACCAAGGAATTCGTCGCAGCTTATGTTGAAGACAAGGACTTGGCTTTGCGTATCGCTCAGCATGCCCGTGACGCACGCGGTGGTGCTGGTGAACGTAAGATCTTCCGTGATATTCTAGTTTATCTAGAAAAGCATGATGCAGAAGCTGCTAAGGCTCTGCTTCGTAAGGTACCTGAAATCGGTCGTTGGGACGATATCTTCGTCTTTAAGACTGAAGCGATGAAGGCCGAGGCATATACTATGTTGGGTGACGCTCTTCGTGAGAAGAATGGTCTCGCAGCAAAGTGGACTCCTCGTCAAGGTCCTATTGCGGTTGAAATCCGTAAGTTCTTCGGTATGTCTCCAAAGTTCTATCGTAAGTCCTTGGTTGAAATGACTAAGGTTGTAGAATCCGCGATGTGTGCGAAGGAATGGGATACCATCAACTTCAGTCACGTTCCTTCTGTTGCAGCTGCACGCTACAAGAAGGCCTTTAACCGTAACACTACCGAGTACGCTAAGTATGTCGCAGAGTTGGTGAAGGATCCTAAGGATCGTAGTATTGAAGTTAAGGTCAATGCTGGCGCTGTATACCCATACGACGTCATCAAGGGTTTGAATGGTTATGGCTATTCTAACTCGTTCGATAAGACCGAACTTGACCTCATCACTAAGCAATGGGAGGCTTTGCCCAACTATGTCGGTGATGCAAATGTCCTAGCATTGGTTGACGTTTCTGGTTCTATGGCTTGTCCAGTAGGAGGTTTTGGTTCCGGTGCTAAGACTACTTGTATGGACGTAGCGGTTTCGCTTGGTTTGTATGTTGCAGAAAAGAACAAGGGTAAGTTCAAGGATACTTTCTTGACTTTCTCAGAATCTCCTGAACTATTGCACCTTAAGGGTAACGTTGTTCAGAAGTCTCAACAAATGGTTAAGTCTACTTGGGGTATGTCCACTAACCTACACAAGGCTATGGAAAAGATCTTGAAGACTGCTAAGGACGGAAACGTTCCTCAGTCGGAAATGCCTGAGATGTTGTTGATCATGTCTGACATGCAATTCAACGCCTGTGCTAAGTTCGATCACTCTGCTATGCAGATGATTGAAAGCAAGTACAAGGCAGCTGGATACGAAATGCCAAAGATCGTATTTTGGAACTTGAACGCTAAGGACAACGTGCCAGTGTCGTTCGATAAGTCCGGAGTTGCTCTGGTAGCTGGATTCTCTCCTTCTGTATTGAAGGCAGTCCTTGCGGCTGATATGGAGCAATTCACTCCTGAAGCAATTATGCGTAAGGCAGTGTGTATCCCACGCTACGACTATTAAGCTTCGGCTTAATATAACAAAGGCCCCGAAAGGGGCCTTTGTAGTTTCTGCATTTTTATTTTGACAATGGGTTGTCTATTGCTTTTTGAATTTTACTATCAACGCTAGAGTTAAGCTTGTCTAACTTACTATCAGTATCTCTACGTAGACGATCCATGTCACGTCTCATAGCTTCAACTTCATCACGTGTTTTATCAAGCGTTGCACGAACATCATTGCGAATTGCCTTTAAGTCCTGATCAGTTTCACGCTGAGCTTGCTTTACTGAGCGTTCGATCTGTTCAGCAACTGTTTCAGTGCGACGGATGTCAGTCTTAAGATCGTTCTTAATATCACGAGTGTAGTCTGTCGTCTTTGCCGAATTTTCTTCGATGACTGCAAGGCGCTTGTCGAATTCACTAAGATCTGGAGATACATACTCTGCGATCTTTTTCTTCATGCCTTGATAGTCTTTATAGACTTCAAACGTACCATATAAACCGCCAAGAGTGGATGATAAGATTGTGAAAGCAACCATTAGTTTAGCTGGTGTGAATTCGTATCCACCAATGCTAATTACTGTATCTTTGCTTGCATATTTCTTAGCAGCAGCTTCTAGCTTGTCTACTTTTTTGTTAATGTCAACTGTGTCTGTCATTTTAGTTTCCTTTCTTGTTATACTGTAAGTCAACTAAATCTCTATGAAGCCTGTCTGAAGACATCTGGCGCAGAGCACGAGCATTATCTACTACACTTTGGTTTTTGTAAATTTCTTTTGGTTGATAAAATTGATTATCCGGCATCATTGTAAAATAAGAAGCGTAACCAACTGGTTGAGTTGCTAGAGCTGTTATATTAACACCTACGGCAGCTTCATTATTCTGTACATTCTTTTTCACCGATTCATTTTGTTGAGTTTGTTGTTGCTGATCGACTTGCTGATTTCTTTCTTGCATAAAATCAATCACCAATCTATCAGTGGCGTTCATTGAAAATGCAGAGCCTAGCGATACAGTCTTGGTTGAAGACTGATTAGCAAACCCCGCAACCGATAGGCCTGTTCCAGATGATGCAGAACTAGATGCTGTAGCTGCAACCGATTCAGCGCTTTCACGTGTTGATTGACTAGATGCTAGAGCAGTCGAAACAGCTTCTTGTGTTACTGATTTTTCTACATTAGCAATTCTACTTTGTTCTGATCTAACAATGGTTAATATCGTAGACAACGATACTGTTGGAGCAGATTTACTACTTTCAGTCGCCTTGGTTGAAGATTGCGCTTGACTACTTGGTGCGCTTACAGTTGGGGCAGTTTGCTGTGTAACCGTTTGTGTTGGTGTACTAGTAGGAGCAGCAGTCGTTGTTTGAGTAACGGTTTGCTGAACAGGTGTAGTAACCACTTCAGTTGTCGGAACAACAGTACTCTCAACTGTAGTTGGAGCTACGGTTGTAGTGTTTTGAGGTTGTATACTCGCTATATACGCGGCGCCGTATCCTGGGCATGTTGGAGAATACAAAGGATTATCCTTACATGGATCTACAGGCGCAGCACCCGTACTCCAATCAGCGATAGTTCCATTCACTACAAGTGTACCAAACGGAGCAAAATACTTTTGATCGTATTGTCCTTGTGCTGGATCTCCAACTGTACCTACTGAAACGTTAGTCATATTAAGACCTAGCGAATAGTAAGATGTAGAGATAGATCCATCAGCCTTGATCGTTGTAGTGAATGTATTTAAAGCAGGAGCTCCTCCATAATACTGACTAATATTATTCCAACTGTACTTCATTGAAGAGCCATCGCCTTGAGTGGTATATGTAGTTCCACTGTTTGGAGCAATATCAGCCCAAAGAGATGCTATGAAATAACTAGCCATAGCATCTTTAAGCTGACGAGAATCCCACTGCCAAGGAGATAGAGAACCTTCAGTGCCCGGTTGCTTAAAGCTTATGACACCATTATCATACATCCAAGATTCTGTAAATGTCTGTCCATAGAATGGAAAGGAGAATCCAAGAGGTACGTGTGCGTATCCATCGTCACCTATTTGATGAGTGACGATGGGCGATTGAGTTGTGATTACTTGAGAATTAGAAACCGAATAGCTTGTAGATAGCAATACCAAGCAAGCTACCGACACCAATTTTCTTGTATGTATCATCACTCTTCTCCTTGATTGGTTGTGGGATCTTCTCTGGATTAGATTCCCATTGCTGACGAGCAGCTTCACCAATCTTACCTTCATATGGGCATGGAGTTCCAGCTGCCAACATGGCATCAAAGACACGACGATCTTGACACATTGTTGCTACAGCAGCAACCTTCATTCCCATATCATATAAAGTCTTTGATAACTTTAGGCGTTCGCAGTTCTCATCTCTGATTGTGCCGCCAGTGGAGACACCAAAGATTTGTGTTTGAACAGAACCAGATGTACCAGTTGTACATAGATCGCTGTTACCACCCGACATCATAGATGGAGCTACTGCTGTTGGAGGAGGTTGAATTACACGTTGATTAATATCAGTAACGCTGATATTACGATTGGTCATATCACCGGTGTTAACGTTTTGATTGACGTTAGTTGCAGCCGATGTATTATTGTTGTTATATGTCATAGTACCGGAGTTGACATTGTTGTTATTGTATGTCATTGTTCCGGTACTTACGTTATTGTTATTCACTGTCGTCTCACCACTGTTTACGTTCACGTTTGTATTCGTGTTTGTAGATGTATTGGTGTTAGTAGACGTACTAGTAACAGTACTAGTACTTGTGTTAGTACTAGTAGCGTTTGTAGTATTGTTTGATGTTACGGTGCTTGTACTCGTAGAATTATTGTTAGTGTCTACAAGTGTTTTCGAGTCATAGGTCGTTTGAGCGACCGACATAGATGAAGCCATAACAAAAAGCACCGCTGCGGATATAGCGGTCTTCTTGTTCATTTTAGTCCTTCTTATTCTGGCTTGTTACAGTCTTTGCAGGGTTGGTCCTTTGGATGTAGCGCCCCACAACGCTTACATTCTTTTGTGTTATACATTCCTCACCTTTCGTGTTTTATACATATTTATAAGGAGAGAAAAATGCCAGGTGTATATCGTGAGAAAACTTGCCCGACGTGTGGAACTAAACACCGTAAGAAGGGTATCTTTTGCTCAAAAACATGCTCTAATAAAGGACGTGATGAAGAGTACAGAGCAAAAATGCGAGATAGGATGCTTAATACTGATGAAGGACAAGTGAGAGCATGGAATTTAAATTGGGATGAAACGGATGAACCCGTAGCACCTCAAATTTATAAAGAAAAACCATCTCTTCAAAGAGGTCAATTTATTTCAGGAGGTGATATTTGGACTATTGCAGATGATTAATTAGATTGTACAAATAATCGTAAACCATATATAATTAAACCATATAAACATTCTAGGAGTTAGAATATGAAAACAGGCATCCTCATCGGGCGCTTTCAGCCCTTTCACGTCGGTCACTTACATTCTGTCGGAGTGGCAGCATCCCAAGTAGACAAGCTCTACATTCTCGTTGGTTCGGCAAATGCATGTCGATCAATCAAAAACCCTTGGACTTTTGCAGAACGAAAAGATATGATTCGTTCAAAACTTTGGTCTGCACACATCACTAATGTTGAGATAGTACCTCTCAATGATTATCCCTATAACGATACGCAATGGATCGCTGATGTTCGAGCAACTGCTGAACATTATGACATGGGAAAGCCTACACTCTTTGGTCACATGAAGGAAGGTAATGACTATCTTAAATGGTTTCCTGATTGGAAGTACCGCGATATTGAAACTCCTCATCCGGTGAATGCCACATCTATTCGTCAACGTATGTACGCGACTGACGATTCAACAATGCCCCGCACAGTACGTGATGATTTTGCATATTATGAAAAAGAAAAGAAACTTTTTGCAAATTACCCATTTCCAGAAACACTTAACTTCAACTGTGGAGACGCTGTCGTCGAATGCCAAGGACACGTCCTTCTTATCCGTCGGCTCCGTGCGCCGGGGGCAGGAGCTTGGGCTCTACCTGGTGGGTTTAAAAACGGGAACGAGTCCTTTTTGGACTGCGCAGTACGAGAACTACAAGAAGAAACAAATATTCGAGTCCCTGAGAAAGTCCTTCGAGGATCAATCGTAAAGACTGAATTGTTTGACTCTCCAAAGCGTTCATTTGGAATTCCACGCAATACGCTTGCCGTGTACTTCCGTATCAATCCTGATCCAGATGGTGGTCTACCTCGTGCAAATGGCGCAGATGATGCAGCTGAATGCAAATGGTTTCCTCTCACCGATGTGCTTAATTCAATGGAATTGTATGACGACCATGCGCACATCATCTCCAAGGTCACTGGTGTAATGCCCATGCCGGCATTTGTCGGTGTACGATAATTCGTCAATTTGTTATAATTAATCATCAACTAAAGTAAGGAGCTTACTATGAAACTCGCTAAATCAATCATTCTTAACACCGATAGTTACAAAGTCTCGATGTTCAAACAGTATCCGATTGGCACTACTGGCGTCTACAGCTACATTGAATCTCGTGGTGGTCGTTACGACGAAACTGTATTCTTCGGTCTGCAAGCATTCATTAAGGAGTATCTACTTGAACCAATCACACAAGCCGACATTGACTTGGCGGATGAGATTCTTTCTGCACACGGGGAACCTTTCAACAGGGTCGGCTGGGAATATATCCTGCAGACGCACGGTGGTTTCCTCCCAGTGGTTATTCGTGCTGTACCTGAAGGCACTGTGGTCCCTGTCAAAAACGTTCTGGCAACAATCGAGAACACTGACCCAGAATGTTTCTGGTTGACAACCTATCTGGAAACTGCTCTGCTTCGTGCAGTGTGGTATCCCACAACAGTTGCTACTCAAAGCAAATATATTAAGAACATTATCAAAGACTTTTTGGAGCGTACTGGTGACCCTACTCTCATTGATTTTAAGTTGCACGACTTTGGTGCTCGCGGTGTTTCTAGTATGGAGTCTGCTGGAATCGGCGGCGCCGCTCATCTCGTTAACTTTATGGGAACGGATACTATTACGGGGATTCTTTACGCTCGTGAGTATTACAACGCTGGCATTGCTGGTTTTAGTATTCCTGCCGCCGAACACAGCACCATCACAAGTTGGGGTCGTGAAAACGAGGTAAAAGCATATGCAAACATGGTTCAACAATTCGCCAAACCTGGTTCCATTGTTGCTGTTGTTAGCGACAGCTATGATGTTTATAATGCCGCTTCCAAACTTTGGGGGGAAGAACTTCGTCAACAAGTTATTGATAGTGGTGCAACTATCGTTATTCGCCCTGACAGTGGTGATCCTGTGGAAGTAAACCGTCGCCTAGTTGAGATCCTAGGAGAAAAGTTTGGCTACACTACAAACGCAAAGGGATTCAAGGTCCTAAACAATGTTCGTCTTATTCAAGGTGATGGTGTTAACGAACTTACTATTCGTTCTATCCTTGGCTCTTTCATGGCAATGGGTTGGTCTGCTGACAATATTGCTTTTGGTATGGGTGGAGCTCTACTTCAACAAGTTGACCGCGACACTCAAAAGTTTGCAATGAAGTGTAGTTCTATGCAAATGAATGGCTTGTGGAACGATGTGCAGAAAGACCCTATCACCGATCCTGGCAAGAAATCTAAAGCAGGTCGTGTCACTCTTTGGAAGAGTGGTGGCGAATGGATTAGTGCAGTCGATCGACCAACCGGCTGGTATGACCGTGCGATCGGTGAAGTCGAAGAAGTCCTTGAAGAAGTCTATCGTGATGGTAAACTAATCACCGAATACACATTCGAAGACGTACGTAAAGCTTCAAACGCTATCTGAATACTTTAGGTTTCAGTTTCAAATACCCGACTAATTTAGTCGGGTATTGTCGTTTTAGTGTACGGAAATTCGTCAATTTGATATAATACATCTATGGAATTAAAAATCAACATTCTTATAGAGGCGATGAAAGCTCAAATCGCTAAACCTACACGAGCTGTAGTGAACAGTGAGTCTGCTTTCGTCAAGGATCGTCTTAACAAACTCGGCGAATACGAACTAGCAAAATCGTATTGGAATTGGGTGTGTATGAATAGCTCGAATGCAATATTTGGAGACGAAGTCATGAACTTGCAAGATCAACTTGACGCGATTGATAAACAATCTATCATGCCTTCATGGGGCACGTACGGAACATAATAATTGACTAAAATAGTCGGGTATTGTGTACGGAAATTCATCAATTTGATATAATCTATCTATGAACAACGAAATTACTTTAGAAGGTTTGACAAAGGCACAGTGTGTAATCGCAGATTGCCTTTGGAAAGCTGATACTCAAGAAGACATTGCCAAAGTGATTGCTCTTTTTGGTGAAACTGAAGTGAATCTCATCAAACAGCTTATGTTGGCTGCGATGTTTGATGAAGTTGAAGATGTTTCGCATGCCAACGCTCTTTTGAAATCTTTTACTCTGTAAGGAACTATATCATGGAATCCACTGTGACTCTCATCAAAGCTCGTCGTGAACAACTCGCTACGATTCGTGCTGAACTTAAAGAATTGACTGCTAAAGCGAAAGCTGAACGTGTTCAATTGGTTGCTAATCGTAAAGCTGAAGTTGAAGCTCGCAAACAAGAACGTGATGTGAAGAAAGCTGAACGCATTGCAAAGCTTGAAGCTCGCCTGCGCGATCTGAAATCTCCTCCTGTTGGTGCCAAAGCGCTTAAAGCAGCTCGCAAACCTGGACCTGTAACTGTAACCAAAAGTTAACAGTTAATAGTTGACTAAAACAGTCAACTACTATGTACAGAAATTAGACGTTTTGTTATAATTAACCTATCGACAAACAAACAAGGAAACACTATGTCTCAGATGATCAAGCAATACGAAACTTCCAAAGGCGGTCTGGTTCAAGAATTCGCATCAGGTCTAATTCGTCACACTGCTGCTAAGGGTTTTTACTCTGGCGATATCGCTGAGACCGGTGTAATGCCTGCTCTTCCAGTGAAGCGTGGTCGTGGTCGTCCTCGTAAAGACATCGGCGAATCTGGCGCAGTGTTTGACTTCAGCGCATTCATTCCTCCTAAAGTTCCGAAGTGGACTGGTCCTTCTCGTAAGTTTGTGTTCAGCAAGGGCGAATAATGAAACAACGTACTGACTCTTATATCTTCACCGCTGATCCTATGTCAGTGAGTGATATGCAAAGCATCAACGTTGTTCGTAAAACTGTTGCTGCATCTAACAAGATTGCTCGACAGAATCATAAGTGGGCTTGCCAACGTGCTGCGTACAATGGTGAACCTAAACCTAAAGTTCCTACGATGTATCGTGTACGACTCATGCCTCGTGGCCCTCGTAAAGCAGCTTACGAACAACACCTTGCAGAAGGTGGGCACAAATTGTGGATGGGATTCAACGTCTATCTTCCTCAAAAATACGCAAAGGCCTTTGATGTCTATGTTCACGAATGCCGATAATTTGAAAATGCAAGTAGACACTATGCTACTTGCATTGCTGGGTTCTCAAGAGCTTGTAGAACGTTGGTGGTGTGGTGAAAACTGGCATTTTAATCTTGAGAGACCTGAAGTGATATGGTCTAAAGATCCCAATGTGGTGTATGCATACGTGGCCGGGTCCTGTTACAAGTAATACTTAAGTATACAGCTGGTTTTAGTCAACTATTATGTACATAAATTCGTACATTTGATATAATCTATCCATAGACTAAGGAAACAAATCATGGCTCGTAAATCTAAAGATGTTGTAACAGTTGTTGATGGCGTAAAGTTTACACAATGCGCTTATCGTGGTCCTCGTAAAGGTGAAGCTACATTCCCTACAGACAAATCACGATATACAGTGTGGGCACAAACTGCATCTAAGTATGTACGTGGATCTGGTGCTTGCCAAGGTACTATTGACAAAATTGGAGCTTAAATGGATTTGCGAAAATTGATTATTGAACGTATTTTCTTTGCGTTCACTGACGAAGAACTTCAGAATGGTCTTGGTGTACACCCTGACGAAGTTGAAACTCTTAGCGATCTTGATCTTCTTGAACTCTATGAAGAAACCTTTAATTCGCCTGGATGTGATGAAATATGACTAAACCTAAAATTGTTTTTGCGCCAGGTTGCTTTGATAATCTAGACGTATCTCAAGAAGAACTTGACAAATTAATGGCTGATCTTCAACAAATGGTTGAGGATGGCACATTGTTCGAAAATTCTCGATTGCTTGATGAGAACGATCCCGAAGATCTTGAAATCATGAAAAAAATCGATAGCGAAATGATCGAAAATGCTAATCGGAAATTGCAATGAAATACTGGACTATCGCATTTCCCGGTGAGTGTGGTCAACACGTTGTAGAAACGTGGAGCGAAGATCAAATTCTGAGTTCAGCTTGGTACAGAAACTGGGTGTATAAAATGGTACAGGCCAATAAGCATTCTCTCATTAGTGATGAACTTGCGATTGATGATTGGTGTGTAGTTCATTGGGCTATTGAAACAGATGAATGGGGAAATAAGTTATGAGTGATCGTGTGTATGCACCTGACAAATGGGTAGTGATTGAAATTACAAATAAAGAAGGCGTATCTCATAAGCGTGTTCTTGGTTCGTGGTATGGCGGATTTGCAAATGGTGATTCCTGGCGAGCAAGTTCTGGTATCACCGAAGTAATTGATGAAGGTGATCACTATCGAGTTCTTAATGAATCAGGTAGTACGTATAATTGCTTCAAAGGATGTGAAGGTATGAGTGGATATACGATGGGTGTATTGTCACGCATGCAAAAGCAAACTGAAGAAGATGGTGGTAAAATTGAAGTAGTGGAGATACAAAATGCGTAATCGTTATGGCGATGAATATGAGTTTGTAAAACTCGATGAGAACACCTATACAATCAAAGGTGATTTGAAGTATTGGCGTTTTGGTGGACGTGAAGGTCAAGAACGCATGGACATGTCAGATGTTGGTTTCGTAGATCCAAGTGGTGGTCCATTCATTTCACTTGGTTATCATATTGAAGGACGTCCTGTTACACGTATTAGTGTTGATGGCAACCTAGATGGTATGCCTAACATTGCATTTGAGGTTGTATGACTTGGGTTCTCAGTATATGCACAGCGGGATGGTTGATGTGCGGATCATATGTTGAAGCACGTTATCCATCCGAAGAAGCATGTTATAAGGCACTAAACGATTTGTACACACGAAATCCAAAGGGTTATAACTACGTTCTATGTTCACCTGTTGCTGGAGTGACAAAGCCATCATGAGATATCGTATCATTAGAGAATCAAACCTAAATGGTGATCGCTTTTATGAAGTTCATTTTTACGAACAGGTGAAATATATGTACTTCTTCAAACGTTGGAAGTGGGTACCATCAGTTGAGCATGAACGTCGTGCCGAATGGTGGTTTACTCGTACAGCTCGATATGCAACGTTTGAAGAAGCTCAAAAAGTCGTCAATGCCCGTGCCACAAAACGCATGGAAGTTGAGGTGGGTGAAGTAGAACGTGATAATTCGTATAGAGTATGATTGGACATAACTTCAACCGCAACCTACATGCCAAGGGGATGTTCGTGTATTGTGGTCGATGTGGGCTCATACGTTTAGGAAATCGAGCCACTCAAAAGGCGATCAACAAACCTTGTGTGGGTCTACGGGATCTTGAAGATGAAGAATACCTGAAAGCTACTGGCAAGAAAGGTAAACCTTGAGTTTTCAAATCCTGCTGCACGATAATAAACTTTAGTATACACTTTCAGAACTGGAATGACGTACGTTCATTCTTCCTGCTCGAGTGAGTATCCTACCACCACGTTCTCATAGAAATACCCGACTAAAATAGTCAACTATTCCCGTAAAATACACCATGTGGTATAATCTACTTTTCGGAGTAAACACATGGCAAACACATCTAAATTCTCTTTCGTAATTCTTTTGGAATACGTTCCTATTACTATTTCAGATCTGTATACTTACGGTTTAAAAATTATCGAAAATGAATCAGATTTGGAACTTGGTTACTTTACAGTAGAAGGTGAAAACCAAAGTATTAAAGAATTCAAATCCTTCCTTAATGGGACAAATTTCATCTAATGAAATAGTTGACTGTTTTAGTCAACTACTATTCCCAATAAATTGACGTTTTGATATAATCTATCTAACGACAAACAAACAAGGAAACACGAAATGAATACAGCTCAATTGAACGCCCTCTCTATCGCTGAACTGATCGCTCTGAACACAAAGATCGTAGCGATCGTCAAGGAAAAACAACGTATGAATAATCGTACTGCATCCTTTGAGTTCATGCCCGGTCATTTGGTGAACTATACTTCGAACAAGTTTGGTGGACGTGAGTCGGGCAAAGTTCTCGAGGTGAAGCGTACAAAAGTGTTGGTTGAAGTTGCAGGTCGTGGACGAGTTCTGGTGCCCGCATCAATGCTGCGTCACGGAGCCTAATCATGAGTGGTGCATACTTCTACATCGAATATCGTAACGGTAAAATCACCGAGATCGAATTCAAAACTCAAAAAATGGCAAAGAAAGCATACGAACTCTATGACAAGGAGCCCGAGGATTCTGCAAAAGGTTGGGGTTGGGATACGAAGTACGAGACCCCTTCATTGGCGCAACAAATTCGAGCAAGAAAAAGTCAATGAATGACTAAAGGAAAATTTTCAAATGACTAGTATTTACCTACACAAAGATGACTTGGAAACGATTCTAAAGTTTCTAAAAGATTTTCCCGATGCTCATACCATTGAAGTGACGTGTGACAACAGTTCAGGCATTGGTTCAATCATCAATGCTACGATTCATGCACAGGATGTGTATGGCCATAAAGTAGCAGTCACGAAGAGCATCGTAGACGAAACAAGTTGGTAGTACTAAAGTATACAGCTAGTTTCAGTATACTATTATGTTCGCAAATTCGTAGGTGTGATATAATCTATCCATAGACTAAGGAAACAAACATGGATAAGCAAGCATACCTCATCAAGCGTCTCGAATCGAACATTCAGTCCTGCAAGGAAAGCATGGACAAGTTCATCGAAAAGCTTAAGGAAGATCCCGCATATGCGCTTTCCTGGGGTACCGGTACGTTTCAGACTGCAGCGAATCTGAAAGTCTACGAAATGGTGTATGCTGCACTGACTGCTGAGACTCCTTGCTCGGTTCAAGCGGTGAAGGAAACTCTAATGGATCGAGTGCTGCACAAGTCCAAGTATCCGCCTCAGTCTACGTCTCCCTGCTCGAATTTGATGGAGCAGTACGAATTGGCTGCCTATGCTGATCTTCTTTCTGACCTGCGTTACTATGAAGGTGAATAATATGATTAACGACTTCTGGCTTCGGCCAATCTATTTTGGACTGGGTTTCTCGGTCTGTTTCTTTCTCTTTTCGAAAGGTATTCTATGAGAACGCGTAGTGGTGACGTAATGGCGCTTCTATTTTATCTGGCTCTAATTATCGGTATTGTCTATGGCTGGATATCAAATATTGTGATTATCGCGGGATCGAATTTCAGTGAAATTACAGGTCTGCTTGTCCTTCGAGTTGTAGGTATATTCGTAGCACCGTTGGGTGTTGTATTGGGATATGTCTAAGATATTCATTATCGCAGGTACTCATGACGAGTATCTTCAGTGGCGCAGTAGAAACTTTCCCGAGTTACTTCTAAATGGTGAAATAAGCAAACCGACTGATATTATATACGTGTGTGGTGCAGAAACTCTTAAAGGAATATCAAATCCAACAGGTAGATTCATTGGCACGTGGTATAAACGATCTAATATTGAAGAGATTCTATTTCAACTTCAAATCGCGGGAAAACTATTAGATACGAATATCATGACACAATTACTTACAATGGTACAGAAAAGACATCATGCTTGAATATTGGACAGTAGAAAATACAGGTTGGAGTGGTGGAATATCGTGGTTTCAAATCGGCGGGACTGATGCTAATCCATTAAGATTTGAATCTAAATATGAAGCTATTGAATATCTTCTTGCAGAAAAAGAAGAATTAAATCAAGATACTACTCAGTGGAGAATCGTGCATACCACGTTTGAGAGAAGCGATAATCGAGAAGTTACTACTCGAGTATGGACGATTATATGACTCTACAGGACGAATGGAATATAACAAATCAAAGTCTTGAATTCTTAAATAACGCCTTTATTTCATTACATAAAAAGAATTCAAAAGACTGGTCTGATTTAGAAAATTATTTAGCTCTAGAATATCGTGAAAGCGCTAGAACGATATGTGAATGGAGATATTGGATTCTTGAGAGAGCACGAAAAGAAGGTATTAAGATCAAATAAATGCCCTCTTTCTTAAAATAAAAGTATTCAAAACGCCATGACAAAGCCACGTACGTGACTTGAGAATACGTACGTGGATAGTTACAGGCCACGTTCTTCTCGTAATAGTTGACTAAAACAATCGGGTATTGGTTCCCAGTAAATTGATTTCGTGGTACAATAGATCCATTAAATCAACAAGGAGCACACGATGACAACTGTAGCACAAATGATCGAGTGGATGAAGACTCTCCCGCAAGACGCAGAAGTCGAGTGCGGTGTGGAAGTCACTGGCGGCTACAGCACCTACATGGAAATGCGGCCGGTTGACATCGAATACAGCGATGTTCTCGACTACACTGGTCCGGAGTATGACAAATACCCGAATATCAGAGGCAAGGTCATGGTTATGATCCGAGGAGGATGAGATGAACGAACGAATTGAACAACTTGCTCTTGAGTGTTATCAGGCTCCTGAGTTTGATTATAAAAAGTTCGCCGAGTTGATTGTTAGGGAATGTGTTGAAATTGTTGATGCGCGGTGGGATCCTGTTCTTGTTGAAAAGATTAAAGAACATTTCGGAGTTGAAGAATGATTGTATACGTAGTGACAGGATGGCCGAATACCTGTCCCAGTGAGAAGTTTGAAGCTGGGTCGTATAAAACTCGAGAACGAGCTGAAGAAGTCATGGAGATTTCCTATCAAGATTACTTGAACTGCGAATTCGAGATTGAAGAAATGTGGGTCGAAGAATGAAATTTCTTGATGTAAAGTGGTTCTGTGCTGGGCATGGCAATTGTGCCATCGTAAAGGTAGAAGATCCATATGAGGGTGTGAAGTACTATATCGGCGCTTTTCCAGGTGAAGCTCATGGTCATAATGAACAGGAAGATATCGAACACGTGATGAATTGGGGATCTAGCTTTCCAAAAACCAGTTGGTGATATTCTATTTGGATGAATATGAACTATAAGCACTACTGTCCCGAGTACGATTTTCTTGAAATAGATGCTGATTCGCCCGAATACGAGAACTGTATCTGTGAAATAGATTCTAATGGTCGAGGACCAGAATATCATAAAGGTGATCGTGTACTAGTAAAGCCAAATAAGTTACAGGCAACGGTGATTCGTCAAATCCTGACCTATGATTATCCTGAATCCTTTTGGGGTAATGTAGAACTACTCTACGACGACGGTGTCAAAGGATTATCAAATAGCTGGCAGGTGGAGAAGATATGACATATATTCTAATGATTTGGACAGTAGTAGGATTTGCAGGTATGAGTCATAGTACTGCTACTAAAATGGATTGGCGACCACTGGGCGAGTTTCATATGGAAGAAGATCGTATAGGTAAGAAGACAGCATATCAAATGTGTGAAGAAGGTGCTCGTCAATTAGGTCTAAAATCTGAAAACTATCGCTGCGTGAGATCAAAATGAATAACATAGATCCAAAACGAAACTGGCCTGAAGACTATTATCACGAAAATGGTGAATACTATTGTCGGTGTCATGTATGCAATAATATGTTTATTGGATATAAGAGAAGAGTAGTATGTAAGATATGCAGTGAAAAGAATAACAAAAAAGAAATAGCAAAATCATCAGGTTATTCTCGTATTGGATTGAATAATGTCTAACGATCTAACAGAATTCCTACCAGATATAGAGAAACATATTCCCGTAGAATATAAGCGAAACTATCGAGAAGTAAAATACCTATCGAGAAAAAGAGAACATGACCTAGGAGATCCTTTCCTTGAAGAAGAAAAGATCGAAAGGATGTTTCAATAAACGGGTAGTCAATGAAAGGACGTTTCTATTTATGGTGTAGCCGGAGACACACCTGCGTACACCTGCATGTCCAAAGTTACCATTGTAGGCGCTCATCGTATCTCGGCGTCTTGAAAACAAAAGTATTCAATATCTCCGGGACGGGAACCGAATCCGAAAGTATTCAATTTCCTCTGCTAATACCCGACTAATTTAGTATACTACTATGTCCGGAAATTAGATTTCGTGGTATAATTACTCTAACGGGAAACAAACAAGGATACATGATGATGAACTTCGAAGACCGCTGCCTCGCAATCGTAAAATCTGTTACAGATATCCCTGCCGATTTCTATAATGGTACCATGTTTCTGGAAACAGAAGATTCTAAGATCGCTACCGAAGTCTATAACGCTCTGTCGATCAACAATCAGACCATCGGCATCATCTTCGGTAAGTGCGCCTCCGGTGAAACTTCCTACGATTTTGTCTGATTCTGTGGTATAATCAACTCATGAAATACATCAAAGAACTTCTCCAAGCTGCAATCCTCGCCGTCCTCTTCGGTGGTCCTCTCTTTGCCTACTTCCTGTTTGTCATGAAGCCGTAATACCAAAGTATACAGCTAGTTCTAGTATACTATTAGTGTACGACAATTAGACGTTTTGTTATAATTAACCTATCGACAAACAAACAGGAACCTTCATATGACCACAAACGTACAGATCTCCTTCTCCAAAGCTACCAACAAGTTCACTTGCGTTATCAACGGTAACAAGTTTACTACGGGTAAGCAGGACTACATCGAGTACATGTACAAGAAGATCACTGGTACCAAGAAGACTTTCGCTGAAATCGCTGGCGAAAAGAAGGCTTCCACTGCCGAAAAGTACAACATCAACGAGCGCTTCGAGTTCGTCGAGAACCTGGTCGAAATGATCGCATCGGGTCTGACTCCCTCGGCTGTGATCACCGGTGAAGGTGGCCTCGGCAAGACCTATACTGTCAACAAGACTCTGGTTGCTTCGGGTCTGAAGGACCTCTCGGATGTTGGTGCTCTGGAAGTTGCCTCTACCATCAATCGTAACAACTCCTTCACCTCCGTTAAGGGTTACTCTACTCCTAAGGGTCTGTATCGTACTCTCTACGAGAACAAGGACTCGGTGGTCGTGTTCGACGACTGCGACTCTATTCTGAAGGATCCAGTTGCTCTGAACCTGTTGAAGTCTGCTCTGGACTCCTATGGCAAGCGGATCATCTCCTGGAATGCTGAAACCTCCTTTGGTCGCGATGAAGACCTGCCACGTAGCTTCGAGTTCAAGGGTCGTGTAATCTTCATCTCTAACATGTCTCAGGACAAGATCGATCAGGCCATCCGTTCACGTAGCATGATGGTTGACCTCTCTATGACCGAAGACCAGAAGATCGAGCGTATGGAAGTCATCTCTGCCTCTGACGAGTTCCTGCCTGAATTCTCTGTTGAATACAAGAAGGATGCTCTTGACCTGATTCGTTCGGTCAAGGAAGACGCCAAGGAGATCTCCCTGCGTACTCTGATCTCGGTTACTAAGATTCGTGCTTCCGGTAACAAGAACTGGAAGGGTATGGCAACCTATATCCTGTGCAACTAATACGGAGTACTCATGAGTAAGATGGGTGAACTAATACTGGATATCCAAACGGCGCTGGAGGAGGGTAACCTCTCCTTCAGAGAGATTGCCTACAGGTTCGAGGTACCCTACGACTGGGTAGTAACGATCGCTGAGGAGATGGCGGAAGAAGAAGCGGAGTAACCTTCTAGATTGCGGTTTTAAATCAGGAGTCCAGCGGTATGGGCTTTAGGCCTTTGATGCGGGTCTTCGGAGATTCAGTTGAAAACGGATTCTAAGATGACTTGTCATCCTCGGGAAAATTTCCCGCCAGAAAAAATCACTTTGAAACGGAATTGTCCTCAAAAAATCTCGGGAAAAAATTTAGCATGAAAACGGAAATTATATGTTAACACTTATATTGTCAGGATGTATGCTCGGAGTGTATATCTTTATGACTGGACTAGATCGAGATAAATGGATAGCTTGGTCTAGCGCGGCGCTCATGGCTTTTAACTGGTTTGTAGCAGAGATACAATTGTATCGAGCACTATACTAATGGTGTCCATTAATTCATAATTAGATTATAATCTATCATGCAATTTATCTTTGGTATCATACTCTTGTACTTCATGTTCTATGGAGATCCGGATGTATTTGATCTCCTGCATGCTTTCTTGATAAAATACCTGAGTGGACTATGAACGAACGAATTCGAGAACTTTGGTCTCAGGCTGGTGGTCATTATAATGGTGGCAACCAACACACTTGGCCTGAATATACAATTACTGATCCTGAAAAGTTCGCCGAGTTGATTGTGAGAGAATGTGCCGAATTGTCTGTGAATAGTCAATATGCCAATACCAAAAATGAGTATTATGAAGGCTTCAATGAGGCATTGGTTTATGCTGGAAATAAGATTAGAAAACATTTCGGAGTTGAAGAATGATCCAGTTCGTAGTTAGAGAAGTAGAATGGGGCGGGGATGTAGATGGCACTGGTCCCGAGCGTTGGTTGGGCCGGGCTGTGGGCTGCTTCGATACAGAGGACGAAGCAATAGACTTTGCCGATGCTCAATGGAATGAATGTGAAGTGGTTGAGGAATGATACAATACTCTGAAAAGTTCGACGCCTATTATGATGACGAGACGAACGAATGGCTCGAGTCAAAATGCGACGACCCGACATGCGAGTACTGTGTGAGCCGTCCTGAGAAACCCGAGGAAAAACATGCTACTGATTAATGCTGCTATGAATCTTGTTGTATTTCTGTGGATGTACGAGAATTTGCGATCATGGTCGGGTGCACTATACCGATTTGTTATGTGGGCTAATCTGGTGTGGGTTCCTGTTTGCATGGTGTTTTACTTCTATGAATGACTTTGCTTTCTATGGTGCGATTGTAGCGCTGCTACTAATTGTTACAGGTAGTCCTGGATTGGCTGTGATCATGATGTTTATTGCTTGGATAGCATCATGATTTTAGGCTATACCGAAAAGGAAGATGGTAGCTGGGAAGCAATTATGCCCGCTGAACGTGGATACATATACACTCAAGCTTTCATCTTATGCCGTGAATGTAATAAGGCAATTCGACCTCAGGGTGGACCTCGATATAACAGTGTATGTTTGGAATGCTATGAAAAGATACGAAAAATTTGACGACTGGTTTTGGGAGATAGAGGGATTTGGAACTCGAGGAGAACGATTCTTCGAATCACTTGATCATATGTCTGATAAAGAAGGCCTTGAATGGTTGAAGGCTTGTTGGGAATGTGCACGAAATGAACATAAGGAATCAAATGAATAAAGGCTTAAATGTACCAGGTTTGAAATTACCTTGGGAAGTTGTTGATGCAATCATATTGGCTGCAATGCTTGATCAGCATACTACATTGAAAACCGAGTTATACGAACATCATGTGAATGGAAAATGGATGCATCCCGAAGATGTAATTCGTTCTAAGGATATGCTTGTTCACATTGAAGCTATTATTGATTATTATGGAGGTGGAAATGTCTGAAGATAAGTATGATGCCTTTGTTGCGGGATTAGAATCTAAGTATCCAAAAATGTTTAGTGAACCTTATGGCGGTGTGGCTGTAGGTGAAGGTTGGTGGCCTATCATCGAAGCACTCTGTGCACAAATTCATCATCATGTAAAATGGAAACAGGAACAGAAAGAAAAGTATAATCGTGGAGAAGGTTGTCCTCCTGTAACTATTTCGCAAATCAAGGAAAAGTTTGGTGGCCTTCGTTTCTACTACGAAGGTGGCGATCCAGCTATTGCTGGTATGGTCACTATGGCAGAATCCTGGGCAGCTCATTCCTGTGAAGAATGCGGCAAACCTGGAAAGTCTCGCGAAGGTGGTTGGATTCGTACTCTCTGCGATGAACATGAGGCAGAACGCCAAGCCGAAATGAAAAGACGTTTTGGTGATTAAGATAAATTTGAAAAATTAAATTGTACAGAAATTCGTGGAATTGGTATAATAGATCTCTGAGTAACAACTAAATGTAACTATATTATGACTTACTACATTCGTAATGGAAATCAATTTGACGTAGCTAAAGAGAAGTCTCTTGACATTCAAGATTCTCTTCCCGCAGGGAACTATATTGTCAAGGAACGACCAATGGATGGTCCTCTCTACCTTGAAGGTGTTGATGACTTTACTCCTATTAAGAAACTTTATGGTACTACTACTCGTGATGCAGATCGTATCATGCGTACTTACCAAGATCGCGGTATCTCTACCGGTGTTTTACTGAATGGTGAAAAGGGGTCGGGTAAAACATTGCTAGCCAAGACTTTGTCTATTGAAGCAGCTAAGCTTGGTATTCCTACTATTATCATCAATGCTCCTTGGGTTGGTGACAAGTTCAATAAGTTCATTCAAGATATTGATCAAGAATGTATCATCATGTTTGATGAATTTGAAAAGGTGTACGACTCCGATCAGCAGGAAGTTATTCTTACTCTATTGGATGGTGTATTCCCTTCGAAGAAACTATTCGTTCTAACCTGTAACGATAAGTGGCGTATTGATTCTCATATGCGTAACCGTCCTGGTCGTATCTTCTACATGCTGGACTTCAAAGGTCTGGAAGATGAATTCATTCGTGAGTACTGTGAAGATACTCTTAAGGCTAAGGAACATATCGAAAAGATTTGTCAAATTGCTGCTACCTTCTCGCAGTTTAACTTTGACATGTTGAAAGCTCTTGTTGAGGAAATGAATCGATACGACGAAGAACCTCGTCAAGCTCTACGTATGTTGAATGCTAAGCCTGAATTCTCGGGTGATAGTAACTTTAAGGTCGAGTGGCGCTTCAATGGTAAACTTATTGAGGATACTAACTGCGAACCTAACACTTGGCAAGGCAACCCATTGATGGCTGAACGCATTCATGGTTGGTATGATACCGATCCCGATAGCGACGAAGATAAGGGTAAGTCTATCCGCTTTGGTGTGCACGATCTTATTCAGGTTATGCCCAAGGAAGGTCGCTTTGTGTACAAGCAAGGTGAAGTGGAAATCACCATGATTCGTAAAGCGGAACACCAATTCAACTGGGACGCTTTTTAATACTAAAGTTCTATATGTACAAAAACTCCTTTCCTTGATATAATTAATCTACAGGAAAGGAGTTTGATATGGCAAGAATTGAAAAACCCAATGTTCAGGCTTTCAAAGTTGAACTGTATGAATATGAGCGTGGTTGGGGATCGAAGCACTGGGACACTTGGTACTTTGATAACGAACAGGAAGCACGTCAAGCAGCCATTGATTATAACCTAAAGCACAATAACAAAGATTACGTACCTGACTGGTATGTTCGTGCAGATTACACAGGACCCGTATGATGAAAAATTTTCTTGATGAGATATTGTATCAACTATACAGTTCTTCTCTTTCGATTATGGATGTAATTGTAATTAGTGTTATTAGTGCACTTGCACACGAGTATCACTGGTCTGTTTGGATTGTGTTGATTCCATGGATTGCATATTCGGCTTATCAAAAAGTTAAGTACGACAAATGAAAGCATATCTACATGGCAAGATACACGCCAAGAAATACGGTGGAGTCTCAGATGATTACGCAGACATTGACGACTTCATCGATTCAACTAAACAAGCAGTTGCTGATGTTAGACACAGAGCAATTTTACATTCAGCATTTGGATGTTTCCTCGTCGAGAAAATGTTTGGTCGTACAAGGATCAACTCCGATGGACGCGAATATTCTCCAAGAGATGTTGCTGAAGATCATATCCAACAAGACTTAGGCTTCATCCCTACGATGGAGATGTACCTAAACAATATGACCATTCAGCCCTGGATGAGTGGTACTGAAAAGAAAAACCAGGCAACTCGTAAATTCATTAAACTTGAGGATTGATATATTATGGCAAGCAAATTGGTTCGTATCGAGGCTCCTATTAAAGGTGTCTTTGGTGAGACGGTGAACGTCGGTGATGTAGTCATGGTTATGACTACTGGTTGGGGTAATGCTTATTTGAATAAAGGTAAGTATCTTGGTTATGTTGAAGGCAGTGGTTACTATAAACAGTGCGCACAGATTGCAATTGAAACCAAGCGATACGTTCAAGTGAAACCAGATGGCACTGAGTTTAATTGGAATAAAGATTATAACCGAGATACTTGGCAAGAAGTACGTAAAACGCTTACACGTAAAGAGATTCCGTATACACGTATTTCAACTCTCAAACTTAATCGCATCGCAACTCTGAAAGCCTAACATGTCTAATCTACAATCTGCTTTTGATAAACTGCTTGAAGAACAACGTGAACTTCAAAAGAAGTTTCAAACGACTGCACAAGCACTCTTTAAAGAAACCACTAAGGAATTCTTTGACAAGAATCCCAATGTGACTGCTATCGTCTGGACACAATATACACCTTACTTTAATGATGGCGATACTTGCGAATTCGGTGTACGTGATGCCACTTTTACAAATGCTCCAGATCCTGAAAATGTTAGATGGGGTGAATATGACGGTGATGAAGAAGTCGCTGCCGATGGATCTGAGATCTTTGCTTGGGAAGGTTGGGGTGAAGCACCTCATAGTCTAAATACTGAAATGTGTAAGGCGTTTGATCGAATGATTCAATCTTCTGAAATGGAAGATGTCATGAAAGCGATGTTTGGTGACCACGTCAAAGTGGTTGCTACTCGTGAAGGTTTTGATGTGGATGATTACGATCATGATTAAAGCATTTTCTGTATTTGCATTTATCTTTTCCATTCTTGTTTTTATCCAACTTGGATGGAAGGTTCTTACACACCAGGAAAAATGGGAGTTTACAAAAATTCTTTTTCGTGGTATAATTATTAGTATGGTAACGGTCACCATCTTGGCCGGAATTGTTATTTTGTTCTAAGGAAATATATGAATCGCTTTGTTAAACTGTCTTTGATTGCCGGCGCAGTTGCTTCTATGGTTGCATGTACTCGTATTGAGACAGGTGAAGTTGGTGTTCGAGTTGGTTTTGATAAACAAGTTCAGTCTGGTGAATTGATGCCAGGTACTTTTAACCAAGTTCTTATTGGTGATGTTTTGACTTTCCCAGTTAAAGACGTTAACGTTGTCATGGAGAATATGACTCCGGTTGCAAAAGACAACTCTACAATGGCAGACCTTGACGCAGTTGTTGTATATAACATTAATCCTAACCAAGTTAGTGAATTGTATTCTACGAAGAACAAGAGTTTCCATGCAGAAGCAAAAGGTGACATTTTCTTGATGTATAACTATGTCGTACAAAATGCTCGTAACGCAATCTATAAGACTGCTCGTAAATACGAAGCTCTTGACATGGCTGATAACCGTGATCAAATGGAACAGATGATTAAAGAGGAAATCACTAAAAATCTTGCTGAAGAAAAGTTGGATGGTTCTATTACTATCTCTCAGGTGATGATTCGCAACGTTACTCCTGCAGCAAGCGTTGTTGATTCTGCTAATGCATTGGTTCGCTCCAAGAACGAACTGAAACAAAAAGAAGTTGAAGTGAAGACTGCTGAAGCAGAAGCACGTCGTATGGCTGCATTGGCAAATCAATCCAGTTCTTCTATTGCATATATGCAAGCTCAGGCAATGTTGAATATCTCTGAAGGTATTAAAAATGGAAAGGTACAAACAATTGTTGTTCCTTCTAACTTCACCGCATTGATGACAAAATGAAATTTCCCAAACTAACACCTAATTGGTTTACAGTTCTTCCGGGAACTGTAAAGTTAGCAAGTTTTACACTGTTTGTTATTTGGTGTGCAATGCTTATAACTAATCCTGGTTTTACTCTATTACTTACTGCAGTAACTCTAAGTATTGTAAGCATTATGAGGATTGCTGTTTTTCTAGTGGAAAAGAAATAATGAGTGACTTCGAAGTACATCCAATAGGTACTTCACGGGAGATTAAACTCTCCCGTGAACTTGCGCAGTCAATTGATGAAGCAATAACACAATATGGTAAAGTAGTTCCTCATGATGTTCTGCAAGCATATCTAAAACTTAGAGAATTTTATGCAAAACAAATCGAAACAGAACTGTTGTAACGGAGATTGTCGTCAAGGCAGGGATTGCCCACACTATGATGGCACAGTTCCTGGTTTTTCTAAGATCATAATCACTATCATTACTGTTATGATAGTACTTTTAACAATAAAAACATTATTGTCATGAAAATTTACATTTCAAACTATCGCAATCATTGGATTTCTCCTTATACTATTCTAGAAAAGGTACTTTTTTGGAAAAATTGGGAAGAAATTGACTATGATGAGCCTTGGGTTGAAAAATGGTCTGATCGTTTGATGCCTTTTTGCAATTTTTGGCAAAAATTTTTGGATTTTGTTCATCCTGATGTTAATTATGTGAAAATTGACCGTTGGGATACATGGTCTATGGATCATACATTGGGCAAAATCGCTCTTCCAATGCTAAAACAACTAAAAGCAACCAAACATGGTGCACCTTTGGTTGACGACGAAGACGTTCCAGACGAATTGAAGTCTACTTCAGCACCTGCAAAAGAAAATGAATGGGATACTGATGGAAACCACTTCAAACGCTGGGATTACGTCATGGACGAAATGATTTTTGCCTTTGAACACCGTCTCGATGATTCATGGCAAGACGCTTATCGCTCTGGTGAGATTGATTTTGTCTCCGTGCCAGTTGACAAAGATGGAAATGAAGTTCCAAAGGCCAGCGCAAAGTATTTTGAAATGCGTAAAGGACCTAAAGACACGTATCAGTGTGATTATGATGGAATTCGTAAAGTAGAGGAACGTATCCAAAATGGATTCCGTTTGTTTGGAAAATATTATTCGGGACTATGGGACTAATATTAAAAAATACAATTGAATGGATCCGAAATGACTTACGCTCTCATCCTATTCGTTTTATCCTTGAGCTTACTGCATGGGCTTTGTCAATTGGGTGTTCATTGGTCATGGCTATTACAGTCCCGAATCCGCCCTTATTTTATTTGTACCCTGCTTGGATCCTCGGTTGTAGCATCTATCTCTGGGCTGCTTTTACTCGTGGAAGCTTTGGGATGGTTGCGAATTACTTACTTTTAACTGCAATTGATATTATTGGATTGATGAGATTATGGACGACTGCGTAATTTACGACTTTGAAACACTTGGTCAAGACCAACGTAATTCGGTCGTTTTGTCATTCGCAATGATTACTTTTAGCGAACGACACTATAAGAGTGATCCATATGAATATATGGAACTAGTGAATAAAGCTAAGTTCATTAAGTTTGATGTAGCATCTCAAGTTAATGCCGGTCGTAAGATTAATCTTGAAACACTAAAGTGGTGGAAAGATCAAGGTGACGAAGCACAGAAACAACTTCGTCCTTTACTTGATGATAAACCACTTTCAGAACTTGCTAATTTCATCAAGAAAAACACTGAAGATTGTAAGATTAAGAAATCATTCACTCGTGGTAATACGTTTGATCCTATGTTTCTACAATATATTATGGAAGAAACTGGTGATAAGGATCCATTTCACTGGCGTTCCGTACGTGATACGCGCTCTATGATTGAAGGTATGTCATTTGGAATGAAACTTGATAATGGTTTTACACCAAGTGAACTTGAAAACCAATTTATTAAACATGATCCAAGACACGATATTGCGATGGACGTCATGAGAATGCAACTTCTTGCACAAGCCATTTTACAATAATTCGTTTTTATGATATAATACAAATATGAAAATAGCTCTTGCATCAGATTTACATATCGAATTTGGCCCCGTTTCATTAGAAAATGATGGGGCTGATGTGCTTATTTTGTCGGGCGATATTATTGTCGCCAATGATTTGAGGGAACGCGATGTTTACAATATTAGAGGCTACGCTGATCGTTCTAATAAATTCCATACGTTCTTTGAAGAATGTTGTGCGCGATTCCCTAATGTCATTTATGTTATGGGGAACCATGAACATTATCACGGTGATTTTAAGTTCACTCTTGAACATCTCCGCACTCATCTTAGCTACCTACCTAATCTTCATATTCTTGAAAGAGAATACGTTACTCTTGGCGATGTAACTTTCATCGGCGGCACACTTTGGACTGATATGAATAATGGTGATGCACTGACGTTATATCATATGCGCACAATGATGAATGACTTCCGCATTGTTAAAAACAGTAATCGCGAAGTGAACTTCAAAGATGAAAATGGTAAGTTTCATACTCGGTCTGCAAAGTTTTGCGCTGAGGACGCCTTTGAAGAACATGTTAAGATGAAAGAATATATTCGTCATGTTATTGAAGGTCAATTTGATGAAAAATTTGTAGTAGTTGGTCACCATGCACCAAGTAAACAAAGCACAAAACCTCGCTATCAAAACGATACTTTGATGAATGGTGGTTATTCTTCTGATCTTAGTGAGTTTATTCTTGATCATCCTCAAATCAAAATCTGGACTCACGGTCACACTCATGATAAGTTTGATTATATGATTGGATCTACTCGTATTATTTGTAACCCGCGCGGTTACATTGGTTATGAAGATACAGCTGATAACTTTAAATTAGAATATTTTGAAGTATGATTGTTCAACTTGAAACTGATGAAAATGGTGATTTGATTCTTCCACTTAGTGACGAGCTTTGTGCCGAAGCCGGCTGGAAGATCGGTGATACTATTGAATGGATTGATAATGGTGATGGTTCTTGGACAATGAGGAAAAAAGAAATGGAAAAAGAACTTGTAATGGTTGAGTGTATTTCTACATTTCGTATGCGCTATGTTGTAGAAGTACCAAAGGGCAAAAAAGAATGGGCAATGGATACAGTTGTCTGCAATGAAGCTGAAGAGTTTTCTCAAGAACATATTGGCGAGCAAATCGTTTCTCACCGTGTGATTGATGAAGCAGAATATCTTCGAATGTTTGATGAAGATAACTCTTATCTTAGCAAATGGGATAATGATCTAAAGTTTAGATGTGTTAAACGCTGGGAAGAATCAGAGATTGAACATTCTGAGTATTACTATGATACTGAAAGAAACAAATGAAAATCTATCTTGACATGGATGGAGTCCTTACGGACTTTGAAAAACGATATGAAGAATTGTTTGGTGTAAGACCAGACGAGGTACAGTCACGAACTAAACATTTTTGGGATAATTGGCAAGAATTTATCAATGGTGGTAACTTTAAAACTCTTGATAAACATAAACATGCAGATACTCTTTTGAATTTTGTAAATTCTCTTGGAGTTCCTGTTGAAATTTTATCTTCTTCGGGTGGTGAAAAAAATCATGAATGTGTGACTATTCAAAAGATTGCATGGTTGTGTAATAATGGTATTCCATATAAAGCAAATATTGTTCCAGGTGGATCTAAGAAAGCTTCATATGCTCACCCTTGGCACATTTTAGTTGATGATACTCCACACGTCGTAGAAAAGTATCGTGCAGCAGGTGGTACTGCTGTACTTCACCATGATATCAATGAAACGATTGCACAATTATCTAAGTTGCATTTAGAATGGCAGGGCGGTCAATGATATGTGCTTCAACTACTATATCGCGTGACCTCTTAGTCCAGAGTGGAAGTAGTGAAATAAAAGATTATATCTATAAAGAACTTCAATCTCAGATTAGTAAAAGTCTGATAAAAGACTTAGAAAAGCATATGAATATAAAAGAAACAAGAGATGCATTAACTGATACAATAACATATACTGCAACCGTTGACCCCTATACTGCTTACAACACTTCTTCGAACACCATAACTGTTGCAGGTTATAATGGTGTTATTGGTAGTTCTACGATAACTCCTGTACAAAAAAACCTACGTGTGGTAGAATATACTAAATCTGGTAAAATTACACGCGTTGAATTGCAATTTTATGATGAACACAGTGACGATTGGATTAAAGTTCCAAGAATTCAATTAGAGGAATAATATGTTTAGTGTTAATACAGCAAACAAACTTGATACACAGTCTTATAGTGCGCCTATTCCTCCAGCGCCACCTCCAATAACAATTGTTAAACCTCTTTCGTATCAATTTCAAGTTGTTGAATATATGAAAGACGATAAAATTGTAAAAGTAGAATTGCAAGTTCAACAAACTACACATGACGAATATGGTAATGTTGTGTTTAGTTCTGGTTTTTCTCCAGTTCCACGTATTCAACTCCCTATGATTGATCATAAATGATTTTCAAATTTAAACAAAAACCAGTAGTGCTTAACGCATATACTTATCGTAAAGAATTAGTTGATCTATTTCCAATTCAACGTATGCAAAAACATATTCCTGAATGGTGGAGAAACATTGATGGAAAAGCTTATCATCCGCAATTTGGAGAAACAGAATCCAACACAATGAAACATTGCGCTGGGTTTATGGACTTCTATAAGTATGGTTATACAATTCCTCTTTGGACCGATGCAAAATTTAAATTGGGTATGAATGGTCGATCCTTCGATGCGTTGTTTTCAGACGAAGGAAGTCAAGGTATTATTCATCAACCAGAACAGCGTGGATCATATTTACCTGCTAACAAATATCAACATGTCAAACTATCATCTCCATGGATGATTGATTGTTCTGAAGAAGTTAATTTTGCATTTGTTGGCAATACTTGGAATATAGACAATCCAGATGATATCATCGTTCCTTCAGGTGTACTAAATTTCAAATATCAGAAATCTTTGAATATTAATATGTTTTTGTCATATGGTTCTAAAGAAAAAGTAATTGAGATTGCAAGCGGAACTCCACTATTCAATTTGTTGCCAATGACAGAACGCGAAATTGTTCTAAACGTTAAAGGCGTATCAAAGGAAGAATTTGCAGATAGAATGGGTGTGTATCAACACCACTTTGCATTCAATGGCAATTACTTTAAACTGCGTAATTTCTTGAAAAAGAAAGAACAAGAAGAAACAAAATCTAAGTGTCCTTTTGGATTTGGAAAATGAATATCTTTTATCTTCACGAAGATCCTGAAATCTGTGCACAAATGCACAACGACAAACACGTTGTAAAAATGATTTTGGAATATGCTCAATTACTTTCTACTGCCCACCGTTTTCTTGATGGTACTATTTCTATGGGTCGTTCAAAATCTGGACGTAAGAAAACTTCATATGTGCTTGACGATCAGCGTGATAGTGTTCTTTACGCTGCTACTCATATCAATCATCCTTCTGCTAAATGGGTAAGACATTGCGAACAGAATTATTTTTGGCTCTTTGAAATGTGGATAGAACTTCTTCGTGAATATTCTCATCGCTATGATAAGGTACACTCTTCTGATCGTTTGGTTGAATATCTTGCTAACTCGCCAAAGAACATTCCAAAGGATGTCGAATGGTCTCCACCTTGGCGCGCTATGCCAGATGAATTTAAAGTAGATCGTTCTATCGATGATTATACTGTTAAATCGTATCGAGCATATTATCTTGGTGCTAAAGTGAAAATGTGCCGTTGGACTAATCGCGAAATGCCTGAATGGTTTGCAGATGGTATAAATACATTATATGAAGATGCTTGTTATATTGAACACAAGCCAAAACTGAATAGAATTATTTCGATGCCACTACAATATGCCAACATATAAATTCAAAGACACTCGCAGTGGAGAAGAATTTGACAAGTTTATGTCAATCTCTGCTCGCGAGCAATATCTAAAAGACAATCCCCATTTAGAGCAAATGATTGCAGGAGTTCCAATGATTGGAGATCCTGTGAACATGGGCGTCACCAAGCGCGATTCAGGCTTCAAGCACGTATTACAACAAATCCATGAAAGGACTCCAGGCAGCGACTTGAAGAAAATGAACGCTTTTTAATAACCAACCGGAGATAAAGATTGGCAAGCTCAAGAAAAGCATCACTTAAGAGCGTAGATAATGAATCACATGATAATAAATCCCCAAGAGTTGCAGTGAACAATTCGTTAAAAATAAGGATTGATGACTTAAAAACATTCGAACCACTTACACAGAATCAAAAAATATTTTTTGATTCCTATAAAAGAGGTGATTATTTTGTAGCATTACATGGAGTTGCCGGAACTGGTAAAACATTTTGTGCATTGTATAAAGCACTAGAAGAAGTACTCGATAAGAGTAATCCATTTAAAAAGATTATTGTTGTTCGTTCAGCAGTACAATCACGTGAAATTGGTCATTTGCCTGGAGACGTGACCGAAAAAATGGAAATCTATCAACAACCATACCGTCAAATTTGCGAAACATTATTTGGTCGCAAAGATGCATGGGATAGATTAGAAGAACAAGGTTATATTGAATTCATTTCAACTTCGTTCATTCGCGGTATGTCATTTGACGATGCAATTATTATCGTTGATGAAATGCAGAATTTGACGTTTGAAGAAATTGACACTGTTATGACTCGTGTTGGTTACCGTTCTAAAATCATTTGGTGCGGTGATTATAGACAAACTGATTTGAATAAAAAGAAGAATGATGTCACTGGTATTTTGAAGTTTTTTGACATTGCATATCATATGGGTGCATTTACAAAGATTGAATTTACAGTTGATGATATTGTTCGAAGTTCATTGGTCAAGGATTATATTTTGGCCAAATTAAAATATGAAGACAACGTTTCACCACATTCATCATGAGATTGATAAGCTTACCCGTATCGATTCACCGGGTGGTAGACTATATCAAACGCCAACCGGTCGATCCTATCCATCGGTCACATCTGTCCTCGGAATCCTTGGAAAAGCAGAAATCCTTGAGTGGAGAAAACGGGTTGGAGAAGACGAAGCAAATAGGATCTCGTCAAGAGCAGCACGTAGAGGCACTGCTATACACACGCTCTGCGAACATTATTTACTCAACGAGAACGTCAATCCTGGACCTTTTGATTTAGATACATTTAAGTCTTTAAAGCCATATCTAGACAATATAAATAATATACATTGTCTAGAGACTCAACTTTATTCAGATTTCCTTCAAGTTGCCGGTACTGTAGATTGTATTGCCGAGTATGAAGGAAAACTTTCTATAATTGACTTTAAAACGTCAAAGAGAGTTAAGTCACGAGACGATATTCACGGGTATTTCATGCAGACAGCTGCATATGCTGTTATGTTTGAAGAAAGAACCGGAATTCCAGTTGGAAAATTGGTTATCATCATGTCTGTCGATGATGATAAACCATTAATTTTCAAAGAGAAACGCGACGATTGGATAAATAGATTTATAGAGCTAAGGGAAGATTATTCAAAGCTCATGAACAAATAAAGGAACAGATAAAATGGCTGTTATAGTTAAAGGCGATAGAATTACATTTCCAAGCGGTGATCAAACCGATCCAGGTATTGGAATTAATACTTTAAAGGCGATGGTAACAAACCAATCGGCAACTCATGGTGCCGTTGCGTGGGGATCCCATTATAACTGGGATAGACGTCAAGAAGCACAAAACGTGCGCGGTAGATATTACGTCTCGAGATCAAACTATGCTGGAAGTGGTATTCAGTTAGCTGACGGGTATGGTAACATTTATTATAGTAATGGATACACGACTACGATTGGTAATGACACTGTAACCTTTGCAAATAACACGGGTTATGCGCTAAAGGTTAACGTTAGAGCATGGGCTGGCAGATGGACTGATGATACGGAATATCATTCAGTATGGCGTGGTGGTTCTATTTCAAATAACTATACGCATTCGGGTGGTACACAGATTATTAGTACTAACTCTAACGATACTACATATGTAGATACCATTCCAGCAAATACATCATATACATATTATCATTATTGTGGACTTCCTGGTGGTAGTGGTGGTGACCAACTTAACGCATATTTCACTGTTAGTTTTAACACATGGGTATAATATAAACTTTTCATTATGAAAATTGAAGAAATAGATTATTCGAAAATAAGTGCATATATTCCTGAGGTTTTACAAGCGTTCAACGGCAAACAAGCTTTGAACGCTTGTTCGCTAGAAGAATTTAGAGATGCATTTAGAGTTAACCAAATGCAGTGTAAAGCATGGTTATTAGACAATATACACTTCGTAAACAAAGAATCCAAGGTGTTGGTCATAGGATCATGGCTAGGTTTCACCTCGTATTGTCTTTATAAAATGGGATTTAACAATATAAGTGAGACAGATCCAGACGATAGACTTGAAGTTATTGCTAATGCAATAAATTGTGTCAATGAAAATTTTATTCATCTGAATGAAGATGTAAATCATATTGATATTAGCCAATACGATTTAGTCATAAACACTTCATGTGAGCATATTGAAGATAATACTTGGTTCTCTTTAATAAAACCAGGTGCAGTAGTAGTTCTTCAATCTACAAATTTTAAATGTGATGATCATGTAAATACTGTTGAAAGTATAGATGAGATGAAACACTTATATAAGATGAAAACCGTTTATGAAGATGAACTTAAGTTGAATGATATTTTCACACGATATATGCTAATTGGTATTAAAGATGTATGATATCTTTTTCATCTGTTACAATGAAAGTAACAGAATTGAGAATTGGAATAGAGTTGTAGAATTACACCCCAACGCAAAAATGGTGTATGGCGTCACTGATATTGCAAAGGCTCATCTAAGATGTAATGAACTTTGTACAACTGAAAGATTCTGGACAATCGATGGAGATAATTGGTTGTTAGACAGTCTTGATGTTGATGAGTATGAAGAAGATCTTATATTCTTTGATGCAATAGATCCGATAGACAATTACGTTTCTACAATTGGTGGTGTTAAATTATGGAAGAAAAATAGTTTCATTAACACTACAATGGATAAAGGTGATTTTTGCAAATTTGCAACAAAGACATATAAAGTAATTCACAAATCATTATCAATTCACAGATATGACAATACTCCAGAAGAAGCGTGGAGACATACTTTTAGACATATTGTAAAGTCGTTAACTGGAATTATTAGTAAAGAAGTTTTAGAAGACAATTTAAATCGTGCAAAAGAACACGAGCATCTAAATTCCCACAGTTATCGTGGATACTTAGATGCTCTTGAATATGTTAAAGAGTGCGGCGGTGATTTTACTAAGATAAATTTAATAAATGATTATGATTGGTTATCATTAAAATGCGCCAAGAAGGTGTAATCTCCATTCCGTAGAACAATTCATTGCAGAATGTGTTTCTCTAGTATCTACTTTGTACGCATTTCCAACTGGCATTTCGAATAAACCGTGATCTTTAAATACAAAGAAACATTGTTCATTTGTCACTAATGGAATATGTAATCTTGGTGAATCATCTCTATGCATCGAATAACATGATCTTGGTTTTAGCCACATTAGACGAGTACGTTTAAGACCAAACTCATTTATGATTTCTTCGAATATGCTATTTTTGAAGAATGGATTGAGAATACATTTAGACCAATCGTCAGATGGTTTCATTCTTCCAACAGCATCTGACCATGGATCGTTATTTAAATATTGTAATCCCGCTTGCCTACCATTAGGATATTCAGTCCACTGAATATCCTTTTCTACATTTGTATATGCATTCAAAAGTGTAGAATGATCTACACTGCCCATAATTTTAAAAATCATATTATTCTTCGACTATAGTTGCAGTTATTTGAGTCAAATCGTCGTTTTCAATTATAGAATTCCATAAAACATTAATTGGCACATTTATAACTAATGCCATCACCGGTTCTTTAACATGTGTAGAACTTATAGAAGACGTATCAATTGCAATAGGTTGATCAATTACAATTTCTTCTTTAACATATAGTGCTTTTAACAATTGTTGATCAGCATCTTTGGATGGCACGTCAGCAAAATCATATGTTTTTAGTATCATTTGTGGTGTTTCAACAAGTGGAAGCATGACGAGTGCACTATTTTGTTCCATTATATGAGGAGCAGATGATGCAACCAGTTCTACCAGATAGATAGAATCTACAACCTTTGGCACAAATGGCAACTGATCTAACACATGATTAATTGCAGGGTTTGATAGATCTAATTCATTTAAACTTGCTTTTTGTATATAATTTTTTATTGATTTTTCTTTACTAATATATAAATCTATCAATGCCTGTTTATCGTAATCGATATTGACACGTTTATATCCTGACATGGCAAATTCCTTTCGGTTAACTTAATTCTATATTTATAACACATGAACAACTACATAAAACCTCTAAAATTAGACTTAGACTACGAATATTTGCTAAATTTAGCGTTAAATACTCTTTCTAAAAATACCATTTCTGGTACATACGACATTAAAGGAATTGCAAAATGTGAAGATGATATATATTTAACATCTATAAGAAATATTTTTCCCTGTCTTAGTCCGCAATTTACAATTTTAAGATACAAACAAAATCAAGGTCTTCCAGTTCATATTGATAAAGCTAGAAATTGTACATTAAATATTCCACTAGCGAACTGTGAAAATACTATAACTACATTTTATGAAAATATTGACTCTCGTGAATATGATATAAGTGATCATCCTGCTGGAAAAAGTGGTAACATTATAGTTATAAAAAATAAATTGGATGAAGTATTTAATTTTACTATGATAACACCCGTATTATTTAATACATCTATACCGCATAGTGTTATGAACTATGGTGAAAAAGAAAGAATTATGTTAACTTGGCCTCTAACACTGAATTATATGTTTGAAACTGCAATTGATATATTTAATGACGATGCTGCAAGTGCTTTAACACCTTTGAAACATTCTCTGAATTCATCGGTACATTCATGATTAAATGAATACTATCTGATGTCCAACTTATAGTTCTATGAGTTTTACGTGTATTTACGTAGTAAACTCTACCCGGTTCTATTATGAGTTTCTTATCTGTTTCCATTATCCAATCATATTGTAATGGTCCACAATTATTCAAAAATGCAACTAATCTGAATGAATTTCTTGGTATTGACGGATGATCTCTGTGCGGTAGAAAGTAACCACCAACACCAGAATTAATTAAGAAAGTTCTTCCAAGTGGAGAAAACTCTTCTAAAACATTTGTTAAGCTATAACACGCATTATATACTTCCGTTGGTTGATTAAACTCTAATTCTGTTACATGTCTACCAAGTTCTGCAATCGCTTGTGCTTGACTGGGATTATCTTTGTGAGTTTTTCCGGGAAGATTCGTTAAAGATAATGCTTTCCTATTATTATGAATATGCGGTCTTGGTAAATAGTCAACCCATTCATTTTCAAACTTAGATATTTCATTCATAAATTGTGAAGTATCTATTTTAAAATCCAATGGTTCGCAATCACCTAGATTTAATAACGCTAATTCATTTGCAACAGTTTCTAAATTTACATTATTAGAATCGTATTGCACAGGGCGTTGACTTATTTCGTTTGGTTGTACTATAGTATTTGTCATCACATTATTCCAGTATCAATTAAATCATTTTTATAAAAAGCCCAAGCTCTTTCGCAGCACTGCCAACAGATACCACATCTAGTTGTTTTTGATGCAGTACACGTATGGGTTATATTTGGTATATCCAATAAATTTAAATCTTTTATAAGCTTTACAGTATCTGCTTTACTATAATCCCAGAATACGTCAAGTATTCTTTTATGGTTTGCTTTTATACGTTTTGGTCCATTGTAAAAACTTCCATCTGCATCTATAAATCTATCATATTCATAGTTTGGTAATAACTCTGGTGGATCTAAACTTTCAGGATTTTTTGTTATAGCAGTCAGTGCTAAATCAAATTCATATTTCTGAATTGCTTCTATTACTCCAGATTTAACCTGAGAAGAGTGATGTCCATCGCCAGTTCCCACGAATATTATATCAGAGTCTTTTAGTCCAAAAGTCTTATCAATATAGTTTACTATTCTTTTTGCATGTAATTCAGAATCATCGGGTCTTTTTACACAGAAGTATTTTATTTCAACGTCTACATTAAGTTTACGTTTTGTATCTTGTAATAAATATGCTAATAGAGTCGAATCAATTCCACCCGATATGAAAACGCCTATTATTTTATGCGTTTTCACGATATCTTCTATAATTTTTAGTATCATGGTATAATAATGAGAAATGAACAACAAATTTGTAATATAAAAAGTAGGATTAGCGATCCATATGCTATTTCTGACTTTTTATCTAATGATGATATACAACATTTAATAGAACTTTATAAATCATATCATGTTAAAGTTCACAAAAATACAGGACCAATTGTACTTGACTTGAATCATGTATTTGACGATCACGTAATTTCAAAAATTCTTCATAAGATACAGAACGAAATTGGACTATATGAAATAACTTCTGCGTTTTTCTTTGAAACGACATACCCGCACGTTATCCATAATGATGATTTAATTCAGTTACCTAATGGTATATATAAGGCTATTACAATTCCATTAGAGATTAAACGTGAATACGAATCAAATGATTTTCCAAAGTTATGTTTCTTTGATCAGTTTTATTTTCACGGTCCATCTAAGTTTTTTAAAAATAGTGAAAATGATAATATCAAAGTTCATTATAATAAAAGTGTTTATGATTATAGTCAAATAGATGGCATCTTAAACGATAATGTGATAAATGACGATACATACCAAAAGCTTTTTACACATATAAAACCAAAATGGTTAGAAGGTCTTAGTTTACATTCAACATTAGAATGGAAACCAACAACAGCTTTGATATTTGATAGCACTAGATTGCATGCGGCAAGTGATTTTAGAAAACTTGGAATAACATCTAAGATGGCTATAAGTGTTTTTACTACTATATCATCAGAAGAAAAGATAAAATATATTGATTTAAAAGAGGTGCAAGATGTTTGAATGGACTTTTAGAAAAGCAGCAATATTCCAAATTGGCATGACACTAAGTTTACCAATTGCGTTTATGTATTTAGATGTAAGTTGGTTGGTGCTGTCTTTATTTGTTTTTTGGAGTTTTTCTTTAGCAACTACTGTAGGTTTACATAGACTTTTTGTTCATAATACATATAAGACTTCAAGATTTTGGCATTGGGTTTTAGGTTTAACAAGTTGTTTATCTATGACATCTAGTCCTATACAGTGGGCTGTTGCGCATTACACACATCACAAATATAGTGATACTGATAAAGATCCTCATAATGCAAGTCTTGCGCGAATATTTGGCATTGCGTATTTTTCAAATGCAAATTACGATTTTACTAGAGCTAGAAGACTTATGAAAGATAATATGCATCGCTTCTTATTTAAATATTATTTGTTAATTCCTATCGTTTGGACTACAACATGGTATTTGATAGGCGGAGTTTCTGCTGCATATTTTTCATGGGCATTTCCAGCTGTGATATATATGTGGGCAAGTGCAATACATACAAGATTATCACACCAAAATAAAAGAGCAGTAAATATGCATCCATTGTTTGTGTTATTGTTTCTTGGTGAACATTTGCATAGAGATCACCATGATACTCCAAATTTGCAAAATTACGCAACTGAAAAAGGACAGATTGATCCTGGATATTGGTTAATAAAGTTGATTAGACAATGACAAGAGTTAAATTGACAGTAGGATGGTTTTTGTTTTCTTTGATAACATTTCCATTTTTAGCATATTATAATTTTGATCCAGCATTAGCAATACTGGGTGTGTTGTGGGCGTGGCTAGTATTGATTATTGGTCAAGTTTTAGCAGCACACCGATATTTTGTTCATACGTCATTTGAAGCAAATTGGTTTCAACAGTTTATTATGAATTTCATGTTAACTATTGGATTTCAGGGTACTTCACAGGATTGGATAATATCACACAGTTATCACCACAAACATTCAGATACTGATATTGATCCAACTAATATTAAAGTGATAGGATTTTTCAAGAATTATACTAGTCTTTGGCAATTACATTCGCCAGTTGATGCAGGTGGAATACGATTAAGTCTTAGAAGTTTGCAAAATCCATTAACTAAATTTTTTCATAATAACTATTATGTCATTTGGATATGCTGGGCTTTATGTTTAAATCTAATATCGTTTGAAGTGTTTGTATGGTTTTTCTTTTTGCCAGTCATATTTAGTCATTGTTTTATGAATTTGCAAAATCATTTAGGTCATAGATCTAATGTAAGTTATGTTATTAATACTTTAGCGCCCGGAGATGGTTATCATAGGTATCATCATGAAAATCCAAGAGAATATAAATTCGGTGAGTATGATATGATTGCTTTTTTGATAAAACATCTTTTTAAATCAAAGGGTGTACATTAAATCGCATTTGGTTTATAATATAAAGAATTGTTGTAATCCCTTCAAAGCGAAGGACTTCTGGACGCGGGTTCGACTCCCGCCATCTCCACCAAAAGCACATACATCGCTTGTCACTTGAAACACTGCGATGGTACAGATGATAGTAGTGAAGTAATATCTGCTTAATGTGTGCTTTTGATGGGGATGCCATGGTTTCGACAGAGGTAGATAGTAGAGACGGCAACACGGTAGGCGATGACCGTAAATCAAGCAAAAACTATAAACGCAGCAAATGAAAGCGTATTCGCCCTAGCAGCTTAAGCTAGGCCGTAGGGTTTCGGTGAGTTTCCTCGTAACAGAATAACTCACCATCAACTACATGGAGAAAAGTATGAAAAAAATAATCATAATTTTCTCGGTATTGGTATCAACATTGTTTGCATATACGCAATTACACACACCGCACAATACATCAAAACTTGATACGACACCATACGCCGAGTTATCTAAAACTTCAAAGAAAGAAGTAGATTGTCTAGCTTTAAATATGTATAGAGAAGCTGGAGTTGAAGAAACACATGGTATGATTGCAGTAGCACTCGTTACCATGAATCGCCTAAAAGCACAAGGATTTCCCGACACAGTCTGTAAAGTAGTACAACAAAAGACTAAGTCAACTTGTCAATTTTCATGGGTATGTTTAAATAGATTACCACGCATTGATCAAAAGATATATAATTATACAAGAGAACTCGCTACATACGTGTTTCTTAATCATACTCTAATTGCAGACACCACTAATGGCGCTTTATTCTATCATGCAGATTATGTAAATCCACGATGGAAAAAACTTGAAGTGACTACTAAAATTGGAAGACATATTTTTTATAAACCCATTGGAGAAATATAATGGCAGAAGTACTTGAAATTGGAAAACCTAAGAGTCATTCTAATGGTTATTTTCCAGTTAAACCCATTTCATCATTGCATGAATTTTATTTGACGGGAGAAATTAGTTCTGCTGATGATTATGTCGAATGGTTTGACGCAATTCGTCATGCATCCGAAACAGATCTAATTAAGATCTACATTAATTCTTATGGTGGCGATTTATTTACAGCTATTCAATTTTTGAGAGTTTTGAGCGATACTCCTGCAACAGTAGTTTGCTCAGTTGAAGGCGCATGCATGTCTGCAGCTACTATGATTTTCTTGTCTGCTGATCATTTTGAAGTCACACCGCATTCTATCTTTATGTTCCACAATTACTCAGGTGGTACTATTGGTAAAGGTGGCGAAATGATTGATCAACTACAACACGAACGCAAATGGTCTGAACGTCTAATGCGTGAAATCTATAAAGATTTTATGAATAATGATGAAATCAAAGCAATGCTAGACAATAAAGATATTTGGATGGATGGCGAAGAAGTAGTTAAGCGCATTCATGCTAGAATTCAAAAGAATGAAAAGCCTGCAGTAAAACCTGCATCAAAAACGCCAAGAAAAACCCCAAGAACTAAAAAATAAGCCCTGTACAATAATTCGTTATTGTGGTATAATTATATCAAATCTGGCGTTCGTATAATGGATAATACAGCACTCTTCTAAAGTGTGAATGTGGGTTCGATTCCTGCACGCCGGACCAATCTTTTGGAGTATATTATGGCAAGCATGTATGTAGACATTGATTTAAATGACGTAGATGACGATGAACTTATTGAAGAACTTGAAGCGCGTGGGTATGCAGTCAATGAAGTTACGAATACTGATGAACTGCTAAATAAAATTTATCACTTACGCCGTCAGAATAAACCATTTGAAACTGAACTCGACGAGTACATCATGAATACTCTTGGAAAAGTAATCTGATAGTATACAGTGTACAATAATTTGTTATTGTGGTATAATTATACATGAACGTACACTTCCAACGTAAAATAGCATCCGACGAAATCTGGGATACATTGTTCTTTGCAACTGGCGAATATCCGGAAAAGTATAAGTGTCCAGATTTTCGTTCTCTTGAAGTTCCAGGTTTTCATGTCAAAATTGTAAATTTCAAAAACATTACAGTCAATGGCGACAAGTGCCGTTCTGTTGGTGAAGCTAAATTTGTTATTCAGGATCTTTTGGTATGATCTACACTTCAATCCCCAAGCGTAAACCCAAAAAGCCCACGGCTGCACAACGTCAACTTGCAACCGAATGGGAAGCAATTCAGAAAAAATACGAGCCGAAGAAACCAGTGAAGAAGGTTTTCAATACGTGGGAATATAAACTTTCTACTCCTCCAGGTCGTACGACCACTAAGCACATTCCAAGTCTAAGTACCGGTGAAGGTGTCGCTTCTTCTAAACCAGCTATGCAATATACTGGTACTAAAATGCTTGGCATTGGCACCTTGCATAAATCAAATGCTGTTCCAGTTTTCTCAGACGACGAAGCCAAAGAAATGGCACGTATGCGTCGTGGTTGATTGTACAAATATTTCCAACTATAATATAATAAAACATGAATCGTAAAACTGTAGAACATGATATCGTTAATGCGTATCTCTATAATGATAAAGAAAAACTTAAGGATATATACATCAATTTAGTTAATCTTCGTGGTAAACTAGATCGATGGTTTAACAAATACTTAGATATGTTTGATGATAAAATGAATTCATCTAAACGATCAGATCCAGTGTGGCGTTTATATCATGCAAAATCAGACGAATACAGTAACGTAATTCAAACAATTAAAACCGCAGAATACTATCTCAAAAAGAACTAATGTTTAAGAATGCCTCTTCTTTCTCTCTTCATATTGAAGAATTAGCTCGTCTTAACAAAATATCTCATATGGACGCAGTATTAAAATATTGCGAAGATAATTTTGTAGAACCAGACGACATTAAAAATCTAATCAATAAAACACTAAAGGATAAAATTGAAAATGATATGAGGGAAGCGAATATGCTTCCCAAACACGCAGTGCTTGATGTATAAGGAGTTACTATGAGCAATGAACGTGATAAAGAAAAACATAGTCGTCGTCTCCACTCAGATGAAGTTCATATTGCAAAACAGTTAAAGATTGCAAAATCACATGGTTTCCCAGTAAAACGCGGTCAAGAACATCGCTTACACAAGTTAAGTGGTACTACATGCGGTGATTCAAATTGTGCTATGTGTGGAAACCCCCGAAAGTTCTTTAAAGAACCAACGATTCAAGAAAAATCATTTGATCAATTGAAGTTACATGATGAATCCAAATCCAACATGCCATAATGAAGATTGTAGATTTCATTATGGTATGTCTATGACAACCTGTGCTTATTACCCACCAGTGTACGATAAGCATGGCAACAATATAAATCCAGATAGAAATGTAACCTCTGGAACTGTAAATTGTTCTACTTGTAATAAAGAGTGGAAATATTCTTCACAACTTGACGAAACAACGTACGTGGAAATTAAAAATGGAAATGAATGACGAACCACAATATAGAATCAACTATTCACACGTTGTGAGTGACAAAAATCTTTTGTCTATTACTAAGTTGCTAGCATCAAGTATGATGAATAGTTCTTATATGACTATTGGTGATTTCCTAAAAGGAATCAGTGACAACGATCTACAAACCCTGCTTGATATCATTGACGAAGGAGACGAATCTCCGGGTTTTGAAGACATCATGCTAATTTCAGGTATGTTGGCTGATGGTGAAGGCGTTTCGTGCAAAAATGTTGAAGATTATCAAAAGTGTGTAAACATGTTTATGACATATGTTGCGATGGAATCACTTTATCGTAAAGGTATGATCAAACTACATCGTCAAAATATGTCATTTGGTGATGACATGGGTAACTCTATTGTTGTAGAAAAACTAGATGATTGATTCTTTTCAAACATACAAATATTTCATGGCAATAAAATTGCATTTGACAACAGATCGCTATGATGTATTTAAATCAAATGGTAAAGTGTCAGGATCACGCGCAACATTTGAAAAACGTAATGATAGATTCTTATTTGAAAAACTAGGACGTAAGTTTAGTCAACCACGTGAACTGATTGAGTATTTTGTTTCTAATATTGCCTATGGAAACAAGAACGTTATCTATTCACATGACTCGGATAACAATTATGAAACATGGATTAAGCGAAAAGAATCACGCACTTATTCTTTCACACAAGACTTAAGAAAAATTCAATCTCACTTAGATTCTGATTCATTAGCATTTGATACTCTTTTTGATACGCACGACAATGTTCCAGAATTATTGAAGTTATACGTAGGTGGACATATAACATTAGAAACAATGGTTATCATAGATGAATTTGAATCTTATTTGCCAAAATGGAAATCCCTAGCACTAGTATGGGGTGATCAGCTTAGAGTTTTAAATAAGATAAAAAATTTTGTAAAGTACGATAAAGATAAATTAAAATCTATCTATCAGCAGTTCAAGGAACAATCTTCAGAGTAATATAATGGGTCGCACTAATAGTAAGTTTCGTGATGATGAAGACGATCGCAGAAATAAATCATCAAAAGGCGCAAAACATTCAAGAAATATTCCCGGACAGGGCATGCGCGTTATAAATAATTGGTCGGATGAAGATTATGATGATGACGAATGGTCTGATGACTATGATGAATTTTCATATGATGAATCTGACGAATATAACGTAAATACTACGCAAACACAACGTAAATAAGGAAACACAAAATGGATATTAATACGCTCCGCAAAATGCGCAACTCCGACTTCGGTAAAATCTCTTCCGAATTCGAAAAGATTGCTAATCCGCAATCTGAATCTAAATCCTACCAAGATGATCGTTTTTGGAAGCTAGAAGCTGACAAGGCAGGAAATGGTACGGCAACTATTCGATTCCTACCAACTGCAGAAGGTGATGACTTGCCTTGGGTTAAAATCTTTTCCCACGGCTTCCAAGGTCCTACTGGTAAGTGGTATATCGAAAACTCCCTAACAACTATTGGCGAAAACGATCCAGTCGGCGAATTGAATTCTCGTCTTTGGAATACAGGCAATGAAGCTGATAAGGAAACTGCACGCAAGCAAAAGCGCAAGCTTTCATATGTTGCTAACGTTCTTATTGTTTCTGATCCTAAGCATCCAGAAAATGAAGGCAAGGTTAAACTCTTCAAGTTTGGTAAGAAAATCTTTGATAAGATTATGGACAAAGCACGTCCTACTTTTGAAGATGAAACACCTGTAAACGTATTTGATCTTTGGGCTGGTGCAGACTTTAAATTGCGTATGCGTAAAGTCGATGGCTATCCAAACTATGATCAATCTGCTTTCCAAGAGCCAAGCGCTATTACTGAAGACGAAGATAAAATGCTGGCAATCGTAAATGGCCAACATAAGCTTTCAGAATTCTTAGATCGTAAGAACTTCAAGACATATGAAGAACTTTCGCGTAAATTGGCTACTGTTCTTGATAGCAATGGATCTAATACTCCATCTGCTGCATCGATTGCAGACGACGATGACGATACACCTGTACGTCAAGTAAGCGTAACTGCGCCAAAATCTAAAGTCACCGTTGCTTCTAGTGACGATGACGATGATGAAGCAATGAGCTTCTTCAAGAAGATTGCTATGGAAGGGTGATCTATCCACGTAGGTGTGGATAGATAATAGGAGGGCAAAAGCCCTCCTTTTTAGTTGGAGAAACTTATGGAAGATGGCACGACAATACTATATGAAGTATTTAGAGATGGTATGAAGAATGGAGAATTTAAAGTTCTATCTCTTGGTATAGAACAAATAAAAAGAACATGCGAATTGTGGGATCTTCCAATTACTTCATATCAAATACGTAGAATTCACGATAGAAAAGTAATGTGGGATGGAAGATTACCCGACAAATTAATAGACAGCTCTACTTCCAATATAACGATCGAAAGAAGACTCATTTGATCTGATTGGAGCTTCGATTTTTGCAACCTGTGTCTGTTGCATATTGTTGCTTACAGAAGGTGCACTTACTATTGTAGTAGTTGCATTTGATTTTTCTTTCATTGCGCCAACTTCACTAGACTGCGAAGTCACTGTAGCAGAAGTATTACTACTAGAAGAAGGTGCTACGTTGGATGGACTTACAGTTTGACCTGCAGAACTTCCTGGGTTTGCAAATCCTTCTAATGGTTTCCATGGACCAACTGAAACTTTCTTATTGATATATGGAATTGTAAATCCAATTTCTGGAATAGTAAAGTCACTCAACTTTGCTAAACTGTCCATTACAGCAGTAACGATATTTTTGAATGTTTTGACTGGACTGAAAATCATATCTACAAAATCAGAGAAAATCTTTTCTACACTGAATGATTCAAGTGTTTTCTTAGCATTTTCAAATCCAAATACTCCAGCAACCCAAGCAATAGCATCTTTAACCATATCAATTGGTCCAAAGATCAATGAATTAAAGAAGCCTTTGATAGCGCCCGATATAGCTCCAACCAAACCTTCTTTTTCATAACCTTCCATTGCACCTTTCACAGTATCCCATACAGTCATTAAGATTGTGATGGGTAAGAAAACTTTTTCTGCAATGGCTGCTACTGATTTAAATACAGATCCAAATTTACCAAATGTTTCACCTATTGTAGTAAAGAAACCCTTTACTCCTTCAAATGCAGATGAGAAAACAGATTTTACTGTTTTGAATATTTTGCTTTCTGGACCTGTCATCAATTCTTTTACAACGTTGAATGCTTCAACGAATGGTGACATGATTGTAGATAAGACGCTACTAATGCTCTTAATTATTTTTACAACAGTAGATCCTTCTTTATCCATTCCAAGAATCTTCTTAATTGCGTTAGTGACGTTGCCGAATACTCCTCTAACAGAGTCTAACAAACCATCTACGAATTTTAAAGCTTTTGTAAACTTTTCAGATATTGTATCCTTCGCAATATCAAAAGTCATACTCACACCAGTTAAAAAGCTACCTATTGCTTTTCTAACCTTTGCAAATGTTTCTGGAGCAAATACTTTTGCAAAATATGCAATAGCCTTTAATTGAGCACGCATTGCACCTACAACTACTCCAAGCGTAGCAGCAAGTGCTGTTAACCATCCGCCAAGTCCACCACCTTCTTCTTTAGAAGGTTTTACATTTCCATCTTTTGGCGTAGTGTTCTTTGCAATTTGTTTTAAAAGACCAGTCTTTTCGTCTTCTGATCTTTGAGCTTCGTTTTTGTCTTCTTTACTTTTTGTAGCAATTGCAGTAGATGCGTTTGAAGAACTTGATGTTCCTCCTGTAGAAACTATAGATGCTGCTAATATATCTTTAAGTGAATGCGCAATTGTTTCTAAAGTTTTACTTATGTCCTTTAGTACTCGTTGCTCATCTAGTGTTTCTCTAGAAAGAATCAGTTCTTCGATTGCAAGTGCACGTTGAGTTAACAATGAATCACGAAGAGTAGAAGAAATAGTCTGTAGATTTTCAACAGACTTTTCTTGTAACTGTAGAAGAGAATTGAAACTATCACTACCCACACCACTTATAGAAACTATATTAGTGTTGTTAGTGACATTTGGTCTATTAGATTTTTTAGCCATTTTACTTGTTCTTCTGTGCTTCTAACCGTTGTTTTTCTTCGTCCAAATATTGTATCAATAATGCTATGTAGATTTCACGTTCAAAGGGAATCATTTCCTCAATTTCCCTTAGACTATACTTATGGTATTGCATAAGTGCAAAATTCATTTTATAAAAATTTTGCAAATTGTCATGATATAGGCAAATTAGAAAAAAGAGTCTAGTCCTCTAATTAGTTTGTCATGTTCTTTGTTACACAATGGACACTTGTACTTAACCTGTTGTTCTAACTTTGGCATAGTCTCAAAGAATTGTTGTAACTTTGTAAACTGTTCCTGTGTTAGATTATCAATAAACTGTCTAATTTCTTCTGGTCTATGATCTTTCGTTGAAAACACCTGTTCAGAATCATACACCGAATCAATACATGATGCAATAATATCAAAGATAGATTCTGCATCACCGCCTGATAGATTTTCCAATTTTTTAATAATGTCAAGTGATGGGTATTTCATAATTACACCAACATTTCCAAAGAGAGGAATTGTCTTTTGATGTCCTTCTGGAATATTTACTTTTAGTTTTGTTAGATCGATATCATACTGTACAGAAGCCTTTTCGTCAGTACAGTCATCACATTTTAAAACTAAACTTACGATTTCACCGACAGACTTAGCTCTAAGTTGTGTGAAGATGTATTCAATATCAAATATAGCAAGATCACTTGTTTTGATTGGATCAGTTATGCATGATTCAATAACTGATTTAAGAGTGGAGATCATTGTGTCTGGATCTTCACTTTGTTGTGCAATGAGTAAAGCTTTTTCTTCTTTAACTAAGAATGGTCTATAAGTAACACTTTTTCCACTTGATGGGATTGTCAATTTATATCGCGGCGTATTTGCCATTGGTAAAGCCATATTATTTTCCTTTTCTCAAATCATTAAGCATTTTGCTAAGTTCACTAGTACTACCAACGAATATAGCGTTATTGTTATTCGTAACAGTTGAATCCTTTTTAGTAGGTGCTTCAATACTCTGTTTGCGTTTATGTAAGTCAAGCAATTGTGTATTTACATCCGACAGATGTTTAACCAATCCTCCAACTACTTCAAATGCACGTGGATGTTCACTCTGTTTTGCAACAGATAGTGCATGAAAGAGCGCGTCTTGCCCTTGTTGCAACAGTGAGTGTAAATTACTTCTAGTTGTTTCAAAGTCACTTTCAAGAGTTTGATTAATATTGTCCTGTTGCTTAATTGCAGGCAATACTTCCTGTTTTTCAACAGGAGCTATATCAAAAACTTGACTTAGTTTATCATCAATACTCATATTAAATCCTTAGAACCAATCCATAATTCCTGAACCGGTTTCTTGTCCTTGTCTTTCTATTCTAGATATGGCAAACTTATCTGCAACACTTTCCTGGAATTGCTGGAAATTGTCATAGTATAGATCTGGTATATTGATAGCGTTTGAAATACTATCTCTTAAATATGCACCAGCCTGAGCTGATAGTTTATATGGATCTGGTAAGTCTAATCCAAATAATTTCTTAGGTTGCTTATCGTTGTCAGGTGATTGCAATATATTATTTACATGGTGTTTATAACTGAATGTTACTTGCAGTTTTGCAATATCTTTTGAGTTATGATCTAAAGTAATTGCGCCAACTGTCTTTGGGTATGCTTCAAACAATTCGGTTTCGTAAGTGTTATTATCTTTAGTATCCTGTGTTATGATCTTAATGTTCTTTGCATACTTTTCATAATAACCTACTAATCTTGTAGTAGGATCTACAATCATATTTGCCCATTTGTCAAAAAACTCTTTAACTTTAAACTGTCTATCAACTATGAAAGTTAGTGTAATTGCTTCGAATGTACGATCATAAACAACTTCGCGTTGTTCACCATATGTTCTTACTGGTTGTGATGCAAAACTAATACTAGGCAAAGATGCTTGTTCACAATACAATTGAACTAGTTCTGTATTAAGCGTTGTTGCAGGGTTTGAAATGATAACAGTAAAACGATTTTGACGTGCTGCGCCATCTGTTTTCATTTTACTGATAAATTGATTTAATGTGGCAGTAGCCATTAAGCGCCTCCAGTGTTTTTCCACACTTGTGTAGAACTTGCTTTTGCAAAACTTTCAACTGGCATCATTAGTGCTGATGTCCATTCGGTTGGTGTTATTATTTTAAGCTGTGTCATCATATGATCAGACAAATAGCTTTTAACACATGGTTGCGCCAAACTGTGTTTAGCTATTCCTTGTATTAGATTCCATGAAAGCTTAAGTCTTGTTGTTTCGTCCAATCCCTTCGAGTTTTTAAATTTAAGTAGATTGTCTAACAATATGATTCTAAAACGGTAAGATAAATAATGTAGATTTAGTCCAATGAAGCCATTTTCAGTTTTGCTAAATGGGAACACCATAGGAAATCTATCATAGTATGGAAGTTTGTCTTTAGTCTTTGGGTCATAGAAAAACATATAAAGATTGCCAGGTCGAATCGATCCAACGTATGTACCAGAATTCTGATATACACGTTGAGGCTTTATTCCTTCTTTACGAAGAAGTGTAGCCTGTTGCCTAAACCAAGTTCTTGATTTAGTTGCAATAGACGGATCATATTTGTGTTTTTCAAACACATCTAACATGCTAGTCATTTTATTCCTAAATGGTTTTCTGTTAAAATGATGAATTCCCATCCACGATCTTTAGCATAACCTGTTGCAGCCTTCCATTTTGCTTCATTTACGCCCCAAGTCATAACTTCTTGAATAAACCTTTTAGTTTTTCTACTTGGAGGCACTGGTGGTCTAGTTTGTGAATCTGGTTTTATTTCAACCAAATACGTTTGTATACTACCATCGTTTTTTCTTACTTGTATCTTAAAGTCTATAAAATATCTATGTGCCCTATTGTCAACTGGTGAAATATAAGGCACTATCGTTTCTTCAGAACTCCATTTCAATATTGAAGGATTTGTATCACACCAGATAGCAAATTTGGTTTCCCAACTTGATCTCATTATTATGTTAGTATGATCACCTGCATATTTTTGTGGATTTGTTGGATTAAACTTTCTTTTATGAAACATAGATAAATAATTATAGCACACTATTAACTATTTATAGGAACTTTCATGGCGACGACAAACCTATCAGCCGTTCCGGAATCCCAATATAATGCCAAGACTTTTGTGAATAACAAGAAGTATGACATTGGAAATTATCAATATCCGTCAGATTTAATGGGCTTGACGACTGAGGGCGGCGCTTCATCTACACAACCACTTTACGGTGGAAACTATGTGTTATTCTACATCAATGTAAACAACGAATCAAAGATGGTTGAAAATCCATCTACGCCTGATTCTATCGTAGAAATTGATGCTTCTGAAAGAGTAAAGAAACAGCTAGCTGGTAGAGAATATTCTCAAGAAGCTGTTGCTGCTGCAAATGCTGTAGAAGCAGGTGGTGTATTGGGTGCAGTTACTGGTTCTGGTGGAGGTGGGAGCATGAAAGGTATTGCTTTAGGTGCTGCTACTGCAATTGCTGGAACAGCTTCTATTGCCGCAAATACTAAGAATTCTACTTTCTCTAGACCAATGAAACGTCTAAAGTCAGTAATTGCTCTTCATGTACCAAACCAATTATCTATTCGTTATGGCGCTGGTTGGTCAGAAGATGAAACATTTGCATTGCAAGCATTGATACAAGGTGGTGAAGCTGCAGGTCGTGCATTAGTAGAAGCTGGAAAAGCACTTACGGATAAGAACGTAGAAGGTGCAAAAGGTGCTATAACAAATGGTGCCCGCGGGATATCTTCTATTGTAGCGAATATGGCATTAACAAAGGGTCCTAATGCTGGAGCACTTTCTGCAATGACTGGATTAGCACCAAATCCAATGAAAGAACAAGTGTTCAAAGGTGTTGATTTCCGTACATTCACTATGGAATATCAATTCGCTCCAAGAAGTTTAGAAGAATCTGAAAACGTAAGCAATATAATTAAAGCATTTAAGTATCATATGCACCCAGAATATAAAGATTCTAATAATTTCTTATTTTTATATCCTTCTGAATTTGACATTGAGTATTACCACAAAGGCGAAGAAAATTTGCATATACACAGACACACCTCATGTGTATTAACCGAATTGAATGTTAATTATACTCCTAATGGTAATTTTTCTACGTTTGTTGGTGGTCGTCCTACACAAATAAATGTATCAATGACATTTAAAGAACTCACTGTTCTTACTAAAGAACTTATTGCTGAAGGTCTATAATGTATTTCTCAAACTTTCCAAAAATAGTATATGACTTTGATTTGTCTAATGGTGTAGACTATAGAGTCATAACTGACATTACACGAAATGTTAGATTGCGCAAGCAAATACTTGAAAACATTTCAGTGTATGATTTCTATGATATACAAGAAGGTGAAACTCCTGAAATTATTTCAGAAAAAATTTATGGTACACCATACTATCATTGGGTTATCATGTTAGCTAATCAACGTTATGATTATGTAAATGATTTCCCTCTAACCCAACAGGAATTAGATAGTTTCATTGATAACAAGTATGGTGATAAAAAATACCATGTTCATGATTATAAAGTCAATGGTCTAATTAAAGAAGGCGTTAACATTGTCACACTACGAGATTCTACTTTAGATGGTGGTGGAATCGGTATGATGGTCGAAGGAAAAGTATTAGTAAGTATACAAAATGGTTATGAAGCAAGAATTGACAATATCTTGGTAGAGTCAGATAATAAAACTATTCAAATAGAAGTATCGCTTAGAACTGGTAAATTTCAACCAAATGAAACGGTTACAATTCTTGGAGAAAACACATTTGCAGAAGTAGTTTCTTGTACAATTCCAGGAGAGTATACGACTACAAGTAATTATGATTATGAGTTTGCTTTAAATGAATCAAAGCGAAGAATACGAATAATTGATCCGGCGTTAGTTGAGCAATTGGTTAAAGAATTTAAAGATATCATATGAGCACATCTCCAGTAGAAAGTATTAGATTTGCAGGTGACGTGAATATACGTCGCCTCGAAATCGTATCATCTGCAAATTATAAAGTCGATGTAACAAATCAACTCATTGGTATTGAGATATATGAAGATATGTTTTCGCCATTTACATCTATGGCAATAACAATTCGTGAATCACAAGACTTTATCAATGCGTTACCATTGCGCGGTGAAGAAATTATCAATCTGGAAATATCTACACCAACGTTTAAAAATGATGATACTTTCTTCAAAGGAAAATATTACATTTATAAGATAAGCGATAGACAGACTTTAACAGATAGAAATACTGCATACACTTTGAATTGTATTTCTTATGAAGCATTATATGATCTGAATGTAAAAGCTTCTAAAGCATATCGTGGAAATGTTGCAGATATTGCAAAAGAGTTAATGGGTAAGGATGGTCTTAATACAACTAAAAAGACTAACATTCAACCAACAAACAATTCTACGAAGTTTGTTGCAAACTTTTGGTCACCTGTTAAATCTCTAAATTTCTTAGCAACGGGCGCAATCAGTAAAGAGAATAGTCCTACTTATCTTTTTTACGAAAACAGATATGGCTTAAACTTTCTAAGCGTAGAAAGTTTATATTCACAACAAACGTATCAAAAATTTATAAAAGACAATTATAGTAGAGATACAAATGGTAATACTTCATCTAGAAATGTTGAAAGAGATTATCAACGTATTTTAGACATAAAAGTTCGTGTTCCATTCGATTCTTTAAAATCTATTTCAGCAGGTGCACATGCATCAAGACAATTTTCTTATGACATTGTCAGAAAGAAATATTTCGCAAAAGACTATAATGCGTTAAGTAATTTTAAAAATGGCGCACACTTGAATAAGAATCCATTATACACTGATATGCGTCCTATTGCTCCAACTAATTATATCTACAATGATGTAAAACACTATAGTAATCATAATGGTTTTGCTGATACTAATGGCGTAAAAGTAAAGCAAGAACGTAATTCAAAACTTGCATTATTGCGATCATGTGTTATAGAAATAAACGTATTTGGTAGAACTGATTATACAGTTGGACAAAAAGTCTATGTAGAATTGCCAAAACCAACTGTCTTAACAGAAAAAGATCAGGCCAATACAAATAGACAAACTGGTTTCATAGATACTGCATACTCGGGTAATTATATTGTCACTGCTATTAATCATGTGATTAGCAGAGATAAACATACTTGCATAATGGAACTTTCAAAAGAATCGATGGTAGAATAATATGTTATACATTGGTGTTATAGAAGATCGTAATGATCCTTTAAAATTAGGACGTTGTAAAGTACGTGTCATAGGTTTACATACTCATGACACAAACCAATTGCCAACTGCAGATTTGCCTTGGGCTGTTCCAATGCAACCTATTACGTCTGCTGCAATTTCTGGTATAGGCACAACACCACTAGGTCTCGTTGAAGGTACACACGTTATTGTAATGTACCAGGATGAAGATAATCAGTGCCCGGTTATACTCGGTTCTATAGGCGGAATTCCACAAAGTACATCAAATGATATCACTACAGATGATAGTACTATTAACATTAAAATTGATGGCGAATTAAAACAATCTAACACACAGTCTAATGTATTATTAGATGGATCTGGAAATGCAGTAACAGATGGATCTGGCAATCCTGTAACGACTGCACAAGAAGAACCGGTTTTAGAAAATACAAATAGATTAAAGAGAGCTGTAGAGTTTACACCAAGTACGGCATGTGTTTCTTTAATTAAAAGATTTGAAGGTCTTCGTTTAAAGGCATATCAGGATTCTGTTGGTGTTTGGACTATTGGGTATGGTACAACACTCATTAATGGAATTGCAGTTCAACCTAGTATGGTTATAACTGAAGCGCAAGCTAATGAATATCTTTTATCAGATCTTTCTACTAAGTTTGTTCCAAGTATTCAAAGAAATACGCGTGCATTAATCACACAATCAATGTTTGACGCGTTGTGTTGTTTTACGTATAATGTTGGACAGGGGAATCTTAATAAGTCTACTCTTCTAAAAGATTTAAATGCAAGTAAGTATCTTGACGCAGCTGCTGGATTTATGCAGTGGACTAAGGCCGGTGGAAAAGAATTAGTTGGACTAGTAAAACGTCGTAGTGCTGAAAAAGATTTATTCCTTGCTGATGGCATTCCAAATATTGCAGGTGAGTTGCCAGAGCAACCGACTACTTCAAATAATGCCGCAGTACAAAATAATCCTGATTCCAATGAAGTGGCAACTCAGTCTTCAACGAGTACTGTGGGATTTGCTGATCCGAATAGAAAGTATCCATTATATTTTAATGAACCAGATACTAATAGATTAGCTCGTCATGAAGAAATCAACAAGACTATTGTTTACAAAAAAGAGGCTGCACAATTAAAAGGTGTGCAAAGCGCTGATGGATTTACATGGGATCAACCACCTATTCCGTATAATGCGCAATATCCATTTAATCATGTAATGCAAACTGAATCAGGACATGTTTTAGAATTCGATGATACGCCAAATAGTGAACGTGTTCATATTTATCATCGCTCTGGTACTTTCAGCGAAATAGATGCAAATGGTACGCGAGTAAACAGAATTATTGGAGATGGTTACGAAATTCTTGAAAGAAATGGTTATGTTCAAGTAAATGGTTCATTAAACGTAACAATTGATGGCGCAAACAATCTATACGTAAAGAACGCATTAAACATCAACGTCGATGGCGTTACAACTATCAATGTAAAGAATGATGCACACGTAAACGTAAGTGGGAATATGAACCTAGCTGTTGGCGAATCTTTAGCAATAAAAGCTACTTCAATATTGATGGAAGCCGAAACGTTTGATCTTAAAACATCTGGTAATTGTACCATTGATGCAGGTGGAGATGCAAGTATTAATGCTTCTGCGAATGCAAAACTAGATGGCGCACAAGTTCATCTTGGTATGGGTGCAAATGCAGCAAATACTACAGGTCTTGATATTCCAGGAGATAAACAATCTCCAGAAATGCCAGACTTTGGTAAACTTACAGTTATAACACGAGGCGCTTCGGCTGCTGGACATTATGAAACTCCTGAAGAAGGTGATTCAACTGCGTACACACAAAAACAAATTAATAGTGGTGCAATAAAGAAAGAAGAAATGAATAGTGGAAATATGCAAGAAACAGTGCAGGCACCGCCATCACCTATTCCAAGTGGTCCAAAATCGTGTGATGCGATTATGATGAAGAGTACATTTGAACCATCGTTTGCATTATCTAAAAACTTTACTTTAGGTGCACTAACTAAAAATGGAAGTAGACCCGTTGTTGAACAACAAGGTCTAAAAGTTCAAGAAATTGTTTGTAACCTAAAAGGTCTTGTAGAAAATTGTTTAGAACCTATAAGAAACTTATATCCTAACATGGTTATAACTTCTGGATTTAGACGTCCCGGTGATGTTGCAAAATCATCTAAAACATCAGATCATTATTTAGGTTGCGCTGCAGATATCGTAATTCCTAACTTAGATAGACAAGGACACTTTGAAGCAATCAGTAAAATTCAACAACTTATTCCATATGATCAACTCCTATTAGAATATCAAGGATCTAATACTGTATGGATTCACGTTTCATTTAAATATACAAATGTAAAGAAACAAATATTCACTATGCGTGATCATAAGAGAATTAGTGATTTTGGACAATTCGTATTGGTAGCATAATATGCCTCAAGTAGCAAGATCTGGTGGTGTTGATACAGTTTCATCACCACATGGAACTGGAAAAAACTGTAATTCACCAACCACACAAGCAACAGATCAGGGTGTTTCAAAAGTATATGTAGAAAATATTTTAGCAATTCACATTGGTAATACTATGCAAGAACATCCTGCACCAGGCTGTGTTCCTCATGCTCCATCTTTAGATTCTGCGTCTATTAAAGTACTCTGTGAAGGTTCTGGAATTGCTAGAGTTGGGGATACTTACGAAACAGTTCATATTATAACAACAGGATCGTCTAAAGTATTCGCTGGATAAGAATAAATAAACATATGGCTAAAAATACTCGCACCTTTTCAGATATTGACATGGCGTTCTTACCGAATCCCGTGTCAAAGGACATTTCTCGCAAATATGATGAGAATTCTATAAAGCAGTCTATAAAAAATTTAGTAATGACAAAAAACTTTGAGAGACCGTTCCATAGTGATATTGGTTCTCAAATTTCAGCCCTATTGTTTGAGCCAATTACACCAATGCTTGGTGCGGTAATAAAGAAAACAATAATCAACGTTATTAACACATATGAGCCAAGGGCGAATTTATTAGACGTATCTGTATTATTAAGCCCAGACAATAATGGAGTCTATGTTACCATAGTTTTTGCAATTGTCAATACAAGTACACCAATAAGCGTTGACTTATTCCTAGAAAGAACTCGATAATGGCTAACAATAAAATAAACGTTTCTGATTTAGACTTTGATCTAATTAAGTCTAGTTTGAAAGATTTCCTTAAGAGCCAAGACCAATTTACTGATTATGATTTTGATGGTTCTGGTTTAAATATTCTTTTAGACGTATTGGCATATAATACACACTATAACGCAATGTACACAAACCTTGCAGTGAACGAGATGTTCTTAGATTCCGCAAGTAAGCGTGACAGTGTCATATCAATTGCCAATAATTATGGATATGTTCCAATTTCACGTACTGCGTCAAGAGCAAATCTATCAATGACAGTTCCAATTGGAAGCAATACATCAGGAACTTTGTCATTACCAAAGTTCAGTGCATTTACATCTACTATTTCGGGCGTTGAATATTCTTTCTATACGATCACTGAAACTATAGGTCTACGTAATGAATCTACATCGTTGTATGAATTTTCTTCTATAGACATATATGAAGGAAAACCTGTAACTGAAAGATTTAATTTATTAGAAAACGTAAAGATCATACTTCAAAATAAGAACATAGACATTAATACTATTAAGGTTAGTGTTAAGAATCCTACATCTTTAAACACAACTCCATACAAATATTCTGAAAAGGTTGTTGGATTGAGTTCTACAAGTGAAGTGTTCTTTATTCGTGAAATCGAAGGTGAACAGTATCAAATTTATTTCGGTAAAGATAACTTGGGTAAAGAACCAGAACTAGGTTCAGTGATCATTGTTGAGTATATCGTTACTAACGGTTCTGCTGCAAATGGCATTAAGATCTTTACTTATAGTGGGCCAAGCTATGGCGAATCACCTACTATCACAGTCAATAAAACTGCGTATGGTGGAAGAGAAGCTGAAACCGTTGACGAAATAAAATATAATGTTTCTCACAAGTATAAAGTTCAAGATAGAGCAGTTACTGCACAAGATTATGCAGATATAATTAGAACGAGTTATCCTGACATTGATTCTATTGCATGTTGGGGTGGTGATACTATGAACCCTCCAATTTATGGAAAGGTTTATATTTGTATCAAACCTCAGTCTAGTTTATTTTTAACACAGTCTGAGAAGAATTCTATTGTTGAAGATATTATTAAGCCTAAGGCAATACTTGGGATTTTCCCAACATTAGTAGATCCAATTTATAACACCGTTGCAGTAGAAACAACTGTGTATTATAATCCTAACTTGACTAACAAATCTTCATCGCAAATTGAACAAATTGTTCGTCAAGCAATCTTAGAATATAATGACATTAACTTACAGAAATTTGATGGAATATTACGTTATTCTAGATTGATACGTAATATAGATGATGCCGACACATCTATCATAAATAATATAACAACTATAACATTACGTAGATCTATTAGTACTGTTTTCAATCTTGCAACCAGTTATACGATTCAATTAAACAACGCTGTGTATAAATCTGGTGTTGCTGAAGAATCAATTATGACTACTGGTTTTTATATCAATGATTCGCAAACTATACATTATATTGACGATGATGGCGCAGGCAAGTTAAGATTATTTTATTACAGCCCATTAGATTATACAAAAGTGTTTGTAAATAGATCTATAGGCACTGTAAATTATGATACTGGTGAAGTCAAAATTAATTCATTGTTTGTATCAGGTCTTGCTGAATCTGATTTTGAATTAATTGTTAAAACTCAGTCAAATGACATCATTGGTAAACACAATCAGATCGTTAACATCGAGGCTATGCATCTTAAGATTAACGTCATTCAAGAAACAACACCAAATACTCATATAGCTTCTTCCAGTAGAACATAATGAATAAGACTCCAATCACCGTTGCTTTAGAACGTCAAATCCCCGAATATGTAAGGGGCGAATACGAGTTATTCGTAAAATTCATAAAAGCATATTATGAATTTCTTGATCAAACACAACAGCGTAATTTAGAAGATATTCGTTCTATCGAAAACACACTTGAAGAATTTGTAATTCGATTTAAGAAAGAACTTTCTGTATTATTTCCTACTAATACGTTAGCCAATGAAAGATTCATACTTCAAAGAATACGCGAATTCTATCAATCAAGAGGTTCTAAAGAGTCTTATCAATTCTTGTTTAGAATTCTATTTAATAAAGATTCTGAAGTTTTTTATCCATCGACACAAATATTGCGTGCATCAGATGGTAAATGGATTCAAGAAAAGTCAGTATTTGTAGAAATAAAATCCGGTGATATGTTTAATCTCACCGGTAAAATCATTACGATTGAAACGCAGCATAAACATGTTTATGTGTTTAGTCCTCGTGTTGTTTATTATAGAAACAATGTCTATGAAGTTTTCATAGATCGTGCATATGTGCAAGATATTAGTATTGGTGATGTTGTACGATCAGAAGATGGAAGCGATTTAGGCAATATTATACCATGTCCAAATAAGTACACAATTACGACAGAAGGCGCTGGATTTGAAGTTGGTCAATTGTTTTATTTAAAAACAAATTCAGGCGATGGTTCTTTAATTAAAGTTACTAAAATTGGAACTGGCGGATCTATTAAAAAGATTCAGATCATTTCGTTTGGATTAGATTATGAATCAACATATTACGCAAAATTAAGTAATAAACAGGCTGTTGCTGTTCCTTATTTGCATCCAGTCCCAGGACCATATCCAGATGGAATAAATGGATTTGTCGATTTTGGTTATATCAACAAACAAGATTATTTCTATTTTGATGAATTCTATCAACCGACCGTTGCAAACAATCAGAATGTATTTTATGCTGATGGCACTTATGTTGGTGATATTATTGCTTCGTTCTATACAAATGCAAGTAACACTAACGTAATTGATAATGACACTGCTGAAATTAAAATTGAATTGGGTGCTGTTGCAACATATCCTGGATATTACGCAGCATCAGACGGTTTTATTTCTGATGAATCGTATATCCAAGATGGCAAATACTATCAATTGTTCTCTTATGTAATTCGAGTAGAACAACAAATTGATTCGTATATTGAAATAGTTAAACAGTTATTGCATCCTGCGGGTATGGAATTGTATGCAGAATATAACATTAAGAATGATTATTTAGTTTCTGCAAGTCCATTGTTAGCATTTATCCGTCGTCAATTCTTAGAACAAGAATTCGTAACAGACGACGAAGGAACTAATGAAGTTTATAAGGTAGAATCTGATTCCATTGAATCTATTCATACTGATAGACAAGACATTAAAGATGTAATAGCACCAAAAGCTGATAGTGTTTCTCAACCAGATTTCAATTATTACGATGATGATAAAGTCATTTCACTACTAGACTCTATCGTAAATTCATTAGATGATAGATTCAATGATATTCATCAATTAAAAAGTGATGATATATCTACGACAGAAAATGTAATAGATGCGTTTACTCTCGGTGTTGTTGCAGAATTTATTATTCCAGTAGAAAGCGGAAAGAATTGGCAGTTTTCTGGTAATACATGGAAAGATAATGTTAGTGCAATAGATGATAATGTAATACCAGAAAAGCTTCCATACTACATGGACGCAATTTATCTATCGCCATATTATTCTGGAGGAGTTCAGTATGGTGATGCGGACGTATTTAATCAAACAGTAACGTATTATCGTGTTGGAACAGATACAGTATCAACTGAAGAATCTGGAAAAACATGGGGTTGGAGTGGTAACACTTTTAATCAATATGTTAGTTCAGTAGATGGAGTACCAATCCGTTCTAAAAACAAACTCCTATCCGAAACAATAAATAATACAAACACAGGAAGTTTGTATTTTAATGCGTATAGTCAAGATTCTTCGGATCCTTTAAGCACATATTCATATGAAGCTGAAACGTATTCGGAGCATACAATAAGAGCAATCTCTTAAAATAAAGGTAAAACTATGATTTCAATTCCACAATTTTCTAACATCATTGAGTTAGGCGGTACGTTGGCAATTGCTCACTTTGGTCCAAATGGTGAGTTGCTAGAAGATCGTTTCTACTCTAACATTGTTGTTACTGTCGGTAAGCAATGGATTGCACAGCGTATGAAAGATACTGCTGCTTCTCCATCGCACACTATCCCAGCTCAAATGTCTCACATGGCAGTTGGTGGTAATGCCACAGTTGGTTCCAACCCATCTAAAACAACTCCAGTTGTTGGCGATATTCAACTTACTACTGGTGGTTCTCCAGCGCTTTCCGAATTGGCACGTGTTGGTTTGACTACTGCAGGTGGTACAGTTTCTGGTGCTGTTGTTACTTATGCTGCAACTTTCGCAGCAGGTACTGGTACTGGTTCCTTGGTTGAAGCAGGTATCTTTAACAGCGCAACTGCTGCTGCAGGTACAATGTTATGTAAGACTTCTTTCGACGTCGTTAACAAAGCTGCTAACGACTCTATCGCTATTACTTGGACTGTAACTATTCAGTAATTAAACAATGGCAACCTCGCTACTTAAATTCTCACTGAAGACCAACTTAGTTAAGTCGGTAATTTCAGAAATCGTATCAAATATCAGTAGATATTATTACGTCTATTGTCATCCTGGTGCATGGACAAATGAGTCCACACCAGAACAAGTGTCTGATTCTTTCGAGTATGAAAACAATACTCGAAACGAAGCAGTACTGTATAAACAAATTGACGCAAACGATATCTGCGCCGTGATCCCAAGACACAATTGGGTGGCCGGCTATACGTTTGATATGTATGGTGAATATAGTGGCGATAACCCTGCATTCTCTGGGGCTACTGCTTTAGAGAATGCAGAGTTTTACTGTCTTACAGATGATTATAACGTATATAAGTGTTTATACAATAATAACAATAAGCCTTCATCAGTAAGACCAACTGGTACTTCAACAGTGCCAATCGAATTAGACGATGGATATATCTGGAAGTATATGTATACTGTTCCGTTATCTGTTCGTAATAAATTCCTTACTAATACAACGATGCCAGTTGTTACTGCATTGTCAAACCAATTTTATTCTAAGGGTTCTATCGTTTCATATACTATTGAAAACCCTGGAAAGAAATATCCAGTTACAACATATAAGATAACTGGATTTAGAATTATTGATGGTGGTTCTGGTTACAGTTCAACACCATCTATTACAATATCTAACCCAGACCAAAGTGGTGGAGTCCCAGCAACAGTTAATACTATCACATTGAGTGGAGGTCAGATTGTTGCTATCTCAATGGACGAAGAAGGTTCTGGTTATTCATATCCTCCTGTCGTAACAGTTTCTGGTGGTGGAGCTTCGCGTCAAGCAACTTTAGAACCAATTGTCCAAAGACTAAGTTCTGTATACACGACGTTGTCTGTTACAGGCGATGGTTATCTAGAAGAAAATCCATACCAAGTTCAGTCTGTATCAGTTGTGTCTGCTGGCACTGGTTATGCAACAGTAGATTTATTATTCACAGATCCTGATCTTCCAAATGGTGTTAAGGCTGTAGTGTCTGGTATCATCACAAATGGCCAGGTTACGGGTTTCACTGTCACAAATCCTGGTTATGGTTATTCTAAACCATTCTATTCTATATTGCAGGATCCGAATGCATCTAACATTGTGCTTGTTCAAGCAACATCATTACCCGGACAGACTGCATCTGGTTTAACATTCCGTGTCAATACGAAGAAAAATGAAGCAGAACTAATGCCAATTATCAATGCTAATGGTGAAATTGAAGCAGTTCAAATCACTAAACCGGGTATAGGATATACATATGCATTGGTCACAGTTGACACTTCATTAGATAAAGAAAATACTGTTGATTTTGAAGAAGCATCTATTTTGTTAAACTTTGGCATTGGTGATATTGAATCACGTCAATCGACTGTTGAATTAACTTCTGTTGACGGAGCAATTCATGTTATTGGTATTGTAGATGCAGGGTTTGGTTATACATCTCCACCTACAGTTGAAATTTCTGGCGATGGCGAAGGATGTACAGCTGTAGCACATCTTACTACAACAGGTTCTATCGATAGGATCGAAGTTACAAACATTGGTTATAATTATACTAAAGCAACTGTAACTTTAGTCGGTGCTGCAGCATCACCGGCCGTAGCACAGGCAATTATTTCACCAAAAGGTGGTCATGGTAAAGATGCTATCGGTGAACTATATGCAAAGACATTGGTGTTTCACGGTAATCTTTCTAAAGAAAAGAACAAGGGTTTTGTTTCTACAAACGATTATAGACAAGTTTGTATTGTTAAGAATCCAAAGATTTATGGAAAATCCACTAATTTACGTTCTGCGATTGCATCTACATGTTTAGTAGCAATTGGTACTTCGGGTCAAGGTGGTTTTTCTCTAATTAACATTGATGATGTCTTAACATGGACTGATACTACTGTTACTCCAAATAGATCATATACTTTTAGAGTTATTGAAAAGAATAATGAATATTCTGCAACAGAATCAGCATTATTGTTGTCATATTTAGATAATAAGATTCCAGACTCGGGAGCAACGTTTGGTAAAGTTGGTGCAGTATTTAACACCACTAATATCATTCTTCCAGACGTAAATAAATTCTCTGGTGATCTATTAACAATTGACAATAGATTAAAATTCTCACCATCTACACAGCAGATCGTCGTAGTAACTAACTCTATTACGTTCTAATAACTCAGATAAATATATTAATCTAGAAGATGCTAGGTTAATCAAATCACAAAGAGAAAAGTATGGCACTAAATTTTAACATTGAACCGTTCTACGACGATTATTCTGAAGATAAGCAATTTTATAGAATTTTATTTCGTCCTGGATATGCTGTTCAGGCTAGAGAATTAACTCAGTTACAAACAATTCTTCAGCAACAAGTAAAACGTCATGGCGATCATATTTTTAAAAATGGTGCCATGGTTATTCCTGGTCAAGTTTCGTATGATTCTAAAACTGCATACGTTAAGTTAAAACCAGAAATTTCTTCTAGCAGTATTGTTAAAACATTCTCTGTTTTATCTTCTACAATTGGTAAATTGTACAAAGGCCAGACATCTGGCGTTGAAGCTCTAGTCTTAACTGCTACTCCAGCAGAAGTTGTTGGAGGGGTGAGCGAGCCAGACACTCTATTTGTTAAGTATACACGCGGTTCTGGAAAGTTTACAGAAAACGAAATTATTAGTCCAGTAGATGGTTCTTCTGGTTTAGATTTAGTCGTACAAGCAAATGATGCTTTTGGTTTGGGCACTACTGCATCTATTGAAAAGGGTGTCTATTATATTAAAGACAATTTCGTTTTAGTTCAAGCACAAACTATTGTATTATCTAAGTATTCTGGTGATGCTACTGCTAAAGCAGGTTTAAAAGTTATTGAAGAGATTCGATACCCAGAAGAAGACGAAAGTCTATTAGATAACGCATTGGGTTCTCCAAACTATGCAGCTCCAGGTGCAGCACGTTATTATATAGATCTACAATTGACAAGTGTAGAGTATGATGCTACTACAGATGATGGTGAATTCATCCCATTATTGACACTATTAGATGGCAAAGTTCAGTTCTTAGTTGACAAAACCGAATACGCACAAATTGAAAAAACACTAGCTCGTCGTACGTTTGACGAGTCTGGTGACTATGCTGTGCGTGATTTCCCAATTGAACTAAGAGAATATAGAAATAATGATAGAGGCATTTGGGAAAATAATGTTACGTATTTAAAAGGTGACATTGTTACTGCGAATTCATTGACATATAAATGTGTTGCTACACATAATTCACCTTCAACTGGTTCATTTGCAATAGGTTCTAATTGGATTGCTGATTCAACACCAGCATACAACTATGGCGTTAACATTGGTCCTACGTACTCGTTGACTCCAGAAACAGAAATTTCTCCACTAACTAATCTCATATCTTTAGCCATTGAACCTGGTAAAGCATATGTTCGTGGTTATGAAATTGAAAAAATTGCTACTCAGTTTTTATCAATTAACAAGGCAAGAGATATTTCTGGTTATGAAACGCAATCGTTGGATACTAGTCCTGGAAACTATATTCTAATCAATTCACCACATGCGCTTCCTGACATTAATTATGATGTTACATTCTATGATAAGTATAGCGCAACAGATGGTACAGCACCAGCTGGCGCAAATCAAATTGCTACTGCACGTGTAAAACAAATACAATATCATTCTGCTGGTGTTTACAAACTATTCTTATTCAATTTACAAGTAACAGCCGGAAAGAACTTCGCAAGAGATGCTAAGTTTGCGTATTCTGCAGGATCTGGTTCTAACGCAGCAACACGATTCTCGTCTAAACTTGATCCAGTCTTAGTTGAATTGAGTGGTACTGTTAGCGCATCTGCTTCTGCTACACTCACTGGTTTAAATACCACTTTCATTTCGCAATTAAAACAGTATGACTACGTGTCTGTTAACGGAACTGCGTATCAAGTCACTGGTGCTATTAGTTCCAATAACTCAATCACCATTGATACTGCAGTTACAGTGACTGCTGGAACAAAGATTTACCGTGTAGAAACACAGATTGTAGATCCAGACAATTTAAGCACAATATTTAGATTGCCTAGATACGCAGTTCAAGACACAAGAAATGTACACTATTCTTTCTATAAGAAAGCATCTAATGTTACATCTCCAATCACTTTAAACGAAACAGGTTATACTTTTGGTGTAACAACCGACAATAGAAACTACATTGTTGTAGATAGAAGTACTGGTAATTTCTTAACTTATACTTCTGGTACACCTTCTACAGGTCAATATTCAGTAAGTGGTGCGGGTTCTGCAAGTGCAACATTTACAATGAATGGAACTGGTCCATTTGATATCATTTACAATATCCGCAAATCAGCAGATGGTTCTACTGCGAAATTGAAGCAATTGACTTCTATTACAGAAACAGTTGCTTTAGTGAATGGTGCAGCGACTTTAAGTAAAGCAGATGGTTTTGAATTAGTCTCTGTTGTAAGTGGATCTACAAATGTTACATCTAGTTTTAACTTTGATGGTGGTAAGAGAGATTCTCACTATGATCTATGTAAGATTAGTTTAGTTGCAGGTGCTAGCGTTACTGGCAACGTCGTAGTAACTTATAACTATTTCTATCATCAGGCCGGTGGCGATTACTACGCAGTGGATTCTTACACACATGGAAGTTCTAATGTAGAGTATGGTGAATTGACTAATAATATGATCAATTCAATTGATTTCAGACCTGTTAGAAATACAGATGGAACTTTCTCATCTGGTGTTGTTACACCAAAATACGGCGAAGAAACAGACGTACAATACGCTTACTATCTCGGTAGAATCGACAAACTATCATTAGATTATTCTGGTCAGTTTATCATTACTGAAGGTATTCCATCTGTTTCTCCAAAAGAACCAGATTCTCCTAAGAATGCAATGGATCTATACACATTTGATATAGAACCATACACTTTCTCTGGCAACTCTAATTCTATTAAAGTTAATGCAATTGAAAATAAGCGTTATACGATGAGAGACATTGGTCGCTTAGAAAATCGCATTAAAAACCTAGAGTATTATACAACTCTTTCGTTGTTAGAGCAAAACACTGCAAACGTAAAAGCATACGATGAATATGGTTTAGAGCGTCCACAAAATGGTTTCATGGTAGATTCATTTGTTGGACAAGGTATTGGTAATACTGCATCCAATGATTGGAAAGCTTCTATTGATGTTACATCCGGTGAATTACGTCCAACTTTCACTCAGAATAATATTGCGTTATATGAAAGTATTGGCACAAACTTAAGTCGTGTTGGAAGAAACTATAGTGTCTTTGGCGATCTATTGATGCTAAAGATTCAGTCTACAACTCCACTTGTTTCTCAATTACGTGCATCACATGCTGAATCTGTTAATCCATTTAACATTTTCACCTTTGCTGGAACATTAGAAATCAATCCATGGAGTGATACATGGTTCGAGACTGCTCGTCGTCCAGACGTTATCATCAACGATAATAGTAAGTATGATGCAGTTGTTAAGAAAGCACAAGCAGATGGCGTACTAGGTACTGTTTGGAAACTTTGGCAAACTAACTGGCAAGGTGAAGTTGCTGGTAAATCTACTTCTGCTCGTCAACAAGGATACGGTTGGCAAACTCCTGCAAATCAGACTAATAGAGTTATTGGCGGTTTAGACACTGGTACTGGTGCATATTCATCAAGTGCAGGTGCGATTCGTGACGTTACTGTTACAGCATATGCACAATCTGGTACAGAAATCTATAAAGGCACAAATACTTACATTAAACCTACAGTTACAAATACTGTAATAAGTGATAGAATCGTAAGTACAGAAGTTATCCCCTATATGCGTTCTCGTAAGATCCTATTCCGTGGAGAAGGATTTAAGCCAGAAACACGCATGTACTCATTCTTCGATGGAGCTAACGTAGATTCATTCATCACTCCATCTAAAGTTATGGTTTACGTACCTTATGGTACAACAACTATACCTAAATTTGCGACAGATGTTAATGTTGGTTCTAACATCAATTCTGATGCTCGTAAAGTTAGCAATGATGTAACTGGTGCATATTCTTATGGTGAAGTACTTCGTGAATATGTTTCTATAAATGGTGGTACTCCAACTGCAACTGGTGTTACATGTATTGTTGTTGGACAAGAATCTTATGGCGGCATAAACTATGCGTATGTCGATAATATTCTTGGCGGTTCATTACATTCTTCTACTTCTACAAACGTATATTACTTAGAAGCAGAATTCAGTAGCACTCGTAAAGTTCAACTAGTTACACTAACAACACCTACTGTATTAACTACAACTCATACTGGTCAATTATTTGGAACTTACACAATTCCAAATAATACACAAATGAGTTTTAGAACAGGTACACGCAGATTGCGTTTCACCGATACTCCAGATAATGTTCGTGCAAATGAATCTACTTCAGCAGAAAGCACATATAGCGCTAAAGGTCTTATTAACACATATGAAAGAACAATTCTTTCAACTAAAACGGCAGAAGTTGTTACTGAACAATTGACTGATCGTACAGAAGCAGTTAATAGATCGTTCTCACGTATTACTCGTGACACTGGTTGGTATGATCCTTTGGCAGAAACATTCCTAGTTGATGTTGAAGGCGGTGTGTTTGTTACTGACGTCGACTTATACTTCTCTGCTAAAGATACTAATGTACCAGTAAAAGTACAAATTAGAAATACTGATAATGGATATCCAGGTTCTACTATTCTTCCTTATAGCGAAGTAATATTACAACCTTCGAGCGTTAATGTAGATTCTACTGGTCAAACAGCAACAAAGTTTACATTTAAAGCGCCAGTGTATTTACAAAGTGGTGTTGAATATGCAGTTGTTGTTCTTTCTGATTCTGCTAAATATAAGGTATGGATTGCACAGGCTGGCGAAGTAGATATAAATGGTTCTGGTTTAATTTCTACACAACCATATGCAGGTGTCTTATTTAAATCACAGAATGGTTCTACATGGACTGCTGATCAAACACAAGATTTAAAGTTTAAATTGAATCGTGCAGTCTTTGGCGTTGGTTCCACTGCAACTGTTGATCTAATCAATCAACATGTGGCAAGTGACATTTATTACGATCTATACAACTTAGACGTTAATAAGATTGTACTTGCAGATACATCTGTTACTGCAACAGTTGGTAGTGTTCCAGTAAATCTTGGTGAAAACGTTTACTTAGATTCTATGGCAAAAATTGCCGATGCCACTGAAGAAAATGGGACTCCATCGTTTACTGCAACTCTAGCGTTAAGCACAAGTAAGGCAAACGTTTCTCCTGTTATTGATCTAAGCCGTTGTTCATTGACACTAGTTCATAACATTATTGATTCTACATCTAACTATGTAGAAAATCCATCTGAACATGATAATGAGAAATTCCCTGAAATTGGATCTGCATTAGCGAAGTATGTAACAAAACAAGTTCGTTTAAACCAATCTGCAACAAACCTTCGTGTATTGTTTGATGCAAACGTTCCTAACGATGCTGACGTTGATGTATATTATAGAGTTGGTAATTCTGCTGATGCGTCATTCTTTGATAGTGAATTTGTATTAGTCACAAGTTTTACAAAATCTATAATCAAAACTGAAAATTCTGCAAAGTTTAGTGAAGCGGAAATTCAGTTAGAACTTCCAGCATTTGATGCAGTTCAAGTTAAGTTAGTTTTGAAATCAGTAAATAGTTCTAAAGTACCTCGTATTAAGGATTTAAGAGTTATTGCATATGCATGATTTTGTAAAAATCGAAAGTATGAACGGTATGGCTAGAGATATCTCTAGCCACGCTGTTATTTCTACATCAGTTGAAACATTTGAAGATTACCACAAAAGACGTCAGATTGCTAGACAAAAAAGTGGAATAATTGAAAAACAGCAAGCAGAAATAAACGAGTTAAAACAAGACTTAGAAGAAATAAAACAGATGCTTCAAGCATTGATAAAAAGGTAAGATATGGCACTAGTTTTTAGAACCGATCAATCAACACCATTGACAAACGACCAAGTAGATAATAACTTTAAGTATCTACGTGATCAGATCAATACAAAATATAGTACTAGCGATTTTACATCTGCTAATATTTCTCTTAAGTTGAGAACCCCAGGCGTTGGGCAATCTTCATATGAATTGTCACAATCAAACGCAATTAATGCATGGTCAATGCGTGATATGGAACCACTGAGTGGTTTACCAATTGTTAGTGATAAATCTTCTATTGTTTCACGTGATACGTATGGTAATATCACTGTGGCTACAGTGACAGGTAATTTAAGTGGAAATGCAGATACTGCAACAGAAGCAAGTAGAGCTATCAAGTTAACTACTGCAAGAACAATCAATGGTGTTTCATTTGATGGATCTGCAAATATTACTGTTGCTGATTCAACTAAATTACCACTTACTGGTGGAACTCTTTCTGGAAAATTAATTTTAAATGCGTCAACTGATGCATCTGCTTCTATAAATTTTGGCTCGAGTGCTATTGAACCATTAAGTGGAAACAGAACAAATGGCGATATGTGGGCAACAACAAATGGTTTCTTTTATCACGTGCAAGGTAAAACAGATCAAGTTGCTCCGGTTGCGTCGCCTTCTTTTACTGGAATTCCTAAAGCTCCAGGATACAATGGCATTGCTTCTCAGATTATCACATTAACACATTTAGATAATGCTGTTACTACTTTAAATGATTCTATAAACTTAAAAGCACCATTAAATTCTCCTGGATTAACTGGCACTCCAACAGCACCTACTCCAAGTTCTGATTCGAACAATACGACAATTTCTACTACAGCTTTTGTGACAAATGCAGTTTCTGTAAAAGCTAGTGAAATTAAAACAGACTACGAGTCTTATACTACTAATGCTGTTGTAAACTATAGCAATGTAGTTAATGGTTTACTAAACCTTAAAGCTAATTTGAATTCTCCAGAATTTACTGGTACTCCATTAGCTCCAACTGCTCCATCTGGTACTAGTAACACACAACTTGCAACTACAGCATTTACAACAAATGCAATTAGTGCAATGCAATCTGCTATAAATTCTGCCATAAATGCTCTTCAGGATGCGGTTAATTCAACAAGACCAGTTCCTGTTGGCGCAGTATTCTATATGGCAAAAAGCACAGTGCCTTATGGTTACTTAGAAGCAAACGGTCAAGCAGTGTCTAGAACAACATATGCTGCACTTTGGCAATATCTTGGAAGTCCAAACTCGGGTGATGGTTCTACCACATTCAACCTACCAGACTATCGAGGCGAATTTATTAGAGGATGGGATCATGGCCGCGGTATAGATACCAATCGTGAACTTGGATCTATTCAGTATTCACAGAATTTAGAGCACAATCATGGAATGCCAGGTGACGATCAGCTAACATTTGCAAATGGTCACGGTGGTTGGACATCTAGTGCTAGAGGAAGTTTCCCATATGATGCAAGATCTTCATATGGTGGTGGCGGTGCAATTTGGAATACTACAATTGAAGGCGGAAACGAATCACGCCCACGAAACGTAGCTCTGATGCCTATCATCAAATGGTAATAAATAATAGAGATATTAAATAGGGCTTCACATGGCAAATATTCTTTATAGAGGATCGGCAATACCATCAACAGTAAACTCTGCTGGTGGTAAGAATGCTGCGCTTACTAACGTAGAAATTGATCAAAACTTTTATGCATTAGAACGAGACAAGTTTGATAAAGTTCTTGGTGGAACTATCACTGGTAATGCTACATTTGCGTCTTCATCCACTGTAACGATTGATGGTAAGCTTATCGTAAATGGTACTACAACTACGATCAATAGTACAACAGTAGACGTAGATGATATTAATATTACGTTAGGTTCTGT